TTAAGGCTGGTAGCTTGAGTAAGAAGTTCGACGTTTACGTTGACCCATACTTCTTGCGAAACGTAATCCTCGTTGGCCGTAAGGGTAGCTCGTTCCTCGAAAGTGGCTTCGTGTATGCTCCTTATGTACCATTGCAGGTAACACCAACCATCTTTGGTACGGAAGACTTCGTGCCACGTAAGGGTGTCATGACCCGTTACGCTAAGAAGATGGTGCGACCTGATATGTATGGCCTTGTTGTTGTACGTGGTCTCCTTGGTGAAGAAGGCAAGACTGCCGTTTAATATTTAATTCTTAAGCAATTAAATGAACTTAACCCCCGGACATTGATTTGCCCGGGGGTTTTGTTTTTTTTGGCACTAATTATTAGTGATGTAATGAACTACCCAGTTTCATGACATGATTATAAATGGTAAAACCAATGGAGGGTTATAAATATGGGTACTAAAAGAGTAGGTCTCGCGAGAGTCGAGGCACTAATAGAGAATTTGAAGAGGGACTTAAACCTCACAGGGTCGTCCCTTAGTGGGTTGACCTCGCTTGCTGCAGCTGTACAAACCGTCGCCGCAGCCGGGGCCAATCAGGGCAACGCAGCTGCTATCGCTGCAACCGCCCCAATAGTTTTGGTCACCGGAGCTGATGATACCAAAGGCGCCCGTCTGCCGGCTTTGGCTGACGTTGCTACAGGTGCAATTTTTATTATTGGAAACGGCGTGAAAAACAAGGCCTTAAAGCTTTATCCTGCAACTGACGATGAATTCGCTGGCCATGGCGATAACGCCGGCCTCGTGGGCGGCAACGGCGCAGGGTTTATTGTTGCAAAAATCGACGCGGCCAAGTGGTTAGTTATTGAGTCATCTGTCGTCGCCTAAGGTTTAACAAGCCTTCCAAAACCCCCTTCCACTCTTGGTCGGGGGTTTTTTTATTTAAAACCTATTTATTTATGCTACCATTGAAAACAAAGGAGATATCATGGGTAAGAAATCAAGAAAACTAAGAAGTCCAAAGTATAGAGTGAAAGCTGCAGCACTTAGAGGCACTGTCGCAAAACTAAGTGGACGCGGGGTGATTGAAATAGACCTAACGACCGGAGAAGAAATAACCGAAGAAGAAACAGTTGTAGTTGTTACTAACAAAGGACCAGAAACAAAAACTACAAAAAAAGAAACAGTCCCAGCTGTAGAGCCACAGCTTCAAACAATTCAGATTGAAGAACCAAAAGTCAATGCGTTAAAGCAGGTTAAGGCACCAGCAAGAAAAACCACCACTAAAACAAAGAAGACAGCCACGCGTCGTAAGCGAACAACTAAAAAAACGACTTCCGCCGATTAGTTCCCTCAAATACTAGTTATAATGAATAACTGTATATAGCGAGGGACACTAAATGTCTTTACCTACATTGACTCCAGCAAGCGCTTTATCTGCGGTTGTTTTACCATCAACAGGTGACAACACAAAAGTTAATGCTGCGGTACCTTACAAAATATATTCGGATACATCTGGCCCCTTATACTCATCGGAGTTTGTAACTGGTGCCGTCGACCAAGTTTCGCACGTTTATAAAAAGCTCGGTGGCGATGTCTTGGACATCGAACTAACAGAAGGCAATGTTTATGCTGCTTACGAGGAAGCTGTATTAGAATATTGTTATCTGATAAATATACATCAAGCAACAAACATCCTGTCAAATACCTTAGGAAACACAACTGGAAGTTTCGACTCAAAGGGCAACATAATGTCAGGGCATTTATCATCTTCTTTGTCGGGTTCTCACGTCGCTTTAAAGTATCCAAAATTTGACTACGCCATAGGAAGAAAAATATCAGAGGGAATCAGTGAAGATGTCGGCTTGAAAAATTCTGTTCAGTTTTCCGCAAGTTTCGACGTCCAAACTGGACAGCAGGACTACAACTTACAGGAAATAATATCAGGCTCTTCGTTAAGTGAGGACTCAGACTTTTTCAATAAGATAAAAAACAAAAAGATTTTAGTCAAGAAAGTGTATTACAAGACGCCACATGCAATGTGGAGGTTTTTTGGATACTATGGCGGACTGAACGTTGTGGGAAACCTTCACAACTATGGTCAGTTCTCTGATGATTCAACTTTTCAATTAGTACCTGCATGGCATAACAAGGCCCAAGCAATGGCGTTCGAGGATGCGATATACACTAGAATGTCTCACTTTTCTTACGAACTAAGAGACAATAAACTTAGAATATATCCGATTCCTTACACACACGGCCCTAGAAAGATGTTTGTAGATTTTTCAATCCCTGGTGATGCTTGGGATAGCGATGACCCAAAAGTGGATGGCGTCAATAATATGAACACGCTTCCAATAGGAAACATTCCTTTCGTGAACATTAACGCAATTGGCAAGCAATGGATTCGAAGGTTTGCGCTTGCTTTATGCAAAGAGATACTAGGCCAGGTACGCTCAAAGTTTGGAACAGTGCCAATCCCTGGGGAAAGTGTAACACTAAACGGCTCAGCTTTGATAACAGAAGGAAAAGATGAGCAAGACAAGCTTAGAACGGAATTAAAAGAAACTTTAGCGGAACTAACTTATGTGAAACTATCAGAGCAGGATTCATCAAAAATCGAAAATTCAGAAAAGGTGTTGACAAAGATTCCAAACTATATTTTTGTGGGGTGATATAAATGTCAGAAGATAACAAGTGGTCACAACCGGATTCACCTCCCCCTCCTCTTTTTACAGGAAAGAGGGAGAAAGACTTTGTAAAGCAGATTAATGACGAGCTTATAGAAAGAGTTATTGGCCAAACAATCGTATATTACCCTATAAGCTTAGAGCACACAAGTTTTCACGATTTATATGGAGAGGCGATAGAAAAGAGCTTTTTAAGTCCAATAAGGGTGCACGCAATGGTAAAGTGGGAATCCCAACCAACCACAACAACACCTCTGGGGGTTGATAGGATAGAGAAGATATCGGTTGGATTTCACAAGAGAAGATTATCAGAAGACCAAGACCTGTTTGTTAGAGAGGGAGATTTTGTTCAGTATGGTGAAAATATGTATGAAATTTTAACACTACAAGAGCCAAAGTGGCTTTTTGGCCAGGTTGAGTCAAGCTTTGAGATAGCGGCTTCTTGTGTTAGAGCTAGAGAGGGACTTTTTAATGTCAGATAACGATGGTGAGTACAAGATTCATTTTGAGATTTCCACTGTGGAAACAATCGACCGTTCTGTCTATAACTATATAAAGTCTTTATCGCTTTCGACAACAACAAACCAGGGATTTAAGCCGGTTCCTATAATATGGGGAACAGCCGAACGCTCTTACCAGACTAAAAACAGCAAAGAAGTTAGAGACAGGCAGGGAATGCTCATATTACCCTTGATATCTATAAGAAGGACAGGATTCAAGAAAGAGCTCCGGAGCCCTGGTATATTTCAAGGCAACGTTCCCGAAGCTTCAGATTCTCAAGGCGGTTCTTTGCATGTTCGCAGAACTCTTTTCCACCAAAAAACATTAAAATTTGCAAACGCTGACGCAAAGAAGAGCACAGGCCAAAAGAATTTCCCAACGACGCGGCCAAGCCCAAAGGTTGTATATCGAACGATAACGGTGCCCATGCCAGTTAATGTTGAGGTTATGTATGAGATAACACTTAGAACTGAATATCAGCAACAAATGAATGAGCTAATGGTACCGTTTGTCACTAGCCCCGGGACAATAAACTATGTGCCTCTAACAGAGGGTGACCACCGGTACGAAGGCTTCATACAGGCAGATTATTCATCAAATAGCAATCTTGATAATTTTTCAGAAGAAGAAAGAAAGTTCGAAACTAAAATAAGCATAAAAGTAATTGGCTATGTGGTATCCGAAGGCCCAAACAGAGAAAAACCTTATTATGCAGTAAGAGAAAATATCGTAGAGGTCAAGCTCCCCAGAGAAAGAATCTCTTTAGCAGAGATACCAGACCACGAATACGGGAGCTATTATGGTCTTTCCGGCGTAACAAGAGACCAGATAGAGGCTTTATTCGGAGACCCCAAATTGCTTAATAATGTCCCTGCTGCATCTTTCTTTTCTACGGATGGCGCAGGTGGCTCGGGGGTAAATTTATCTTCTAATGTTGTTACCACAGATAACTTCTCTACAGTTTTGGCCGATAACATGGTTATCCGAGAACTTTTGAAAAATGAAGGAGATGCAGAAGGTACGAGGTTCACAACCAGCGCAAATATTAAACCTAATACTGAACAAGTCATGCTCAACGGCTTGCCCGTGCCATTCGGAGCAGTATTCCCAGGCCAATATACAGTAGAAAACTCAAATACTATAGTTTTTAACGATACTGTTTTAATTTCAGAGCATGTTATGATAACATATATTAAAGCCTAAACAGAAAAGGAGAAAAAATGGCAAAACCTGAAAAAATTTTAGACGAAACTACGGAGTTACCTAGCGAAGCTCCACAAGAACAGAATGAAGAACCAAAAACAATTGACGTTGTTGAAGTAGAGTGGGAAAACCTCCAGCATATTTTTGAATTTAGACAAAAGTTGGTAAATATGGAAAACTATTTTGCGAATATGTGTCTACAGTTCGAAAAGAACAAGACGAATATGATGACTCAGATTACATATGGTGAAAATGACCTATATTCCATGGCCGTTGAGCTTCAGAAGACCATGAACGTCAGTTCGGAAATATCTTATGAATTAAAATTACCCACCGAACCCGGAGAAAAGGGTTATTTCCTCAGAAAAGACAACGAAGCTTAGGACCTACCCCAATAACGCACTATTTACTAGTAAAAGCAAACTAGGAGATAGTGAAAAAAATGAGCGAACAGCCTCAGCATTTTGTAACCAGCGATATCGGAATCGCTGCATATCTGCAATTGCAGGGAATAAAGCTTCTTTCCTGCCGCAGATTAGAAAATGGAAAATTTTATTTTCAATTTGACGACACAAAGCAAGATTGTAGAATTAAGTCCTTAGAGTTTCTAGAATCTGATTTTTGCAAGTTTGATAACAATGTTAGAAACCTTAAAAAAGTTTTATTTTCATAGGAGTAGAATTATGAGTATTTTAGACAAATTAAAAGACCTCGTTGCGTCGATGGAATCCATGGAGGATGAAGATGCACCAAAAGCTGAACCTGAACTTGAACTTGAGCCCGAGCCCGAGCCCGAACCAGAAAAAGAAGAGTCTATTGAGGAACCAGTAGACTACTTAGAATGTACAGAAGAGGAATCAGGAAAAGTTTTCGACTCAATATTAGAGGTTCGAAAATTAAAAAGCGCCCTAGTTGAGCTTTTGATTGATTTTGAGGAAAAGAAGCACAAGATTTTAAGCTTGATAAAAGATAAGAAGAAGGAGACTTTTTCCGAACTAAACGAGCTAAAAGAAAAGTATTCAATCCCCACAGAGGGATATTCAGTTGAGTTACCGTCCAGCCCAGAAGATAAAGTTGCTTTCAAGAAAGATTAATTTTGTTTTATCCGATATTCATTTTAATTTTATAATATAATATTAATATTCAACCTGTAAACTTTTAAAAACAGGAGGATTTTAAATGGCAAAAGCAACAGGCAGTATAGTTATAAACTCCAATCCTGCTAACAATACCTCAAGTATTGCAATTGATGACGGCCAGGGCAACGCGTTTAGTACCATTACTTTTATTACAAATGGTGCATCAGCGGGCCACCCTGGAGATACTCCTAACGCAGCACCTCTGGTGTATAAGTTTGGAACAAGCACCTCAAATTCAAGGCCTTTGATGGTAGTGAATTTTGGTAATTCAAATACCACACATACATATAGTACATTTGATGACGATTGGGGCCTTGATGGCACTCGCCCGGCAAAAATGATAATATCAGATACGGTGGGTAATACTATAAGTATCCAATTTTCTACTGCAACATCCGGGCAATCTGGTACCTCAATCTTTTCAGGCACCAATTCAAATGCTCGTAAAATCTCTACTGGGGTGTATGAGGTCGGCGCCGAGAATTGTGGAGGTTCCGCCCGTATAGGTGCAGTTATGTTTGGTGTTTTTAAGTGTGTTAAAGACGCGATTGATAATGATAGTTTTGATGTTTCGGTGGATATAATACACTACTCCAACGGCGGCTCAGGGTCGTCTCTCTCGGATGGCAACATAAGTTATCCATATTTGAAATTGATTTCTCCAAATAGTTCAGATTTGGGTCCCGAACATGCGGGTATTTCTGTTGGCCTTGAGAGGGCTAGTGGCACTTGGTCAGCGTCTTCTGGTACTGATTTTATGTGCATGGGAACTACTCATCAGACAACTTCGAGGCTCGTGCGCATCGATGGCCCTATCGAGGCTGCATACGCATCTCGAGCCGGCTCACATGATTCCCTTAGTTCATCCAACCTGACAGCAACGGAGCTTGCAACCGCTCTAAGGCAGCGCATTAATTCGATGCCAATCGCCATAACAGCTGCAGGTTCCGGAACGACAGTTAGTTTAACGAATGACGCCCACGGTACAGCGGGCAATACAACCATATCAACAAATGACTCCACTAATTTTTCTGTAACTAGTTTTACAGGCGGCTCCGCAGAAGGCGGAGGCGGCGGCGGTGGAGGAGGAGGTTCTAGCGTGGCTAATCGACTAACAATTTCAGCAGAGCAGGTAGCAAAAGGTGCAGGTCTAAAGGCAGATTCTTCAACCAAACCGGCGCTCAAGCTTGATTATAACTCGTTGTCAGCTGCTTCTATTGGGCAGACTGACGTTCTTACTTTTGCGGCCGATAGTTCTAATTCGACCGTAACCAAAATTACATTTAGTGATTTTGAAGATACAATTTTTGGCGTCATTTCAGGTGACGCAACAATCGCTGCCGGTGGCGCCTTAACCATCGCTGCAGATGCAGTTGAAGGTTCAATGCTTAACGATAATGTTATCTCTGGCCAGACAGAGTTAGCACAAGGTAGTTTGGCAGCCGCCGACGAACTCATGATTAGTGACGGTGGCACGCTCAAGAAGTTTGGTGTCGATAGTCTTGCAAAAGACATGTTGGCTCTTACTACTGAAGCTGCTATTGCTAATGGTGACTACATCATGTTCCTTGATGGTGGTGCATCCGGTGAGACCAAGAAGGAATCACTTGCAGACCTAGCAACTCTTTTCGCAGGTTCTGGTCTTTCTGCTACCAACTCTGTACTAGCAGTTGACTTAAATGAGGTTTCCGCTGCCGACGTTGCGGTCGGGGCTGATAGTATCCTTTTTATTGATGCTAACGACAGCAATGCAACTAAGAAAGAAAGTATTGCGGACTTGATGACAGCTGCAGCCGGCGACGGCCTCGCGGCATCAAGTGGCGTCTTGTCTGTTGGGGTTGATGACAGCTCCATCGAGACAAATTCGGACGCTCTTCGCATTAAGGCCTCTGGTGTTACTAACGCAATGCTTGCTGGTTCAATTGTTGCTTCAAAGATGAACAATGCTATTTTTGAAGACCTTGAAACCCTCGGTGCAGCTTCAGCTGACGGTGAGTTTATCGTTGCAACAGGTGCTGGTGCCTTCGCTTACGAAAGTGGTAACACTGCCCGTACAAGTTTGGGTGTTGGCACTGGAGACAGTCCTCAGTTCACTGGCCTTACCTTGACTGGTGACCTTACAGTTGGAGGAACAACAACGACGGTTAACTCAACAGTTGTCTCTATTGCTGATTTGGCACTAGTTGTTGCTTCTGGCTCAACAAATTCTGCTATAGCCGCTGCAGACGGCGCAGGTATTTCTGTTGGCCTCGACGCAGGAAAGAGCCCATTGGCATCCTTCCTTTACGATGGAGATTCCTCAAACCCGGCATGGGACTTGTCACACGACCTCAACCTAGCCTCTGGCATGGACTTTAGAATTAATGACACCTCTGTCTTGTCGGCGGACGGTGCAGTAAAGGTCCAGTCCGGAGTCGCAGGCGCCGGCCTAGCCCACTCAGCAGGCGTTCTTTCTGTTGACATGTCCGAGTTCAGCGCAGTTACTCCTGCTGCATCTGATTCATTCTTGACGCTTGATTCTGATGGTTCAACCGAACAGAGAACAACGACCGATGCTCTAGCAACCTTGTTTGCTGGTAACGGCCTTGCAGCTGCCTCGGCAGTGTTGTCAGTCGACTTGAATGAACTTACCGCCGCGGCAGTTGATGTGGCTAACGACTCGATAGCTATTGTAGATGCTAATGATAGCAATGCTTCCAAAAAGGAGAGTATTGCAGACTTGGCAACCGCTATGGCTGGCTCCGGCCTCTCTGCAACATCCGGTGTCTTCGCGGTTGATTTGAATGAGGTTTCAGCGGCTGCTGTTGATGTTGCTGCTGACAGCATCCTCATCATTGATGCCAATGACAGCAATGCAACCAAGAAGGAGAGTGTCGCTGACCTGGCTACTGCCATGGCCGGTGCAGGTATCGGCGTATCCAGTGGTGTATTATCACTTGATATCGACGAACTTTCTGCTCTTGGCGGAACAGGTGTTGCGCAGGGTGACCACTTCGTCTTCTCAGATGACGGAACAGAGAAGAAGATTACATTCTCTAACATGGAGGATGCAATCTTTGGTAACGTCAGTGGTGATGCTACTATCGCTGCCGGCGGTGCTTTAACCATTGCTGCTGATGCAGTTGAGGGCTCAATGCTTAACGACAATGTTATTTCTGGTCAAACAGAATTAGCACATGCTGACATCGCTGATGCAGATGAATTGATGATTAGTGACGGTGGTACACTTAAGAAGGTCGGCGTCGACAGTCTTCAGAATCACTACTACGGCAATATTTCTGGCGATGCAACTGTAGCTGACGGTGGTGCTTTAACTATTGCATCCACTGCAATTGAAGGCTCAATGCTTAATAACAATGTTATCTCAGGTCAGACTGATATTGGTGCAGCCGTGGCTGATACTGATGAAATCATGATTTCGGATGGCGGTACACTAAGAAGAGCAGACATCAGCAGATTTAAGACTTATATCGCTGCAAACTTTGTAGAAGACGTCTTTAACTCTGGTGCTGTTGCTGTCTCCGGTGCTGTCGGTGACTTGACAGCAACACCTGCAGGTGGAGACTCAGCCCCGGACGCCATTTCTGTCTACATCAATGGTCTTTTGCAGACCCAAGATGTAGACTACTCTATTTCTGGTGCAACATTGTCTCTCAAGGGAGCAACCAGTTTGGGTGCCCAAGACGAGATGGTCGTTAAGTACATAAAGCTTTAAAGTTTTATTACTTTCCCGCCTTTGTGTCCCTCAAAACACCCCGGTTTCTGCCGGGGTGTTCTTTTTCTTTCTTTTATTCTTTTGAAAGATAGTAAAACTATTTACTAAAGTGATATCCCTATTTTAGTACCTTTTGAGGAGAATACTCGATATGTCTGTTAAAAAATTTAAATTTGTCTCCCCTGGAGTTTTCTTGAAGGAAATTGACAATAGTCAGTTGCCTCAAATCCCGGCCGGAATCGGCCCTGTCGTCATAGGTCGATTTAGAAAAGGGCCTGCGATGAAACCTGTCCAGGTAGGAAGCCTTGTTGATTTTGAGAATACTTTTGGTCGCACAATACCCGGGTCAGAAGGTGATGACCCATGGAGAGAAGGTAACGGATTGCAAGCAACTTCTCCTGCACCATATGCAGCTTACTCTTATTTTAACGCACCGATGGACTCACAACCACCACTGACAGTAGTTCGACTTTTGGGTGTTAGCGACCGCAATGCCCTTGATAGCGGCCTGGCCGGCTGGGACCTAGGAACTAATGGCAATACTTACGGGATATTTGTGATTCCTTCCACCTCTAGCGCCACCACAGCAAAAGCTTTCCTCGCAGGTACGATTTATTCTCCAGATGAAAAATTCTCTGTTGGTGTGTACGGCAAAGACGGTAACAACCAAGTGGTAACAGCCGAAGCCTGCTTGGTCAGCGCATCGACCAATGCCAGCATCCCAGTAAAAATAGGTTCAGGACTCATGGGCGAAGTGCAAAACCCGCATTCTTTTGGGTTGAATATTTCTAACTCTTTGGGTCAACGAACCCAGTTAGTATCATTTATTGAACAAGATAAGAACCTGTATATTAGAAACAAGCTGAATACGAATCCGGTACAAACAAACACTAGAATTAAAAGCCCACCATCAGGCTCTTTGGCCGAATCTTATTGGCTAGGAGAAACTTTTGATAATTCTTACGTCCAATCATTACGACAAGAGCAGGCCAGAGCAGGCAAGCAGACTACCACCACCCAGTTTGTTTTTGTGGCAAAACTCTCCGAGAATTTTGAAGATTTTAAAAGCACTAAACATCAGTTGTCCCCAGCGAAGTCTGGATGGGTAATAGGCCAGCACACTGGAGACAGTAGTACTTATGACCCCTTAAAGGCCCAAAAGTTATTTAGAATTATTAGTTTACAAGACGGAGAGCAAGGAAACTCTCAATACGTCCAAATTGAAAATATTAAGATTAAGTTCCAGGGCGACCCTGACCCGTATGGGACTTTCTCGCTAGCGGTATATTATTTACCTGTAGGCGAAGGGCTCCCTCGTCTTCAAGAAAGGTGGGATAACTTAAATTTAAATCCAAAATCAAGCAGATATATTGCAAGAGTTATAGGAGACAGATATTTTGAGTGGGATTCTGCCGCAAAGGTCAACCGCTCTTACAATAGCTACAATAATACAAACCCTTATATCAGAGTGGACATGTCGACAGAAGTAGCGGAAGGTGACTTAGAAAACATTCGTGCAGTTCCGTTTGGTTTCTTAGGACCAGTGGTCCCTAAAGACCACGCTGCAGCCTCCGGGTCGAATGGCGAGTATACAATGTCTACCTGGATTAACGGCAAAGTTGATTTATCTAATTACAGACCAGGCGCCGGTGAGCTGGCACCAACGACTTTCACAGTCGAATGGCCAACCTTACCGCAGGTTATAACTGGTTCGCAAGTGCCTGGCGGCGCAGATACTTTTAATCCTTTCGGAGGCACACCATATCCTATTGGCCGCGGCGACGTTGAGCTGAACGAAAATCCAGTCTTGAAAGGCTCCTGTGACTATTATAGAAGAATGCCAGAAAGTGATTTCCTGACTCCTCAGGGTAATGGCATAGCAGATGCAAATACAAAACATTCATATGTTTTTAGTTTGGACCAAATAGTCGTTACGGGCTCATCAGCCGTACCAGCTGTAAACCTGGTCGAATGGCCCGACCGAACTGCAGTATACCACAGAGAAGATTCTCATCTTTCACCAGCTGCAACTGCTACTTTAACAATCAACACAAATCGTGCGTCAATGTCTAGTGACAGTCGTTTTGACATAACTGATGCTGCTGGAACTACAAAGTCGTTTATTTTTAAGACAGCTATAAACACTGTCGACGGCAGTACGAACCCTGGTGACCGATTTATAGTTGGTGTTGCTGCAGAGCAAGCCGGTCTTAATAGTGCCGACGCAGCCGAGCGCCAGGCCGCGGCCAACGCCGTCGCTGCAAAAATAGCAACTGTAATTGGCACAAATCCAGTTCAAGCAGCTATCGGTATCACTGCAACGGCTGTAAATAACGTTGTTACTATTACGCAAAAAACAAGAGGCACGTCAGGAAATAACGCCGGCGGAAACGGAAACTTTACGGAAACAGACGATGCAAATGGAAAACTAGCCATAGTTAATTTTGCTGGCGGTGTCCGCCCGGGCCAAGCATATACCTCGCTCGACCAGGGCTCTCCAACGTCGCTCACAGACCTAGTTAATAGCTTTAGAATCCCAATGTGCGGAGGCTTTGACGGAGTGGACATTACGGAAATGGACCCATTCAACATGAGTGCCGACGCTCTCGGGCCCGACGCCACAGCCCAATCAAGCTATGCATACGCTAGCGTTGAGAGAGCAATCGATATGATATCCGACCCAGAAATTGTCGAACATCAGCTGGCACTAATGCCAGGTATAACCAACAAGACGCTCACAGAGAGACTTGTTAGGGTTTGCGAAGCAAGAGCGGATTCTTTAGCAATTATAGACCTTCCAAATGTCTATATACCGCCAGCACAAGAAGAGTGTACTAGTTTCAAGGACCGAGTTGACCAATCCAGTGCTAGAAAAGCGGCCATTGCCCTCACTGAAAGACAAATAAACTCAAGTTATGGGTGTGCATATTACCCATGGGTTAAAGTTAGAGACCCGAATAACGGACCAGCTGTATGGCTTCCGCCATCAGTTATTGCCCTTGGAGCAATGGCATATACTGACGCCACAAAGAAGCCATGGTTCGCCCCAGCCGGCTTTACAAGGGGCGGCTTAACTAACGAAGTTGTGGGCTTGACAGTCGAAGGAGTTTCAGAACACTTGCTATCAAGAGACCGAGATGTTCTTTATGAGGCTAATATTAATCCTATTGCTTCGTTTGTGTCGGAAGGGTTAGTCATTTTCGGTCAAAAGACCTTACAGTTGACACAGTCAGCTTTAGATAGAATTAATGTAAGAAGAATGTTAATTTTTGTTAAAAAGAGGATTTCAAGAATTTCGAGTCAACTTTTGTTTGACCAGAATGTTCCAGCAACCTGGGCGCGATTTACCGGACAGGTGGTACCGTTCTTGGAAGATGTTAAAACGGAGTTTGGCTTAACAGATTTTAAGGTTGTCCTTGACGGCACAACTACCACCCCTGACCTTATTGACAGAAACATAATGTATGCTAAGATATTCCTCAAGCCAGCGCGCTCGATTGAGTTCATTGCAATTGATTTTGTTATAACAAGAACTGGGGCAGGATACAGCGATTAATAAATAAAATATTTTAATATAATCTATATATTAATAGGGAGACATAAAATAATGGCATTTTGGAGTCAAAAATCAGTAGAACCAAAGAGGCAGTTTAGATGGCTTCTTTTCTGGACTGGATGTCCGCAGTTTGTTGTAAAAAGCGTGAAAAAGCCAAGCTATGACGTGGCAACAACACCACACCAGTATTTAAACTATGAATTCAACTATCCCGGCCGCGTAACATGGCAGGACGTTAGCATTACTATTGTCGACCCTGTCGCACCGGACTCAACAATGAGCTTGTATCGAATATTGGAAAATTCTGGATATGTTATACCAACAAACTATGCTGAAGCCACAGCAAGAACAATTTCCAAAGAAGGTATGGTTGATGCACTGGGAGGCGAAATAAAGATAAAGCAACTCGGGGCAGATGGCGACCCTACAAAGGCTTTGGAAACTTGGGTTCTTAAAAATCCACTAATAACGAGTGTTGATTTTGGGGACCTGGATTATGGAAGTGATGAATTGCTGAACATCACAATCAACTTAAAGTACGATTTTGCTTATATTGAAGAGCTCGTCCCGCTAGCCGCTGCAGATGCGATTCCAAGCACTGGGGGCCCTGCTGGACGCATTTGGAACGTCAACGCCCAAGCCGACGCTCGGGCCGAATTCCCGTCCACGGTGAGACCAGGTAACTATGGTGGGGATAATGATGGCTGAGGCGGATTATAAAGTCTCCGGCACATTTAGTTTATAATTTTAGTTTTTAGTTAAAAGAGGATATATGTCAAGAAATTCAAAAAGAACTTCAGCGCAAGAAGTCAAAACTCAGGCCCCCCAGGCGCCTGCACCGTCGAATCCTGGAATACCGCCAAATTTTGTAGAACAAAACCCATTTGGGTTGTCTTTTGTTGTGTCGACAGAGACTGTTTTTTTGCCTAGTTGCGGGCTTCTTTATAACGAAGAGAGCCCACTACATGGCGTAGAGTCTATAGAAGTCAAAGCTCTCACTGCAGTTGAGGAAGATATACTTACAAATAGAAGTTATGTTGAGCAGGGCACTGTTTTTGATAAGCTTATAGATTCAATAATCATTGGGACTGATGCAAAAGCAAAAGATTTTTTAGAATGCGACAAGATGGCTATATTAATGTCTGCCCGAAAAACCGGGTACGGGGACGAAGTTGAATTCACGACTTCTTGCGATTCTTGTGATGAAGTTGTGGACTTTAAAGCGAGCTTATCAAAGATTTTAGAAGATAACAAGAACGCATCGACCAAGCCTTCGACATCGGAGGAGTGGGAGTACTCAGAGCAGAGCAACACCTTTTCTTTCAAACTTCCAATTACAGGACTACCTGTTAAGATAAGGCTTCTTTCACCAAGAGACTTGTTGACTCTAGACCAGGCAAAAAAGCAAAAAGAAAAGCTTGGATTGCCTTTTATTGATAGTGTGGAGTTTATTCGAATGGTTCTAGTTGAAGCCGCCGGCATTGTAGACCTAACGAACTTAAACAAACTTGCAGAAGTTTTACCCGCTAGAGATGTCAGGAAAATAAGGTCGATACATAACAAAGTCATGCCATCAATGGAAACAAAACAAACAGTAGAATGCCCATCTTGTCACGCTATAGCGGAAAAGGAGGTGCCCTTTTCATTGGGCTGGTTTTGGGCTGAGTGAAGAGTACCAAGAACAGGTCGTTTATGAGGAGATTTTTTCTCTTATGAAATTTGGTGAATTTTCTTTTACCGAATCCTACAACTTACCAGTTGGTCTAAGAAAGTGGTTTTTAAACAGAATCGCAAAACACTACCAAGACCAGAATAGTTAAAACTTTTAAAATATATAGTTTCTCGCCTAATTATAAAGTATACTGGAGCAATTACTCTTTTGTTTTACGGAGGCTAAAGATAAATGAATCAGAGGGAAATCGAAAAAGCACTTATTGATGCCGGCATGGAGAAGGCCGCCGCTAAAAAGCTAGCTAAAAAGATTGTTGAAAAGCCCGGCAGCGGCAAAACCGAAGCCGTCGCCGGCGCAGTCTCAGCGCCTGTAATCAAGGGCGTCGATGAAATGCTTAAAGAATTAACCAAAATAACTTTTGGTTTAGATAAAAATCTTGATACCTACCAAAGAGTGACAGAGTCCGCAAGATTATACAGGGCAGAACTAGAAGAGTTCACTAAGGCAGGATATACAAGGCAGTTCCAAGACTTTAGCTCTGAAATAGATTCGGCCATCGAGACCAGCCTCCGACTTACCGGAAATTTAGAGGCAGCTCAACTGGCTCTATCGGGACTCAAAAAAGATTTTAAGGGTTTCGGCCTTGTTTCTAAACAATTTAGGTCCGGTTTGACTGATATTAGCACAAAACTCGCCGCAGCAGGCTACGATATGGCTAGCTTCGGGAGGGTTGTAGATAGTAGCGTCTTCGCGTTCAATGCAGGCTCAGAACAAATAAACCAAATGTCCAACCAGTTGGTAACTTTGCAGCAAAACTTAGCAATTGCGCCACAAGAATTAACCGCAAATTTTGAATATGCGCAAAAGAACTTTGCTTACAGCGCCGGAAAGATAATGGAAAATTTTGCGAAGCTTTCGAAGATGTCGCGACAAACAGGCTTGGACTTTAGCAAGCTTGCTGGTTCTTTTGGCGATTCTTTGGATACTTTTGAGGGCTCTGCCCAAATGGCCGGAAGGTTAAATCAAATACTAGGAGACTCTGTTTTCAATAGTGTAGAGCTGTTATCCATGGACGAGGCAACCCGCGCAAAAAGAGTTAGGGAACAACTGCAGGCCAGAATGGGCGGTCGCCTGGAAAACATTGGAAAATTCGAATTAAAAGCAGTGGCATCCACTTTAAACATGACACCAGAGGAGGCACGTAGGTTCCTCCGCACTGGCCAGCTCAAGGCCGGCGGTGTAGGTATGGATAAAGTAAACAGACAAGACATGGCTCAATTTGAACAAAAGAAGGCTAACGAAGCGGTAATGCAAACCCGAGATGCTTTTGAGGATTTAGAAAAAAGTCTGCGCTCTTTTCGGTATCCTTTGGAGGAGTTAGTTCGAGTTGCAAGAGGGAGAACATCAGAAGCCACTCGCTCAGCCGTCGGGTTTCTGGAAGGGAGAAGGTTTGGAGAAAATCAGCAGTTTCAGGACTTGGGGATGGACCCGCGTCTTGGAATAGACTACGGCCAAAAACTACAATTGAGTTTAGATAAGTCCGGCGCTTTCTTGGCGACCATCAGTGGCCCGGGCGTGGCTGAAGACGTCGCGGGCATCTTCACCGGGGAAGATAAAGATGGGAATAAGGTCTCTGGGGGCACTTTCGAGAGAATCAAGGACGCGGTGGGTGGCGGTATTAAAAAAGTATTGTCGCCCGTCGCGGTCGGCGGCGCCGCCAAATTGTCGCGCGCGTTTCTTCGAGAGTCGGTCATCGTCCCACGCCCGGGCATGCCAGCACCAACAGGAAGAAACAACCCAACGCCGGTCAAGCAGCCGCCGCGCCCCACCAGTGATATTGGACCACAGGCCAAAGTTATAACAAGAAGCCCTACATTTGTGGCTCAGGGCGAAACAAAGGTAAAAGCGACTAAGGTTAGCGTTGAACTTGATAAGGAGGCTACTGAAAATTTCCTCAGCAAGCTCGCCAGCATGGGCAAAACTCGGCATCGCAGTCTATTTGGCGCCGACACGGAACTAAAAATGAATTTGATGGGCGCTTAATATAATACATATATGGGAGAGCATATTTTATGTCTTACACAGACTTTGGAAAAATAGCAAAAGCTAAAAATCAAATTATAAGAATAACCCATGTAGCAACTGCATCAGTGGTTGAATTTCCAGCATTTCTCACGGATTTTCAAGATAGCTACTCAGTTACGTGGGGAACCGAGCAAATTTATGGAAGAAACGACCCAGTTAAACCATACTCTGCGACCGCCCGAACGATAAAGATTGGATTTTCGGTCTTATCTCCAAATTTTAGGTCGGCAAAAGAGAATCTTGATAAATTTGCAATTTTAACAAAAATGCTGTATCCTGTATACAGTGAAAAATTAGCCAAAGGATTTAATTCTGGAAGAACAATCCAGGGCCCACCACTTGTGAGGATAAAATTTGTAAATTTCATAACTACACCACTTGGCGGTGGACTTTTGGGCTGCATCGACGGCGTATCTCTTAATCCGAACAAGGAAATGGGCTTTTTTGATGAGAAAAGCGGAAACTTATACCCAAAAGAGTTTAACATAGACCTTAACTTCACACCACAGCACGAACAGGAGCTTGGTTGGAGTAGTGCAGATAAAAACTTTATAACAGATAGATTTCCATACGGCTCGGACACAAATAATCGCAGAACTGGACCCGCGACCACCGTCTCGCCCACCACCGCGGACGATTTATTGAATGGAAGATAGTGACAAAAAAGGAGAAGCCCTGAAATGCCAAATAGGAACGACTATAGAGACATAGTTATAAATGATTCTAAGATGAGAGAAAGCATACACGATAGAAGATTTGTTGAAAAAGTGAAAATCTTAACAAAAATGCCATACAATGCTATAACAGAAGAGGATAGGCTGGACGGGCTGTTTGAGAAAAGAGAAGTTTTCGAGATAGGGACAAAGCTGTATAAATTGGCAGATAAATACTATGGAAATCCAGATTATTGGTGGGTTATAGCTTGGTATAATAAAAAGCCAACAGATTTACACTTTAAAATCGGGGATACTGTGTACATACCCTTCCCTGTCGACAAGATGCTCTCTATAGCCACTCGTGAAAGGTAAGATGCAAATTGACTTTAACTAAAAGACCAAAGCCAACCTTAAACAGCTTTCACCCCCAAGCGATGCTGATATATTTGCTGTCTCACCAGCCTGATGCAATTAAGTCTTCGAAAGTCGACCCTCGGGGAAAGAAGACCAAAGTTCATAAGCTGTTAGGAAAGTACACACCTGAAAATCTTATTTCTATCGCCGCCACGCCCAAGCGCTCTGGAAAGCCCGCGATATATCCGCATTTATTTAATTTGGAAACTCAGAAAATTACGGCACTCGTCCCAGAGCTGAGATTTAGGAAGGTTTTTGGCGGAACTGGTCGGTTCCAGCCTTTTTATCTGCCAATAACTTCCGATTTTAATTCAGAATACAGAGCAGCAAGCGCCAAGGGCAAAACTGCCGGCGCTGTGGGTGTCCGCACCTTTTCTGTAAAGACAGAAGGCACAGACCCCTTCACTGCACCGAAATATTTAACTGCAAATTTAGAAATTTTTGTAGACCAGCTAGATAATATTTTCAACCCCCCTCCAGGCTATGCGCCCCTGGCAGATTTGTTTACTTTGTCCATTGCAGGCCAGACAAATACGAAATCCTCTGTGGGGGGTGTACCAGTGACTGGCAATGAGCTAGCCAGACCCATAGAGATAGAGGCAACTTTAGGTTATACGATATCCGATGATAGAAGGGATATTTTTACACAAGAAGAAATTGATGAAATTATAGCAACCCGCCAGACGCTGAGAATGAATGTATTCAATCATTCTATAAATGTTAACCAAGACGGCACTGCAACTATCTCTATAGATTATACTGCTAGGGTGAACACAATAAGAAGCAGCATATACAGTGTAGTCTCCTCTGTTGAAGAGGTAATAAGAGAAGCAGACATTAGAACCTTAGCAGACGATAGTAAAAAGGAGTCTTCGCCTAGTCAAGTTCCAAGCAATGCATCCGCAGAGTCTGAAGCAGAACTACAGAGAACGCAGTCGGCAAAAGCATCAGAGGCCGGCGCAATACTAGCATATGCAGAGTCTAGAGGCAAATTGTTATCAGTAACTGTATCTCCAAAAGAGATGGAAAAATTCAGTACATTTCACCTAACGAAAGAACAGCTCCTATACATGAAAAACTGGTCGACTTTGACTACGACCGAAATAAAAAGAGCCAAGAAGACACCTACAAAAACAGCCGAACAAACAATCAGACTGCTGAAGCAGGGAAAAACTCTTCAGGAACGCCTAAACGCTTTCGACAACTCTAAAAGAGAGATTCATTATATATTTTTTGGTGATTTAGTAGAAAGCTTTTTTGAAAGATATGTTCAGACTCTTAACGAGTCTATAGAGATAGTGAGAAGGGCCGCAGCAGGAAATAATTTGCCTACACATCTTACAATTGAACACCATTTTTACGAAAAGCTTAAAAAGAAAACACAGAAAGAAAGAGATAAAATAATAAAAGTTTTGGAAGAAAGCAGGTTAAATTTAACTAGGTATAGAGTTATGCTATCAAACGTAACTTATAAGTATGTCAAGCCCGAAGGCGGCGGCCCCAACGGAGACGTGGGTGCCACAACAGTAAACATTGCTGACGTTCCAATATCTCTTGAATTGTACCAAAAGTATATGTATGATAAGATATACACAAAAGATAGAAGCACCTACACTCTTAGTGAGTTTTTAAAAGATTGCCATCAAGAACTTCTTCCCAAGGCGTTCGGAGAGTCTTATTGGGCCACTTCTGACATTGCACCTAGAATACTTAAAACCAGGCCTGTCTTTACTTCTTCGACCTTTTCAGCAACCCACCTCAGGGGAGAGATAAGCAATAATGTGAAGGTAAATATAGAGAAAATGCCAGCACCATTAAGGGATAAAGAGCCATTAAGAATCGATGATGAATGTGATTACTTGTTTATTTATCAGAGTCCCGATAAGCAAAACAGCTCAGGACGTCGAGGCCTCCAGTGGGAAGACATAAAAGCGGGTATATATCATTTCCTTATAGGTAAAAACAGGGGACTAATAAAAGAAATTAATTTTAGTCGCTTTGACGTGCCATACGCAAGAGAACAGCTTATGACTAATCAGGTTGGACTATATGATGAACTAAAGGTGCCATATAACGCGACTATAACAATGTTTGGAAACAATTTGTTCGTGCCTGGGGCAAGAATATTCGTGAACCCAAGTAGTATAGGGTTTGGCAGCCCCTCGGATAAAGCTTCGCCTTCTTACCGTCTGGGCCTTGGGGGATACTACACCATATTAAGAGTTGTAACTACAATAACCAACGGTGCAGCTGAAACTGTTCTTGAATGTACGTTTGGTGACCATGCCAGAGCTTCCGGAGGTTTAACCAGCGCTGTTCCAGTCGCAGATTCTGTTTTGGGAGAAACGCCTTCTCAGGTTTTAAGTGCTACGCCAGATTCTGTTGCCCAGATTTCTTCAACTCCATCCCCGCGCTTACGCAGCGCACAGTCAAGCGTAACTAGGACAGGCTTGGAAAACATAAGGGACTCAAGCGGCTCCCGAGTTCTCTCTGTTGCCACTGCCGACGCGTTAGCTAATGATTATCTAATGAATCCAAATGATGACAGTTTAGCCTCAAATATTTCGGGAGTAATCAGTCGAACATCAAATTCAGACGGCTCAGTCAAATATGAAGTCAGTACGCCTACCGGCATCAGGGTCGTAAGGATAGACTCCAGCGGTGGTGTTTCCTCGTCAGCTATCACAAAAGAAAGTGATAAGTCTATCGAGCGCCTCGCAAGAGAAAAAGAAATAGGAACCAACCCTAGAACAATAGCAAGGGATGATACCTCTAGAGGGGCTACTGCAACGGAATACACGCCACCGAAAGGGAAAGGAAAAACCTAATGACAGTAAGAATAGTATTCAGAGGGGGCCAGACGTCTAACTTGAGAACAGAGTTCTCAGAGAGAGAAAAGTATAAAAGGCTCATCAGCATTCCGGGCCAAATTGATACACTTTATGAGAGCCATTACTATGGATTTTTAAATCACCGGTTCGAACCGGTATATTTTTTGTCTGAAGATTCTATTTTGAATGATATACCTGACAACCCTTCGTCATTGCGAGCTATAAATTTTGTTGAAAGAGCTTTCTCTCTCTTTAGAGAAGATTATCTGGAGCGCATATCGGCCTCAACCAGAAACTTTCCCGAAGGTCTCCTGGGAATCAACCCTGTGCATTCCTATCAGGATTTTGAAGAAGCTTACGAGGCCCACCAGAAAAACATGATTATTCACTATGCAAATGAGCTAGAGCAGTCCGGCATGGTTAATCCTAATTTTTTAGATTTTTTAAACTCTGTAGAGTTTTTAATGGAGCGGACCCTTGAGGATATACCTGTGTCAAGGTCAGGGTTTCTCTTATCGGACAAAAACACAGTTTATACAACCGGACTAGTGCTTGATTTAGCCGGAGAGGATTTTGATGACGATGAAATCAAAGGAAGAATGGTGCAGAGTGAAGACTTTAGATGCTACTGTGAATATGCCCATGCCGCCGGGTTTATGGTTGATAAAAATATTCCCTGGAGACTGTATGCGGACTTAGAAAGTGAGATAGTCAAGACCCTAATAAGGCACGAAACAGTAGACTATGAGATTAGTGAAAACCACAGTTCTTTTAACTCTCATGAAGTATTGGATTCAATTTACAGAGATAACTCGCAAAACGACGACCTTTATGACATTCAGGATTTTTTGATGCGCACTTATAACCAATTGTTCCTTTCAGACCCTCTTTCTGCGAGCAACAACTGGAGAATGAGTTTTTTTTCTGACCCAGTGTCAGAGCTGCGGATGCTTAAAATGCTGTTAAAGATTAGGCTTTTAGAGTTTGGAGTACTTGACCAGATAAACTTAGATATAACTTTCAAGCAAGTTGAGCTAGCTCACGAGCTCTACGGAGTAGAGCAGGCGTATGGCAAAATTGGACAAATATGTGTTGAAATTTTTAAGATGATTATTTCTTGACTTTCAGCTTATTTTGTTGTAAACTAAGAGAATGATTATACAGACACTAGATTTTGAAAATAATTGCCATGGCGCCTTTTTTAAAAATCGCTTTATTTTTGATAGAGACACCATCGACCAAAGTCTGCAAGAGACCAGCTATTCTTGGACGTACTCACCAGTTTTTGCAGAATATGAAAAGAATATAGTTTTTTTATCTCTCTATTCCGATAATGGGAGATTTGAAACCCTATCGTCCGCGTCAGCAGACCAACTTAATCAGATTAGGTCTTACGAGCAGATGATAAAAGCCCAAAAACTAGCCGCAGTCACGGCAAAAGTAGACATTCGCAAAGGTTGCTTTTTTGACTTGTTGCCTGACCACATGATGAGTAAGTGGTTTTCTTGTAGAGAAGATATAATTAGAGAATCTGCCAAGAGACTATCAGCCCCTAGTCATTATGATATTTTGCACAAAATACACGTAATAACCCAAGAGATAGCAAGGCAAAAAATAACTTTTTCTGATTCTGAAAGAAAGATAAAGTATGATATTTTCTCTTCTTCCACTGGTCGCCTTGCGACTAAAAGGGGTTCCTTTCCTATTTTAAATATTTCAAAAGAAGAAAGGAAAAATCTTCTTCCTAAAAACGATGTTTTTTTGGAAATAGACCTAAATGGGGCAGAGGTAAGAACTCTGCTTTCTCTCTCAGGTCAACCACAACCGAATTATGATATTCATGAATTTAACAGAGAAATCATAAAGCAAAGCTCAAAATCAAGAAAAGAAGTAAAAGCAAAATTTTTTGCGTGGCTTTATAACCCAGAAGCAAAGGATAAAAACCTAGAAAAGTTCTATGACAAGCGCGCTTATGAAAAGCATTATGAAAACGGACGGATAAAGACTCCCTTTGGAAGAAAGCTAGAGACTGACGAAAGAAGGGCTCTAAACTACTTGACACAATCTACAACTAGTGATATAGTCTTAAATAGCTGTTATAATATAATGAACCTATTGAGAGGAAAGAAGAGCTTTGTTGCCTTTACTATGCATGACTCTGTGGTGCTGGATTTTGCACAAAGTGAACATCACTTGGTTGCTCCTTTGAAGAAGGAGTTTGAGAAAAATATGTTTGGAGAGTTTCTTTCAACAGTCAGTATCGGTAAGAATTACGGAGAAATGAGAAGGGTGAAAATTTGAAAAATATCTTGACACTTGGAAATGCTGCAGATGCAATTGCTTCTTCGCTGGAAAAATACGGCAACTATGCTTTATATAGTGTAAAAAATTCAGGAAGCAAGTCAAAAAATTCTTACATTATCCCAGAATACACAGACCCTGAAGAGTATGAGTCTTTTGAGAATATATCTAAAATTAATTTCTTGAAACACATCAAAAAGGAAGTGACACTCTTTGTTTGCGGAGCATCAAAAACCAGTGCCATGGCTCTTAGATTATTAGAGTATTTTTATAAAAAATCAATAAATATTAAAGTAGTCTATTTTGAACCAGACACAGAGTTATGCTCAGAGCAGCAAAAATTGCAAGAGAGAACAGTTAAAAACGTGCTTCAAGAATATGCGCGCTCTGGGCTGTTCGAAGAAATCACGCTAGTTTCAAATCGGGCTGTGGAAAGCTTGGTTGAGTCCATAAACGTATTCGAATACTTTGAACAAATTAATGATATTTTTTGCGATTCTTATCACATGATTGAGGTCTTCAAAAACACAAAACCAATTTTTTCAACTTTTTCTAAGATAAAAGAATCATCAAGGATAAAGACTATCGGGATTAGCAACCTGCAGTGTGAAGACAAAGTGTTTTTTCCTTTCAAGCAGGGAACGGAGGTGATATACTATTTTGGTATAAATGAGCAAAAACTAAAGTCTGAAGGGAATTTATTAAGAGAATTGACTGAAAACATTAAAAGTAAAATTTCAGACAACATGAAAGTGTATTTCGGTATTTACCCGACAAAGTACGAGTCAGACTATGTCTATGTAGAATATCATTCGCCAAAAATTCAAAATTATCTATTGACAGAAAACTAATTTTATAGTATGATTATTAAAGTTGGTCGGGATATTTGCCGACCTGCTATAGCCAAGGTGCAAAAAAACAACACGACCATAGGAGGATATAAATATGGCACTTAATTTAGACGCAATGAAGGCAAAGCTTGATAAGCTTAATGGAAAGGGTGACGGAAAGAGAAATAATTTTTGGCGCCCAGAGGACGGCGAAAGCAATATTCGAATTGTTTCTACCCCGGATGGAGACCCCTTTAAGGAGAGGTACTTCCACTATAACGTGGGGGATGCACGAAGCTTTTTGTGCCCAAAGAGAAACTTTGGTGATAACTGTCCTGTTTGTGATTTCGCAAACAAACTTTGGAACGAGGGTACCGAAGATAGCAAAAAGCAGGCGAAAGACTTGTTTGCAAAGCAGCGCTTCTTCTCGCCTGTCTTAGTGCGAGGTGAGGAGTCTGAGGGCATTAAGGTTTGGGGATATGGCAAGATGGCATATGAGAAGTTACTCACTATCGTTCTGGACCCAGATTATGGGGACATCACCGACCCGGAAACTGGAAACGATTTGAAGCTAATGTATGGTAAGTTGCCCGGCGCAAGCTTTCCACGAACAGACATTCGACCCCGACCGAGAAAAACAGTTCTTTGCGACGATGTAGTCGGCGGAGACGAGCGATGCGCAGAACTGTTAGAGACTATCCCAAACTTTGATGAAATTTTTGAAAGAAAAACAACCGAAGAGGTGCAAAGCATTTTAGACCAATTTCTCTGCTCAGGAGAGGGAAACTCAGAGGTTGAAAAGTACGGAACAGAAAATTCTGAAACCTCAGCAGTCGAGGCTGCTTTTAACGACCTATTAAACACTTAGGGGAGAAAATATTTTGGCTAAGTCAAAAATTGCAAAACTAAAAAAAGGCTCTCTCGACATCGCTTCAGTTAGAAGTATTATCAATAAAAAAGCAGGCCGAGAGGTTGCCCATTCGTTACAAAACAATAACCCAACAGAGGTGAACGAGTGGATTCCCACGGGCTCAAGGTGGCTTGACTCAATCATTTGCAAGGGTAAACTCGCAGGTATTCCAGTTGGTAAAATTTCAGAGATTGCAGGCCTAGAAGCGACAGGCAAGTCGTTTATGGCAGCACAGGTGGCTGGAAATGCCCAAAAAATGGGCATTGATGTGGTTTACTTTGATTCTGAGTCGGCCCTTGACCCAAGTTTTCTCGAGCGCGCCGGCTGCGACTTGGAAAGACTTATGTATGTTCAGGCGGAATCCGTAGAATTTGTTCTGGAGACGATTGAAGAATTATTGGGGACGGGCAATAAATGGCTATTCATTTGGGATTCGTTAGCCTTGACACCTTCAATTTCCGATGTGGAGGGTGATTTCAACCCCCAGTCATCAATGGCTGTAAAGCCAAGGATTCTGTCAAAAGGGATGGCTAAGCTGACCATTCCTATTGCTGATGCAAATGCGACGTTGCTGGTTCTTAATCAATTAAAGACTAACATGGCGGCGAGGACCCCAGCAGAAGCAATGACAACCCCCTATTTCACACCGGGAGGCAAAGCTATGTCCTATGCTTATTCTCTTCGAGTTTGGCTCACGGCTAGAAAAGCAAAAGCATCCTTTATTACGGATGATAACGGCTACCGCGTTGGCTCTGAAGTTAAGGTGAAGCTTGAAAAGTCTCGCTTCGGCACTGCCGGCAGAACCTGTAACTTCAAGATTCTTTGGGGTGACGAGGATATCGGTGTCCAAGATGAGGAAAGTTGGTTCGACGCCATTCAGGTATCCGAGAGACTTAAGCAATCCGGGGCCTGGTTTACGCTTGTGAAAAATGACGGCTCGGAAGAGAAGTTCCAACGCAAGATGTGGACTGAAAAACTTCAGAAGGAAGACTTTAGAACAAGTGTCTTGACAATTATGGACGAAGATGTTATTATGAAATTCAAGAATAGAGAAGGCAAAGCTGATGACTTCTATGATACGGAAGACCCCCCGGTAGAAGTCGATTAGCACCCACACCCTGCCCGGCTCTAAGCCGGGCTTTTTTTTGGAGAAGAAAATGAAGAGAGTAATGATTGTCGACGCATTCAATCAGTTTATCAGAGGCTATATTGTAGACCCAAGCAAGAACCCTAATGGTCAGCCTATTGGCGGCATGAGGACATTTATAAATATCATGAATAAAATTACCAGGGAAATCGACCCTGATATGATTGTTGTGGTATGGGATGGTAAGGGCGGCTCTAAGAAACGCAGAGCCATGAACAAAAATTACAAGGCGGGTAGAAAACCCCTTAGGGTCAATTGGAACTCTGATGAGATGACAGCCCAAGATACAGACAACAACAAGCTCTGGCAGCAGCTACGGGTCATTGAATACCTGAACCAAACACCAATGGTCCAATTCATGGAACCAGAAGTAGAAGCAGACGATGTAATCTCATATATCAAGTCTTCTTCGATGTTTGAGGACTGGCAAAAGGTTATTGTATCTGCTGACAAGGATTTTATTCAACTGCTAGATAACAAAACCCTGCTATTCAGACCAATTCAGAAAGAGGTATTGAACACTAATACTGTAATCGAGAAGTTTGGTATCCACCCTAGAAACTTCGCTTTGGCGCGCGCCATGGCTGGAGACCCAAGCGACAACCTTGCTGGTGTGCCTCGTGTTGGTCTTGGTACAGTCGCCAAGCGGTTTTCTTTCCTCAAGGAGGATAATGATTGCTTTATTGATGATATCCTACACGAGTGTAAGAAAGAGGAAAACAAGCAAAAGGTATACAGCAGTGTTTTGGACTCTGAAAGAATCATAGAAGAGAACTATAACATCATGCAGCTTTCCTCTCCGCAGATGTCAGTCCAGTGTAAAAGCAGAATCGACGAAACCTTTGAAGAATATGCGCCACACTACAACCAAACCGAAATGCGGAAATTGATGATAAAAGACGGAGTCTTAACCGTCAATATGCAAGACTTGGAACAAAAATTTAATGATATTATTACTTCCTTTTCGGAATAAACAAAAAAACAAAACCTAAGTACCTAATACACACAACAAGAAGAGAGAAAATGGAAGTCACAGTTAGTTTTTCAAAATTTGGAAAATCATTTCAAGAAGATTTGTGCCATCTTGTACTAAACGATAGAGCGTTTGCAGACCAGATGTTTGAAGTGCTAGACCTGGGCTTTTTGGAACTCAAACATCTTAGAGTGTTTGTTAAAAAAATCAAGGATTATAGGAAAAAGTATGGAGTCCACCCCACATCTAATATTATGCATTCCATCATACGAACAGGTTTGGATGGCGAAGCAGAGTCGGTCAAAGTTAGAATACGAGAATATTACGCGAGAGTACTCGCAAATGGGAAGATACCGAATAGTGCTGATTATATCAAAGATACTGCACTTGATTTCTGCAAAAAGCAAAAATTGAAAGAAGCTCTGATTAAGTCAGTTGATTTGATTAAGTCCTCTTCTTTTGACGAGGTGTCCAAGATTATCGACGGAGCACTAAAATTAGGCTCAGATAACACTTTGGGTTATGAATATCTGGCTGACTTTGAGAAGCGTTTTGAAATAAAGGCTAGAAACCCAATAACAACCGGATGGAAGCAAATAGACGACATCGCGAAGGGCGGCCTGGGTAAAGGTGAATTAGGAGTTGTGGTGGCGCCTACTGGCGCCGGAAAGTCGATGGTTCTTGTTCATTTAGGCGCTCAAGCAATTAAGGCAGGTAAGAACGTCCTTCACTATACTCTGGAGCTTGGAGACACCATAGTAGCAGGAAGGTACGACTCAGCCATCACAGGCGTAGAGCTGAAAAATCTCAGCGTCTTCAAAGAGAAGATATATGATGAAATAAAAGACCTGTCAGGAAAGCTGATTGTAAAGGAGTACCCAACACGGTCAGCTTCCATTCAGACCATTAGGAACCATATTGATAAATTAAGAAGGAGAGATTTTTCTCCTGATATGATAATCGTTGACTATGGTGACCTCATCCGCCCAGAATCAACAAAAAGAGATGAAAAAAGACACCAGCTGGAGACTATTTACGAAGAATTGAGAGGCATGGCTCAAGAGTTTGAATGCCCTGTGTGGACGGCCTCACAAACGAACAGGTCTGGGCTAAACGCAGAAGTCATCACCATGGAGTCAATTTCTGAGGCTTTTAATAAGTGTTTTGTGGCAGATTTTATTTTTACAGTCTCAAGGACTATTGAAGATAAAAACAATAACCAGGGTCGCATTTTTGTGGCAAAAAATAGAAACGGACCTGATGGCTTGGTTTATCCCATATTTATGGATACGAGTTGCGTAAAAGTGAAGGTTTTAAACCAGACTAACGAATCGGTCAGCGATATAATGGAGAAGTCTTCCAAAGAAAGGCTAGAGAATCTAAAGAAAAAGTACCAATCATTTAAAAGAGAACAAGGAGGAGCAGGATAAATGAAGCTATCGAACAAGATATTATCTGAAATTACAGTGCATATGAAGTATGCAAGATACTTGGAGAGTGAGAAGAGAAGAGAAACCTGGAACGAATTAGTCACCAGAAACATGAATATGCATCTAAAAAATTTCCCAGAACTTGAACTTCAGATAAGAAAAGCCTACAAGATGGTTTTTGATAGGAAAGTGTTGCCATCAATGCGTTCGATGCAGTTTGGGGGCAAGCCCATCGAGGTTGCACCGAATCGAATTTTTAATTGTGCATTCATGCCAGCAGACGACTGGCGCTGCTTTGGAGAGGCAATGTTCTTGTTACTTGGAGGCACTGGTGTTGGCTACAGCGTGCAAAAGCACCATGTAGAAAAGCTGCCAGAGATTACAAAACCAAACCCAAAGAGAACACGCCGCTTTCTTGTAAATGACTCAATTGAAGGGTGGGCTGACGCAGTAAAGGCTTTGGTGCGCTCATACTTCAATGGGGGCTCTCGCCTCCGCTTCGATTATTCAGATATCCGCCCAAAAGGCGCAGCACTCATTACTTCTGGGGGCAAGGCCCCCGGGCCGCAACCACTACGTGAGTGTTTAGTGAAATTAGAGGGAATGTTATCTCAGAAGGACAACGGGGATAAATTGGCCCCAATCGAGGTACATGACATAATTTGTCATATTGCAGATGCCGTCTTAGCCGGCGGCATCCGCCGTGCAGCTCTGATTTCACTATTCTCGGCTGATGACGAGGATATGATTGCTGCAAAGACTGGCAATTGGTGGGAAACCAACCCCCAACGCGGTAGGGCAAACAACTCTGTCGTCCTTCTTCGCCATAAGATTGATAGAGAATATTTTATGGACTTGTGGGATAGAGTGAAGGCATCTGGTGCTGGTGAGCCTGGCTTCTACTTTTCTAATGATAAAGACTGGGGAACAAACCCTTGTTGTGAGATTGGCCTTAGGCCATTTCAGTTCTGTAACCTCACAGAGGTGAATGTATCAAATGTCGAGTCCCAAGAAGACTTGAACGAAAGAGTAAAGGCCGCAGCATTTATCGGCACCCTACAGGCCAGCTACACAGATTTTCACTATCTTCGCGACGTTTGGCGAAGAACAACAGAAAGGGACGCACTTATCGGCGTATCGATGACAGGCATTGCCTCAGGCGCCATTCTTGCCCTAGACATGAAAGAAGCGGCTAGCCGAGTCAAAGAAGAGAACGCCCGGGTTGCAGAGTTAATCGGTATTAAACCCGCGGCGAGAACAACCTGCGTTAAGCCCGCCGGCACAACAAGTTTAACTTTGGGTACCAGTTCTGGTATCCATGCTTGGCATAACGATTATTATATCCGCCGCATCCGCGTTGGCAAAAATGAACCAATATATGCACACCTGGCAGCAAATCACCCAGAGCTTATTGAGGACGAATACTTCAGCCCACATACAACTGCTGTTATTTCTATCCCGCAAAAGGCCCCAGAGGGCTCAATTCTTAGGTCTGAGTCCGCTTTGCAATTGTTAAAGCGAGTAAAATATGTAACTGATGAGTGGGTCCGCCCGGGCTTTCGTAAAGGTCAAAATACTCATAATATTTCTGCCACCATCTCCATCAAGGATGCAGAGTGGGTTGATGTTGGTGAATGGATGTGGGAAAATCGTAGTAGTTACAATGGCTTATCTGTCCTACCATTCTCGGACCACACTTATAAACAAGCACCATTTGAGGATTGTTCGAAAGAAACTTACGAAGCGCTTATGGCATCTCTTACTAGTATCGACCTTACCAAGGTTACGGAAGAAGAAGATAACACTGACCTCAAAGGTGAGGTCGCCTGCGCCGGTGGCTCCTGCGAAGTGAAGTTCGTATGATAGCTTTAACTCAATCCGCCGCGGCGAAGATAAAAGCACTTCTCGAAGATAAAGAAGAAACTGGTGTCAGAGCTGGAGTGCGAGGAGGGGGATGCTCAGGATTCACATATAATTTAAAGTTTGACAACCCGGAACCTACCGACCGGATATTAGAGAGTTGTGGTATCAACATCTATGTTGACCCAAAAAGCTATCTTTATTTGATGGGAACACAAATAGATTTTGTAAATGAATTAAATCAGTCTGGATTTAAATTTTTAAACCCAAACGCAAAAAGAACTTGTGGTTGCGGTGAGAGTTTTTCTGTTTAAACCTCTTGACATCTACGATATAATATAATATCATATTAAAAGAACTTAACACGAAGGAGTAAAAATGAGTTCCAACGATGATAAACTACTAACAACCGAAGAACACCTTTCCAATTTTGTAAAAGAATTTGCTGCCATTGAAGATGCAATGGAACCCTTCAAAGAACAAAGAAGAGACCTACGTGAATCTTATGATGAAAATGGCTGGCTCTCGAAGGAAGAAATGAGACTAGCTGTAAAGGCTTACAGGCTGGTGAAATCAGACACCGATATGGAGCAATTGACGGATTACTTTAACAGATTAAAGAGAACAGTAAGGACAATTAACAATGTATAATAAGGTAGCCCCGGTTTTGAAGCCTTTGAATAGGCACTTGACAATTATAGTACATAAAAATCTAGAACACCGAGAAGAGCAAAAAAGCGCAGTCATTCTGCCCGATGACTACAAAGAGAACAAAAACAGCCGCTACGTCGCGGCTACCGTTCTAGAAATTGCACCAGATTGCTCGATGGCTTTTCAGAAGATTAAATCCCTAGAAAGAGAAAAGAGGACAATAATTATTGACTCTTCAATGACTGAGGAAATCGAGTATAGAGATAAGAAATACACGGTAATTTTAGAGAATTATGTGATGGGCTTTTTAAGAGGGTTCAATGAAGCAGAAGACTTATGATTTATTCGAAGATGGAATAGGAAAAGTAGAATACGTTTCCCACATGGGTAGTGATTTAACAGTCGTTAATGCAGCAAGAGTCTCTTTCGGGGCAGAGAAGCACTTTCTCGACGAGAAAGACATTAAACTTATAAATTACCTTATTCAGCACAACCACACCAGTCCATTTGAACACTGTACGATTACTATGCGTTTTACTGTTCCACTGTTCATACGTTCTCAGCACCACAGGCATAGAACCTGGGCCTACAATGAGATTAGCAGAAGGTACACCGGTGTTGACATGAGGTTCTATAGTCCGCCAAAATTTAGAACACAGCACAAAAGCAACCGCCAGGCTAGCAACAATGAGTTGGTTAACCCAACTCTTGATTCTGCTTATTTACAAATAGGGTATGAATCTGCCTCGAATGCTGTCAAAATGCATAACTCTAGAAGTTTGAATCTTTACAACGCTATGATTGAAGCGGGAGTTTGTAGAGAGCAGGCCCGCGGAGTTTTGCCGCAAAATTTATACACCGAATACTATGGAACCGTAAATTTGCACAATTTATTAAAGTTTGTTTCACTGCGCATTCACGACGGGGCCCAATGGGAGATTCAGCAGGTTGCAAAGGCGTGTATGGAGATAGCGCTCCAGCATTACCCAATTTCTGTAAGCGCTTTCCAAAGAAAGAGAGAAGAATGAACAACACTGTAAATCTTATTTGTTTTCTTACGGTCTCTGCACTTGTATCTTGCAGCGATAATTCTGTCAGTTCCTCCATGAATCCAGATGCACATAGAATATCTGTAGATTCGAGCCTGCTAGATGCTGCATACGCAGATATTTATTATATTGATTTTCTCTTTCCTGACGCATATATCGACCCATGTGAGAGGGTTACCAGCTCAGAGGATAACTTTTGCGATTGTAAGCCTGAGTGTTGCCAGCGTCAGATGTGGTATTGCCCTCCTAGTGGGTTAGGCGTGCAAGCGTCCGAAGTTGTGATGAATATCTGTAATGACATGTTCGAAGTTTGCGACAGGAGCCAGGACTTGACATGCCCTCCAAACGAGGTGTTGTCTAGGAGTGGCTGCAACACTATCCTTCAGTGCCCCCCGGGGATTGAGAATGATATTACAATTTCTGTTCGATGTGAAATAGAGGGCGTTGAGGGTCAACAACAAATCTTATGTTCCAAAGGCAATATTGAGTATGGAGAGTGTATAGTTTGCGAACCGGAAGAAGAGAGGTGTAACTATAAGGACGACGACTGTGACGGCGAAATTGATGAAGAGCAAAGGAATGTTTGCGATGCCTGCGGCCCAGTGCCCCAAGATATCTGCGATAACGTTGATAACGACTGCGACGGAACAATTGATGAAGAACTTGTCCGGCCATGCGAGACCGCCTGTGAAAGGGGGATAGAAACATGTATGGCTGGCAATTGGATATCATGCACCGCAACTCAGCCTTCGGATGAGGAATGTGATGGCGAAGACAACGATTGCGACGGACAAATAGACGAAGAACTGAATTGCCTGTGCACCGCGGACGATGTGGGAAACTTGATGCCTTGCTTTGAGAGTCCGCTTTTGTGCGGCCAGGGTTTTAAGACGTGTGAATGCGTAGATGAGAACTGCACAGAGATGAGAATGACTGACTGTGCGGCATTGTGCACATATCTCCCAGTACCAGAGCCACCACCATGCGACCCGCGCATCGGTATTGTCTTACAGCAGGAGGATTGCAACAATTTCGACGAGGATTGTGATGAGTCCATCGACGAGGATTTAACCCAAGCTTGTTATACGGCCCAGCCAGAAACATTGTTTGTGGGAGTCTGTTCGCCCGGAGAGATGTACTGCTCACGCGGCGCCTGGGGCAACGATGTAGATAATAATTTTCAAGCCGGCTTTTGTTTGGGCGAAGTGACACCTCAGGAAGAGATATGTGACGGCGCCGATAATGACTGTGATGGAGTTGTTGATTACGGAGAGGAAATAAGGGAAACAGATATTTTGTTTATAATTGATTGGTCTGGGTCTATGGATGATGAAATCGAGGCAGTAAAAATAGCTCTCAATCGGTTCTCCACTCACTTTAGGGCGGAAGAACCACTTCAGTGGGGGCTGATTGTGGGTCCAAAAGAGTTTGTTGAGGATGGGGATGAAACCTTGGTTTTGGTATCAAATATTTCTCCCTTCGAACAATTTCTTGCAAGTTTTTCTGCTTTAGGCGACGAAGGCATGGATACAGGCAGTGAAATGCTACTCGATGCTATATATCTATCCACAAGAAACATCTCACAGGATGCTCCTGTGGACATAGCAGCAACCAGTTGGTGGAGGGATACGAGTAGTTTACCAGATAAGGAGAATTTTATTATAAACTGGAGAGATAACTCGGCTAGGGTCATTATTGTGTTCTCTGATGAGGATGAACAATCTTATCTCCGAGATGCAGATGACCCTGAGGGCCCCGGGCGCCCTATAACTGCGGAGATTGTTGCTGCCACGGCCGCGGCCTCAATCAATTTAAAGTTGTACACATTCTCTAAACCCTTCAACGGAGATTGGGAAGATATGGCAATTGCGACCGGGGGTCGCAATTTCCAGCTCACATCTGATGCACTAAGCATGTATAATGATTTGATGTCTATAATTGACGAGGCGTGTCTTCCGAGAGAGGAGGGTCCCCAGGCAGCACTTATGTCTTATCCATTTGAACCTGCTTATATTTTCGCGTCAGAGTTGATGTGTTTATAAAGAACATCGTTATCGGCCACTCTCTTGCCTCAATAATGTACGCTTTCTACAATCAATACCATTTCATTGCGAATTGTACTTTTCGTCCTTTCTTCTTTGATGACCCAGAAAAGCAGTCTTTTCTCGGAATGAAGGGAAAGAGAGAGATATTTGATGAAATTCAAAACATCTTAAGTTTCGTGGGTGCGAACCTGACAGAGAAAGAAACAAAAAGAATAAGGGTGTCGGATAATAGTCTAAAATTATTTGGAAATGACCTTTTGGCGAGTTATACTTTTGAGAAGTGTTACATTTGCGACAATGCGAATATTACTTTTGAAAACCCTGTAAAAATCGCAAAACCGAAAACATTTTTAGTTATTGACGACTTCAAGCTTTCCAGGCTGGGGACCAAGAAAGAAAACTTATCGCCAATTAACACGCTAGATAAATTAGTTTTCAAGGCCTGTTTCTACAATTCTGGCCGAGTCGATGGAGCAAAAAGGGTAACAGATGCGATAACGCTGTCAAGACTAGAAGAAAAAGACTTGCATGATTTTAATTATTCAGATACAATGGCAATGTTCAAGCTAAGGAGTTGTCTGGCTGATGCTGGCTATGCAGGAGTTTATGAAAAAGCTCCACAACCAAACTCCAAACCTAAGCTTAGGAGGGTCACCGTCGAGCATGTAGAGAGAATTTTATTCGAGGAAGATAACAATGAATATTTTGACAGCGATAGAATCAAGTTTATAAACCCTTCAGTAGAGGAATTTTATAGTGGATACACCACATGTAAATAGGAATTTAGTTGGCATTGTCCCAATTGCGGGAAGAAAAGAAGAACTTAATCTCCCATGGCCAGACGTGCTGCAGCCTATTGCACCGGACTTTTTAGCAGTCGAGCGTTCTGTAAAGGAGTGCGCTTATGTGGGTTGTAAGAGCATTTGGATAGTGTGCAATGACAGTACGTCACCACTAATTAGGAAAAGACTTGGAGACTATATATTAGACCCTGTAATATACGATAGCTGGAACTTTAAAAAATATCCCGACTACAAAAAAGAATACATTTCAATATTTTATACTCCTATTCTACAGAAGCATAGAAACAGGATAGATAGCTTAGGGTGGTCTGTTTTGCACGGCGCTTTAACATCTTTTGTGGTTTCAAAAAAAATATCAAAATGGGCAATACCAAGCAGCTACTTTGTATCATTCCCTTGTGCAATATATTCTCCATTGGCAATGAAAAAACACCGCGCAGATATAAGGGCCGGCAAAAAGATATACGGCTTTCATAAAGGAAAGTCAGTTAGGGATGGCTTATATCTCCCCTTCAGCTTCACGCCTGAGGACTGGTTGCTTTTTCGCAGGCAACTCAATGAGAGTAACACTGGCGGGGATAAAGGCTTACCCATCGAAGAACGTTGGTCAGCTAGGCATTTTACACTTGACAAAATATTTAAACATGATAAAATAGATGTACAAGAAATGATAGAGATAGAAAAATATTATACACTTGACAGTTGGGACTCCTTGAGGAGCTTCTATGCTAGTAATTTAATCTTTAAGGGCATGTCCAAAAACATGAGAAAGCCTTATTTTATTTGAAAAATCCTGAAAGGAAAAAAATGAAAGATAGAGAAACATTAGAGCAAGTCTACGATGACTTGGCATATCACACGAAGGAAGCAGCCAAGCTGCCACTTACTTTTGCTACAATGAGCACAGACCAGCAGTTATTTTTTCGTGACTTGTTTGGTGGAATTGTGCAAAACAAACAAAAACAAGAAGAAATTCTAGAAGACCTTAATTTGATTAAGTCTGATTTGGAGGCCGTAATTGCAAATGTCCAGAAATAAGCCTAGTATTCCTTTTGTCGGGCTTCATGCCCATTCCGTCGCGGGCTCACCCTTTGACGCCCTCGGGTACCCAGCAGAACATATGGACTTTGCTTATGAAAATGGCATGGACGCCCTTGCACTTACTGACCATGGGAATGCTAATGGTCTCGCAGGACAAGTTCTTCATGCCAAGAAAATGAAGAAGTCAGGAAAAGACTTCAAACCAATCTTTGGTGTTGAGGCATATTTCATTCCATCTGTTGCAAAGTGGAAGAAAGAATACGAACAAATCAAAGCAGCAGCGAAGAAGAAGTCAGAGTATGAAGATGGCTCATCGGGTACAACCGTCGAGAACGAAGCTTCAAAGAAAAAGATGAAGTCTGTCCTAAATCGTAGACGACACCTTATTCTCCTTGCGCAAGACCAAGAAGGTTTACAAAACATTTTCAAAATGATTTCAACCAGTTATGTTGGCGATAACTTCTATCGCTATCCACGAGTTGACTATGCTTTGCTGAAGAAATACAACAAGGGCGTCATTGCAGCCAGTGCCTGTCTTGGTGGTGTATACGCTGGAAACTATTGGGAAAATCGTGACGAAGGCCCGGATGCTGTCCTTGATGCAATGAGAAGCACGACACAAAAGATGCAGTCTATCTTTGGTGACCGATGGTATGGCGAGTTACAGTGGAACAACATTCCAGAACAGCACGAACTAAACCAGTATATCATTCAGATGCACTATGAGTTTGGCATCGACTTGATATCAACTGCGGATTCTCACTACTACAATGAGAATGTCTGGAAAGACAGAGAGTTATACAAGCGCCTCGGCTGGTTGGGCAAAGGCAGACCAGATTATTTATCTGAGGAATTGCCTATTTCTGTCGAGGAGATTGGATACGAGTTGTATCCCAAGAACGGAGACCAGATGTGGGAAGCATACAAGAATTACTCCAAGTCAGTTGGAGTAGAGTATGACGACAAGCTTGTTCTTGAGTCCATCAAGAGAACTTACTATATTGCCCACGAGCGTATCGCAAACTTTCTACCAGACAATGAGGTTCGCCTTCCAGACTTTGTTGTGCCAGAAGGTAGTACGGCAGGGCAAACTCTTGCTGCTTTATGTGTTGAGGGAGCTAGGAGCCTTGGTCTCGCAGAGAACAAAGAATATGCCGAGAGGTTGAAGTACGAGGTCGATATCATTGATGGTCGAGGCTTCTCTAAATACTTCTTGACAATGAAAGCTATTTCTGATATGGCTGTCGAGAAACAGCTTGTTGGTCCTGGGCGCGGCTCTGCCGCCGGCTCCTTGGTGTCTTATGTTCTTGGCATTACGCAGGTTGACCCAATCAAGTATGGTCTTCAGTTTGAGCGGTTTTTAACCAAGGGCGGCTCAGGCTATCCAGATATTGACTATGATGTATCCGACCCGATGGTTCTGAAGGAATATCTGATTGATGAGTGGGGTGATGATACAGTTGTGCCTATCACTAACTGGAACACATTACAGCTTCGTTCTCTTATCAAGGACATTTCAAAGTTCTATGGTATTGAGTTTACAGAGGTGAACAATGTGACCAGTAAGATGGTTCATGAAGCTACGCCGCCTGCGAAGAAAGCACACGGCATTACAGCTGGTGTTTATGCTCCGACATTCGAAGAACTAATGATGTATTCTGAAACGCTTCAAAAATTCTTGGAGAAATATCCACACATCAAGACCCATGTCGAAACGCTCTATGGCCAGACTCGTTCTGCTAGTCGTCATGCCGGTGGTGTGGTGATTGGCGAGAGACTAGATGAGTGGATGCCACTAATTAATAGTGGTGGTGTCCGTCAGACACCTTGGAGTGAAGGACAAAATGTTAGACATCTTGAGCCCATGGGTTTTATTAAGTTTGATATTCTTGGTTTGGCTTCTCTTAGAATGGTAGAAGGCGCCGTTGAGCGTATCCTAAAGAGACACCATGGAATCGATAACCCAACATTTGAACAGGTCAGGAACTTTTACAATGAGCATCTGCACCCAGACAAGATTGACCTAGATGACAGTCAGGTCTGGCGAAATGTATTCCACAAAGGCAAATGGGCTGGTATCTTCCAATTTACAGAACCCGGAGCACAATCGTTCTGCAAAAATGCAAAGCCAGACAATATTACAGACCTTGCGGCGATTACCTCTATCTACCGACCCGGCCCACTGTCAGCCGGCGTTGACAAGATGTTCATCGGAGCAAAACAAGAGCCGGATGAGGTAGAGTATCAGAACCAAACTGTTCGTGATGTAACTCAGGAAACGTATGGTTTTCTTATTTTTCAAGAGCAAATCGCGCTTCTGGCTCACAAGCTTGGCAAGAACCTGACCCTAGATGAAGGCAACAAGCTCCGCAAACTCTTAACCAAGAAAGGTACAGGGGTAGTTGCAGAAGAGAAAGATAAAATCTTTGACAAATTTCATAAGGGCTGCCTCGAGAAGGGTATGGCCTCGCACGAGGCAAGAGAGCTTTGGAACAAGTTTGAATACTTTTCAGGCTATGGCTTCAATAAATCTCATGCAGTTTCTTACTGTATCTTGTCCTATCAGTGCGCTTGGTTACTCAACTACTATCCAGCCGAATGGCTAGCTGCCTTCTTGGATAAGGAGCCCGAAACCAGAAAAGAGAGAGCTATTGCCACCGCAAAATCAATGGGATATATCGTTGAGCCTCTGAACATAAACACTTCGGGTGTGAATTGGGAGATTAGCGAAGATAGTAAGACATTGGTCCAACCCCTAACATCTATCAAGGGCCTCGGCGCAGTCGCTATTCAGCAGATTATTGAACACAGGCCATTTAACACGGTTGAAGACTTTTTGTTTCACGACAAGGTTAAATATTCAAAGCTCAATAAAAAGGCTCTAGATGCTCTATGTCGCGCACAAGCACTCAACGACTTGGTTGACGAGAGGTTCTCGGGCCTCCGCCATTTTTGGTCGGCAGTTTGCGTCGACCGCCCAAGGAAGCTGAAAAACCTAGAGGAAAATATCGCAAAGTACGAACCAGAGGGGGACTTCAGTGAAGAAGAGAAGCTCGAATCCTTAGTTAATCTAACCGGTGTTTTCCCGATTAGCTCTGTCATAACTGAAACGGTAAGAAACAAACTTAACGAACTTTATATCCCCCCCATTTCAGAATATGACCCAGAGCTGGGTGTGACTTGGTTCATTCCAAGGGAGTGTAAACTAAAGAAGTCAAAGAACGGTAAAAACTTTTTTGTCGTCAAGGTTATTGATGACAACAATGAAACTAATACAATTAGATGCTGGGGCGTTGACCCGGAGAGGGATATCATACATATTAACCGACCATACATGGCAAGGTTGAAGTATGACCCAAATTGGGGGTTTTCCACCTTCAGTGTCAGAAAAATGTTTAAGCTTTTAGCATAGGAGAATAAAAATGGCTAAATTAACTGGACTTTCTGCCAAAGTTATGGTAGAACAATATAAGAAAGCTTTCTCTCAAAAGGGGTATGCTTTTTTTGAGAATGGAAATTATAACCTGAATATCGTAGGAGTCAGGAATGAATCAGGAGATGCTTCAAAGTTTGACGACTTCCTGAATGTTTTCTATAAAGTGAATGGCAATTGGGTGTGTGATATATATCCAGCAACTACTGAGCCGGGGACAAGCATCCTGAAGAACCCAATCAAATCAGTCCGGCACAAAGGCACAGCAATACTCGTACCAGACCAGTATCGTTCAACGTACAAGATTGGCCTTCACAACGGCAAGAGAAAATATACAGCACTCATTCAGCGCGGTGCAAAGGTCAGGGTTGTAAGAGATAATAACAGAGACGCAGTCCCAGATTATCACGCCCCGGAAGAAGAAGGTTGGTTTGGTATTAATATTCATAGGCAGTTTGGCTCAGATGCCAGAATTAACACTGGGGGCGTCTCAGCTGGCTGCCAAGTGTTTCAAAGCAGTCGGGATTTTTATGAATTTATGGAAACCTGTGAAAAGGCCGCAGACAAGTGGGGGAACAGTTTTACTTACACCCTTATAAAAGAAAGTGATTTAATTAATAGAGAGGTGTGTTAAAGTGAATAAAGTTAAGGTTTACAGGGTTCGAGCGACAGCCAAGTTACCCACCCGGGCTCATAGGACAGATGCAGGCATGGACTTTTTTTATTGTCCAGATTCTGAAGATAGTGTGACAATTTCCCCTGGAGAGTCGCGACTACTTCCAACAGGGTTAAAAATGGAGGTCCCCCGGGGCTGCATGCTGCAGGTTATGAATAAGTCTGGAATTGCTTCGAAACGCTCGCTCATCGCAGGCGCCTGCGTTGTGGACGAAGGCTATACAGGGGAGATATTTGTTAACCTCCATAACATTGGCTCAGAGATACAAATTATTCATCCGGGACATAAAGTGGCCCAAGGAGTATTTATTAAGATAGAGAGTCCTGCTTTATTGGAGGTCACCACGGCCGAAGAACTATACGGCGGAGCCACTGATAGGGGCGCGGGCGCCTTGGGCTCAACAGGGAACACATAATGGGTATTGCGAGAAAAGTTAAGAGAAAGCAGCTTCTTTTTGCGAAAAAAGCTTTTATGAAAGAATTCAAAAAAAGAATGAAAGAGTACAAAGACAGGGTTCAGTGTGCTTATTGTGGATATCAGCCCTTACCCGGAGAGAATATAGATGAATGGCACATGACAAAAAAAGATGACAGTATACTTTTGAAGTGCCTTAATTGCTTAGATGGAACAGAGGGAGAATCCTAAAATGTTAAAAATTAAACAGGCTCATTGTTTTGATGATGTGTTGCTTGAGCCACAGAAAAGCTCGATAAATACAAGAGAAGAAGTGTCTTTGGCATCTAGTATTGGAGACTGCGAATTCGCCTTGCCAATTATATCTAGCCCAATGGACACCGTGACAGAATCGGAGATGATGTACGCCATGGCCAAACTTAATGGCCTAGGCATATTGCATAGGTACAACTTGCCGGTATCTCAAGCAAGTACGTTCGCATCCGTCAAGATGAGACTTGAAGAAGAGTCACATCCTTACTCAGAGCGACTATCGGCAGCTATTGGTACCACTGACGATTACCTTAAAAGAGCTAAACTCCTAATTTCTGCCGGTGTAAGAATCTTGTGTATTGACGTCGCGCATGGTCACCACACATTGGTAGAGTCAGCACTAAAAACTCTTAAGGACTCCTACGGCGAAGACGTGCTTATTATGGCGGGCAACGTTGCAACACCCGAAGCATACATGGAACTGTCATCTTGGGGCGCCGATGCAGTTCGGATTGGAATCGGCGGAGGCTCCATATGCTCAACCAGAATTCAGACAGGGCACGGAGTGCCTACCTTCCAATCCATTTTGGATTGCTCATTGGTTGATGGTGCGACCATTATTGCCGACGGCGGCATAAAGAATTCCGGGGACATCGTCAAGGCCCTTGGCGCCGGCGCCGACTTCGTAATGCTGGGTTCAATGTTAGCAGGCACAGATGCAACCCCGGGTGAAGTGCTGAACACTTCAGAGAGTAATAAATATAAGGTCTACAGAGGAATGGCCTCACCAGAAGCTCAGATTGCTTGGAGGGGAAATGCGCGTTCTTTAGAAGGTGTATCAACAACTGTACAATACAAGGGTCCCATAGAGGAGTTGTTGGACAAGGTGGCCAGAAATGTGAAATCTGGGCTTTCTTACTCTGGAGCTAGGAGTATTCGAGAGCTCCAAGTCCGAGCTCGGTTCATAAAGCAGAGCAACGCCGGCCAGGTTGAAAGTAGTACTCACATCCTCAGAAATGAAAAGTAAAAAAATTGTTTTTGAGAGTGATGACGAGAATCACGCAAGAATGATTGTTCGCTTGCGATACGACTCCATTACGCAAGGTGATTTTTTTCGAGGAATTGTTAAGCTTTACTTGGAGAAAGATGAAAATGTTTTGTTAGCTGTAAACAAAATTAAACAAAAATGCAGCACAATGGGGAAGAGAAAACGCAAAGCCACACAAAGGGATTATAACCTTGGCCAAGAGATTCTTTCAGATTTAGCTTTGTCTACTGAAGAAGAAAGCTTTTTATATGATATAATTGAGGAGGATTTTGAATAAAGATTATGAGTGATAAACATTGCGACTGCAAAGACAAAGAAAGGTGCTGGATAGATTACCCAGAAGATAATAATTGTATCTACGAATCCATAAGAAAAAACGGCTCGATGACATTGGACCAGATTGCAAAAAGATTGGGCATATCCTTGGTAAGGGTTTCTCAAATAGAGAAGCTTGCTTTGAAGAAATTATCAAAAAGAATAAAAAAGTGATTTTGTATTTGCCACAACTATTTACTACTGTGTTTTACAATGCTTTTCTACAGAAAACAAGGAGATTATCTAGAAAATGAGTGACAATAAAAGCCTACTAAATGAAAATACAATCCGCCGGTTCATGAAGCTTGCAAACGTTGGCCCACTGACGGACAACTTCATTGGCGAAATAGCAAACAAGAAAGACAAAGACCTCGAAGAAGCAGTCGAAGAAGAAGTCACAGAAGCAGTCGAAGAAGAAGTCACAGAAGCGACCGACGAATACCTCTTTGAAGAAGAGGAAGAAGATGAAGAAGGCGGTGAAGAGCTCGAAGACATGGACGATATGCCAGAGGATGAAGAGCCCGAAGATATGGAAATGGATTTGGGGGAGGCAGATATGAGCCTAACAGAAGAGGAAGCTCAACTGTTAATCGACCTCGGCGAGCGTCTAAAAGAGGCGATGGCCTCAGAGGATATGGAGGATGACCTCGATGCTGAAGAGGATATGGACCTCGATATGGACGAACCTGAAGGGGAAGAAATGAGTGACGATATGCAGGATGATATAGTTCAAGAAGTTTTAAAGAGAGTAGCAAAAAGGCTTATCAGAGAAAGAGTAAGATAAGGCAAAACACACACTCATTTTAAAAAGCCCCTAATGGGGCTTTTTTTTATAGATTTTCCAAACAAAGTTTGATAATATAGTTATTAACAAGTGCTTTTGATTTACCGGAGGGCATTTGTTATGGTTCCTAAAAATAAAAAATTGAGCTATTGGTTTGATGAATCAACCACATCCTGCAAGGTTCAATTAGACTTTCCAGCAAAAAAAGACAAAGATTTGCTTGAAAAATATTTTATCACAAGAGATTGGCTGCTATCCGCAGAGGGCGTAGATTTAAGAAAAAAAAGCAAAATTTTAATATTTGCAAAAAAAAACACAACAGAAAAAGAGATAGACAACCTGCTTTCCCATTTCCAAGCGGAAGGCTTTAACACAACAGAGGCTTCATGAGCAAAAAAACAAAAGAAAAAAAGAAAACGAAAAGCATAAGTAAAGAAGAGCAGATTGTTATTATAAATAATATTCAGCCCCCCGTGCCCGAAACACACGAACTTAGAACTATAAGTTTGTATGGGGATATAACCGAACAAAAGGGCTCTGAGGTGGTAGCAAGCTTGCTATATCTCGAAGGTACGTCGCATGTCAGCACCCTTGAAGACCCCTCTGACCTAGAGAGTAGAGAAATTGTTGTTTCTAGGCCAATTAACATGTATGTCTCCACTCATGGGGGTTGTGCATCTGATATGTTCTCCATTTTAGATGTTATGGCGTCCATCAAGAAAAGCACTTGCGATATATCCACTCATGGCATCGGAAAAGTGATGTCCGCCGGCGTCCCGATTCTCGCTGCCGGCACGAAGGGAAAGAGAAAAATCGGCAAAAATTGCCGCATTATGCTCCACAGTGTAATGGCCGGTGCTGGAGGCACAATCTTCAATATGGAGAACGAACTAGAGGAAATTAAATGGATTCAGGACAGGTATATTGAAGTGTTGGCCAGCTACACTAAAATGACAAAAGCCAAAATCAAGAAAATGCTCAAGACCCAACGTGATGTATACATCTCCGCAGAAGAAGCAATAAACTTGGGTATTGCGGACGAAATAATCTAATTATATAGAGGAGATATATTATGACCTGGCACAAAGAATTCTTATCTGAAAACAACAAGAAACCAATACTCTCTAACAAGAGCAATCTTTTTAAGCTTATTGAAGAAGTATACAATGAAACTTTAACAGAGAAAGAGAGAAGTTTGATATCTGACGACTTCTTTAGTAACACTCTTACAGAGATATTTTCGGGAATTGATTACTCAAAAGTCTCAAGAAGCATGAATGAAAATAAAAGCGTTCAGCAGCTTCTAAAAGAAGAGGAAGAAATATCCGCTGACGAAATAAGGCTAGGCTTACCAAAGCTTAGAATATCAGAGGACTGGGGCGTTCCAGAATCTAAAGATAGAAAAATCATAGAGGGTTTCACAAGGGGCATCCCGGGTGGCACTCTCGAAGAGAAATTATCTCACATCAACAACGTCGCGACTGGTAAGGTTCAACTTGCATCTGTTGGGGATATACTTTCTACAATGGTTGTCCTAGAAGTTTTGAGCACAATCTTGGCCCAGTTCACAGAAGCAGCCGGCGGCTTCATCTTCGAAGGTTTTTTGGCTGGCTTGTTTGGTGAGGGCTCAGTTCAGATTACAGACGTGGAAGAAGATGATGAAGCAACAGGCAAGCCAATAACCGATGTAAAGCTTGGAGATAAAGAATATTCTCTAAAGCTACTCAATCCAACTACAGCTGTTAAGGGTTCATGGAGAAACATGGTTGAGCACTTTGCCGGAGGTAGAGACCACGTAGTTTATTTAGATGCCCGCCGCTCTGGTTCTGGCGCATCTGATAGTCTCTTATTCAGTGAATTTGAAATCACGCTACAAAATTATATACAAGTTTTTTACGACCCGTTTAAAAAGTTCGTAAAGACTTCAAAACCAGTAAAAAACAAAGAGGAGCTACTCGCTGCCCTAGAGGACTTAGGTGAAAGAGCCTTCCAGGTCAAGTTTTCTGAAAAGGTGCTTGGCAAAGCGAACTATTCTCTGCGTACTGACCGAGAAAGGCTGATGAACGCGATAGAGTCATCTGAAAAGCTACCAACAGCACTAGTAGGGTTCTCTGAAGAGGACTATGCAAAGAGCGTAAAAGCAACCAGGCTGTTTGGGTCCGCCGCGCAGTTTAACGCAGTACAGGCGGCAATAGAGGCAGGAAATAAAGAAAACATTTTAAATGCCTTGCGTCAAACAGCGGGATATAAAAACCAAGCCCAATTCGAATTCACACCACAGCAAGCAAAGAATATAGCTAATGAACGAGAGATTGCGTTTGTTCTCTTGGGCGAAGAGCAGCTCAAAAAAACATGGCTTATTTATGGAGATATAATGAGAAAGACCATAACCCCTGTTTATACTTTTCTTGCTAGATTTAATGAAAATGTTTCAAAATACTTTATCGGTACCGCAGATGGCGACGCCCGGAAAGAGTATGCCCTCTCAGCTAGGTCAGACTTGGCATCCTTAAAAGAGGCAACCGACGAAGCGATATCAGCTGTGGAAGAAAAGTCAGCAGCTGAATAAAAAACGCTTGACATTTTTTCAAAATAGATTATAATAGTAGTATAACAAAGAGAGGTTGCATGACTACTAAACTAGAGAACGGCTGGGCTTTGCGCAACAAAGTCCTAGAAGGGGTGAACACCCTTGCCGATTATGTTGCGGCTACCCTTGGCCCCAAGGGACAAAATGTTCTTATCCAGCAAAAAGATAAGAGACCCTTCATTACAAAAGACGGAGTCACAGTTGCTCAGAATATGAGTTTCGAAGACCCGTTTATGAATGCTGGGGCAGAAGTTGTAAAGCAGGTTTCTGCCATGACTAACGCCGAAGCAGGCGACGGCACGACCACAAGCACTATTCTAGCCCGAGAACTGCTACGACAGGCTCACAAACACATCGAGAGTGGCGTTAGTCCTATCGAAATTAAACGTGGGCTGGAGAAGTGCTGTGAGGTCGCCTGTGAGGGCATTGCTGATTTAGCAAAGCCTATCTCATCTGTCGAGGATATCCGACACGTTGCTACTATCTCTGCCAACAATGATAAAGTTATCGGAGACCTAATCGCAACAGCGGTAGATAAGATTGGTAAGAACGGCTCTGTGTCTGTTGAGGACGCAAAGTCTCATGAAACAAAGCTTGAACTTGTTGAGGGTTTCAAGTTTCAGTCTGGCTATGCCGCTAGAGCATTCGTGACTGATGAGCGTAGAGGCTTGGCAAAGTATGACAATCCTATGTTTCTTATCACAGATAGTAAGATTGACCAAGTAAACGATATCCTCCCAGCCCTAGAGATAGCAGCAAGGGAAGGCAGACCATTTATTATTATCGCAGATGAGATTGAGGGACAAGCTCTCGCCGCCCTTATCATGAACACTATTCGTGGCTCGATGAAGGTGGCAGCAGTCAAGGCTCCAAGTTATGGAGAAGACCGCAGAGGTATCCTGTCAGACCTTGCAACAGCAACAGGGGCAAAATTCTTTCAGCAGTCTCTAGGTCACAAAGTAACAGAGGTGTCACTTACTGACTTCGGCCAGGCAGCATCTATCGAGATTGCCAAGAACAGAACAACTGTTGTCGATGGCGAGGGTGACTACGAACTTGTCGAGAATAGAATTGAGGAGATTAAAAATGAAATCAATGATACTGACGACCTACATGCAGCTCAACGGCTGCAAGACAGAATCACTCGTCTCTCTTCTGGCGTTGCTATTATTAGGGTTGGAGCAAATTCTGAGGTAGAGCTCATTGAAAAAAAGCATCGGATTGAGGACGCCCTCGAGGCAGTCAACTCTGCACAACAAGAGGGCATTGTATTGGGAGGAGGCATGACATTGCTTCACATTTCGCAGGCTATGGATATAGATTTTGATAACGAAGAGCAGGCAGCTTCCTTGGGAATCTTCAAAAAGGCCTTGCAGTCCCCCTTTAGCACAATGGCTCAAAACGCAGGGCACAATCCAGAAGTCTTAAGCATCACAATTGGTGAGTGCGGAGATATGGAGGGGTTCAATTTTCTAACAGGAAAAAAAGAAAATCTTTTCGAGTCAGGCATTATTGACCCTGCCAAGGTTACGAGATGTGCATTAAAGAATGCAGTCTCTGTTGCCGGTACCCTTTTGTTGACTAATCACAGCATAGTCCACTAGACTGGCACTACTTAATAGTGTAGTCACAAGGAGGGCGCCACTATGACAGAAGATAACAAAGTGTGTATGATGTCAATGCAGAGCAAGTTAGATAAAATTTGCTCAGGTATGGACGTCATGCAAGACAAACAGGAAGAAATGTCAGACCACATTGCAAAAATAAAAGAAGCAGTATATAACCCCGACCAGGGTCTTTATGCCAGATTAAGAGAGCTGGAATCCTGGAAGAGGACCAGCTCCAGAATGATTTGGACGCTGTTCACCACTGTGATTGGCCTTATTGGGGCTTTTGTTCTAAAGAGTATAGGAGGGCCCTAGGGTTTATATGTTATTAAAATTATTAACACTTTCGGTTGAAAACCAAGGATATAAAAGAGAGGTCACCTCAAAACCTTTATATGTAAATCCTTCTAATATCGTATCTATATCAGACCACTCTGGAGTGGAAGACTTTCTGAAGTCAGAGGGATTAGAGCACTCTGATAAAAGGTTTTGTGTAGTTAGGTTATCCCATGGCCACAAAACAGAAGAAATTGTTGTTTTCGGCTCAAGTGAAGAACTTTTTTCTCAAATCGAGGAATCGCAAATAGGAAAAAGGATTTTGCTGAATGGATAACAAAAAACAGAGGTATATAATTATTGGAAGGTCCAGTTGTAGTTTTTGTATCATGGCACAAAATTTCTTGTCCGCCCAAAGAAAGCAATATGTTTTTTTAGATTATTGCGATAGGTCTGAAATCTTAGATGACTACAAGTCTTTTCATAATCAGGAAACTGTTCCAATTATATTGTCTAACGATTTAGAGACTGGATATACCAAAAAGGTTGGTGGCTACACTGACCTTTTAGACTATCTTGATGACGGCCAAGGAGGCTAAATTGAGTGATGTCAAGGAGCCTTTAGCCGAGATTGGTGTGACCACACTAAAAGGCTTGTATGGTCCGGTAGCAAAGAATCTAGAAAAGATTGATTCCTTAATGGAAGGCCATTACATGGGACAGTATCGTCTATCCAATCCCGATGTTATGATTTTAATGGAATTGAATGTTTCGTGCAGGGCCCTAATGTCAACTTTATCAGATTTGATAGAACAAGCTAAGGAAGCGTATGTAGAGTCTGTCTTCCTGCCAGGCGCAGAAGTGAAAGTCATAGCTACTATCGCTCACTCCCTTATGACATCTTTTGAGCTTGGAATTGGAAACATACGTTTTTTGGAAAATTGACGCCCATGATTTATATTGGAATATTTCTTTTTTTAGTGGGACAGGTGTTGGGGTGGTTTCAACTGAACGCACAATATGTTTCAGAGTGGTGGAAAGATAGACCCATTGAGGCTGCGTTTTTGATTGGCGCGCCAACATCTATAGCTTTTTGGTACGCCTGGCGTATAGTTGTTGAATCTACAGGCTCTGTTTGGTCCGCCAGATTTATAGGCTCTTCAACGGGAATAATAATATTTCCAATTTTGACTTGGTTTCTTTTATCTGAGTCGATGTTCACCGCAAAAACTATGATTTGCTTGTCTTTAGCGATTCTTATAATTTTAATTCAACTTTTTTATTGACATCTTTTAATTTGTGATTATAATATACTTATGGGACGGTTGCCGAAAGGAACTGACCATAAACAACAAAAAGTAACTTGCTTAATAAGGAGGAAACAATAATGAATGCAATTACTACCACATACCGCCCGGGTCTACTGGGACATAAAGTCATTAATGAGGTTTTTGACAACTTTTTTAGTGACTTTCCAACTCACCTAAAGGCATCAACACAGGGCTATCCAGTTGCCGACATTTATCGAGATGACGATGGCTCAACAGTGTTGGAGTTTGCTTTGGCTGGTTTCAAGAAGAAAGAGTTGGCTATTGATATACAGCCCGGTAAAAGGACGATAACAATTACTGGCAACGCCAATGAGGAAAATTTGAAAAGGAAAAGAATTGCTCGTAGGAACTTTACTAGGACCTATGTAAACTACGATGATAACTTAGATTTATCAAACGCTAAAGCATCCTTTGAGAACGGCCTCTTGACGGTGAGGGTCCCACAAAGACCTGAAGCAAAGCCAGTTTCGATTGATATCGAATAAAACAAACACCTTAGCTTCCACTTGACTATTTATAGTAAAAAGGTTATAGTATTACTATGTCAAATTTTTACAGCAAGTGGAAGCAATATCTTCAAGAAGCGCAGCAAGACGCAAAAATTCTGCGAAACATAAACATAAAGGCAATACAGAAAGAGATGCCCAAGTTTCAAGACGAAGAGATACGAGATTACTTTGCTCGCATCCAAGGCTTGGAACGTGACCCTAAATATCTAAATCCAATATTTCCGACAGGAATTGTAGACTGGATGGAGTCGCTACCAGATAATCATTTTCCGAATATTGGCAGAAAAAGGTTTGCTAAATGGCTCGGCAATGCAATCCGCTATAATGAAACTGAAGTTAATGGGTTCGTGGACACTATTGACCGCCCTGAAGAACTAAGGGTATACAACAATGATGTAAGGTACATTGCAGATTACTTTAACGGGGCTCAAAATATCCCACAGAATATCTGGGAAATGACTTTTCAACAAGTATTTGATTTGTCTGAAGAGTGGCACGAACAGTTCAAGGGTAAAGAGGACGACGCAGGCCCGTACAAAACTAAAGACGTTGTGTATGACTTTGGAAACGGTTTTACTATTGTCAAAGTCCCCCCAGAAGATTTGGGGACTGAAGGTGACAACATGGGCCACTGTGTCGGAGGGTATTGTGACTCAGTCGCATCAGGCAGAGTCACTATTTATTCTCTCCGCAATCGCAGTAACACGCCTCATGCAACAATAGAGGTTGTGAGTGGTGGAAGAGTGGACCAAATAAAAGGAAAACAGAACGAACCACCAGTTCCAAAGTATCGCCCAATGATAAAACAGTGGTTAAAGACCACAGACTTCGACTATATTACCAACGGCGATTACCAGGCTATCCTTGGAGTAGAGGATTTTCAGGCTGAGCTGGAGGGTGACAAGTTTTTTGAAAACGCTTATATGGCGAAGGAAGGAGCCAGCCACAACGACCCCGAGGTGGTTCGGTACATATTAGATAGGTTTGAGGGAATAGTGGCAGAGAGGGGCGGCAATGAGTATCTTGATGAAATGCGTCTTTGGGGCGAAGAAAAAGACCAGCGACATCTTCATAATATTATCGACAGGTTATCAGAAAATAGATATCTAGAGCTACCAGATATAGTACGAATAGCAAAGTTGGGGTACCGTGCTGGCATTGGCGCTCACATAGAACCCATGTTAAGCCCGGGCTCACAGCAAAATTATTTAGAGCACTACGGTAAAGAAACAAACCACATCCTTGCCAGAGCAGTGTATGAAGAGATGAAAGATGAGTTGCTTGACCCAACACCTAGGGATGATGAAAATGATAGGAACTCTTTGCGAAAGCAGCAGGTCTTCTTTTTATCCACAATCGCTCGCCAAGACCCGAAAGCAAGGCAAGAGATAGTAGATTTCTTATTGTCACCAGAGATGGTTCAAAGGCAAGCATCAAGTAGTCGGCCCACCAACAATGTATACATAACTACTCTTGCACACTATCTGCACACGGCCAGCCCAGAATATGCAAAAATTACAAGGGCAAATGATAATTTTAGGTCTGACGTCATCGTTGCAAACCAAGCCACAGTCAAAAGGATATTTGATTTCCAAAAATCAAAAGAAGGGAAAAAGATTTTAGTAAAAACTGCACAAGACCGACTTCTTGTTGCTCTTTCGGAATTACCAAAGCTCCCACAAGAAGTTGTTGATTATTTTGTAGAATACACGTCAAAAACATCTGGAACAAACAGTTCCAAGATAACAAACAAAGTAATAGCGTATCCTGGGGTTGATATTGATATTAAAAAGAAACTAATCTACAATTCTTACATGAAAGACGACCGGCATATGCCGACACAAGGATACCGCTATACCGCATACGCTAAGATTTTCGCAAGAAGATTGAGACAGATTTTGTTTAACCTCGACACAGAGTTGGCCCAATGGATACTAGACAACGAGTTACTAGACCCTCTTTTTGTAGAAAAATGGGCAGGCTCCGAAATAAGAAATACAGGCCGAGTGGTTGACACGGCAACGCTTAATTCTGAACAAGAAAGAGAGCTAAAATATTCTATTAAAAGGCAGAGGAAAAATATTCAACGCAACATAAATATAGAAGCAAGAAAAGAAAAAGAAAAGCTTCAAGAGCAAATACAGAAATATTTTGGCAGAGAACGCTTGACAAAGAATCAATTTTATAGTAAGATAGAAGAAACAATAAACGAAGAAAAAGGAAGAAGCCGCCAGCGAGGTATTTACAAATTCTATTGTATGTTGTCTTACGGCCTCACTCTTGAAGAGAATCGCTCCCGCGGCCTTGATGATATACTGGCAGACCTTCGCGCACTTCCAAATGTGACAATTGTTACTGTTGTTATTAAAAACCAGAAAATATCAGAAGGAAGATACATAGCAGGTCTCTCAGTAAAGTTTATACCATCTGTCCCCGGGCAGATGAATGCTCCAGAAGATGTAAAGTCAAGAATCATAAGAGACACAAAGAGGCTGACAAACGTCCAAAGTGTATTCAAAGTTTCAGCAGGTTTAGAAAGACTAGAATAAAATGAAAACCCCCGGTGATTTCAAAAGAGAGAACATAAAAGCTATTTTTGACAAAATTCTGAAATCAGAAAAGACATGCTTTGTCCCAGGTCAAATTTGCATCACCGAGACCGCTGACTGCGAAAAAACAAATGTAGATTTTTCCTTTGAAGAGCGCCGCGGCAAACAGGTGTACCAGCATTCTTTTTCCTCTGCAGAGGGCTGTGGCTTCGTGGACGCAGTATTCTCCTGTTGTAGTCGATTGCTTACGCCACAATATCCGTCTCTTGGGAGCATTAGTTTGGTTGGGTTGAATGTCCTCCCAGCGTTTTCCTATTCGAGCAAGACCTCGGCCTCAGATGCTAAAGTTTGTGTGACCTTTTCTCTCAAAACTGCTCAGAATGATAGAGCGGACTTCACCACAACTTCGAAGTCAATAGTCAATGCAAGTTTTGAGTCTATAATCAAGTCTTTTGAGTTTTATGTAAATTGCGATAGGACATTTCGCTCTTTGAGGCTCTTTCTAGACGACGCGAAGAAGAGGAATAGGTACGACGTTGTGCAGGGTATACTAAATGACTTGGCTGCATTAACAAGTGTAAATACTTATGTTTAATGGGAGGGGCATCGATTGGCCCTGCGCGATTGCATCAGCCTTGATTACTGCTTATATTTTTTATTATTTTGAAAATTTTGGATAAAATTATGCCTATTTTGATTGTTCTGTGGATTACCTCCTTAATTACTTTGGGGGTCGTGGCACACTATGCAGAGCAAGAAATCGAAAATCAGAGAACTCAAGGTAGGTGACCTTGTATATCACGTTCTTTACGGAAAAGTTTGGATTGGGATTCTTCTTGACATAGTTGATGTTTATGGGTATAATGAAAGTGGAAAAAACAGAAACCACCGCGAAGTGGCAGTAGTGCAGATGTTGCCAAACACAGCCCATGAATTTTTTTTTAAGAAGATGGTTTCAAAGAAAAATAAAATTAGTGATACATCGGGGCTAGTTTCTACAAACTGGCTTTTCAAGTTGGAGCTTCCAAAAATAGGTGAGAGTGATGAAACTGTATAAATTAAAAAAAGGAGACCTTTTAGTAGCAGGCGAAAATGCTGGGGTCGTGACTAAGGTAACAAAGGGTTACGTATATTATTTTTTTCGCGAAAGGGTTTGTAGAACTTCAAAAGCACATGTCTGGAACTCAATTGACAGCAAAAAGCTCCCAGACGTTGATGTAAGATATGCGAACACAAAAAGAAGAAGAAAAAAAAGAACAGACCGCATGTTAGATTTGCACGGTACTCAGCACGACAAGGTGGATGAAAAAGTGAGAGAATTCTTGAACTTTGTTGAGCTTCCATGCAAGATAGTGACAGGAAAGTCAGACAAAATGAGAAAAATTGTAGAAAAAATTGTAGAAGAATACGGATGGCGCCTGACCGACACCGCGAACAATTTTGGCGCCTTGGAAATATCTGAAGAATGAGTCGGGTTATTATCATTTTTTCCATTTTGATTGTCTCCTGTCTAGAGCAAACTCAGCCGACATATGAATCCACTTTAAGTGCTGGTAGCCCATCATCCCCAAGTCGCCCGGATAGTGTCTGGGTCTGCTACAGCGTTGACACGGAGATTCATGGATTGATGAGTCCTTCTGCGGAAAGCTGTACTCATCAATGTTCCACAGGTTTTGAGACTGATTTTTGTTGGCTCCTTAGAAGTTCAGATTGCGCAGAAAGAAATCTAGAGTGGCAGCGAGAAAACTGTTATTTTTTTGATTGACATTCATAAACAAATAAGTTATACTTTATAAACAACCATAACAACAAGGAACAATCATGAACTACGGATACGCCTGTATCAACATGACCCTATCTGATGTGCCTAAATCTAAGCGTATTACAACCAACCGCTCAATGATTAAGCGAACTTTCCTCAAGGAGGGTCTCCATCGTGCGAGTGAACTAGCATTGCAAAACGTGCTCGACCTTGAAAAGATTCTCGATTGGAACGAACAACAAGACATTAGATTCTATCGCATGTCGTCAGACATCTTCCCTTGGGCCTCAGAGTACGAGTACGACGATTTGCCGGACATTTCCATTATCCGTAGGACCCTAGCTAGGATTGGCGAGTACGCAGTCTCTAACGGTCACCGCTTAACTTTTCATCCCGGGCCGTTCTGCTGCCTGGCATCGCCAAAGCAAGGTGTTGTGGAAAAAACGTATAAGGAACTGAACAACCATTCTCGCATTTTTGACATGATGGGCTTCTTTCCTAGTCACTACAACAAAATCAACATCCACGTCGGCGGCACATATGGAGACAAAGAAGCGACAGCAAAGCGTTTCATTGAAAATTTCCACAAGCCAGGAGGTTTGGACAAAAACACTAAGATGCGCTTTACATTGGAGAATGACGACAAAGCGAGCATGTGGTCTGTAAAGGAAATTTATGAAAAGATTTATCACGAAACTGGAATCCCGATTGTTTTCGATTACCATCACCATAGATTCTGCACAGGAGGACTCACAGAGCGAAAAGCCCTCGAACTCGCAGCCTCAACCTGGCCAGAAGGAATCGACCCCGTTGTTCACGTCTCAGAGTCGAGAGCTGTTGAACAGGGCGACCCAAAAATTCGCCCACAAGCTCATTCAGATTTTATCAAAAAGCCAGTAAATTCTTATGGACAGCAGCATGATATTATGCTAGAATGTAAAAAGAAAGAAAAGGCTCTGTTAAAGCTCCGCGATTCTTAGAGCGCTATTTTATTTGCTATGTCATATTTATAGTATGGCATTAAAAAGAAATACAAAAGTGTGGATTTTGGATTATCCATTTGGCAAGCCCTTGAAAACAAGGGGTAAAATCGTCGGCCGAATCGGCGAAGACCACTATAATGTGATTATAGAATCTGGCCTTATGGAGGGCAGCATAGTTAAGTATAAATATTGGAAGCTGCAACAAATCCAAGAAGAACCTGCGCAGGTAACAAAAAAGAGAGAAAAGTGACTTCAGAGAAGAATGAATTTTATTTGAACACTCCGGACGGAGATGTAATTTTAGCGGAAATTTTCCAAGAAAATAGATGCGTCACTCTCCTCATCGGAGGGGACTACAGAATAGACTTGGACGCTGCTTCGGCATTCGAGTTGGCTGATTCATTGCTGTTGGTAGCAAACGAAAGCGAGTTTTCACGTTGAGAAACATCAGAAAAGGCAAGGGATATTCATGGTCAGAAGATACTCACGGCCCCGGAGGAACAGAACGTACAGCTTCTGGTTTTACAGTTGATAATTTAGATACGAAAAACCTTTCAGAGGCAGATAACAATTACGAGAAAGTCTTTATCGCAATCAGGGATTTTCTTGAGGAGCAAAAAAATGGGCAGTGTAACTTTGGTAGCGAAGCAGCTAGATTATCGCTTACCCAGGGCATCGCTGACTTGCTTAGGCAAACTGGCCTCATTCGCAAGGAGTCGAAATGAAAAGAGGAGAAGAAGTCAAAGTTCTGGTTCACTACGACTTGTTTGGCCTAGACCTGAAGGGCAAAATTGGAATGTATGTCGCTACTGACATGAATACGCAAAAACATCTTTGTGTCTTTGAAGAAAACGGAGAATGGGCAGAACTCAAAGACTCGGAGGTGGAATTTGTTTCACCGGGTGATGTCCCGGCAAAAAATATCAATTTTGCCGCTCGAATAAAAAAATTAGAATACTCATATTCTTGATGAAAAAAGCGTCGTTGAAGAAAAACACAGTTTACTATTCAACAAGATTTTCTTGCTTCGGTCAATGTCTGCAAATAAATAACTTTATGGCATACATGATTTGGACCAAGCCCACTGCACCTCCGGGGTGGTATCATTGTGCAGAATTAGTGTATGATATTTCTGAAATAAAACCTTGACAAACCTACAAGTATCTGATATTATTATAATATAACAATGAAGGAGTTTTGGATGAAAGCTGGTGACTTAGTTATTGGCACCAATAGCACTCGTAATGCGAAGCCTGGTGTTCTTGTTGAAGTTATTGAGTCAAATATTTTTAGCGGCGATGCTATTGTTACTGTTCTCTGGGCAGGGCAAAGTAGAGCATTGAAGGTCATGAGGTCTTCTCTTAAGAAGGTGAACCCATGAACCAGGCCAAGAACACTCCGACCACATTTCAACTGGAATGTTTACTCGACCGAGTGTATGAGAACTCGGAACCACAAGAAGATATGTGGGAAAAGGGCTTTCTTGAGTCTGTGCTTGAGCAAAGCAAAAAACGAGATTATCTTTCGGAAAGCCAAATCAGGACAATAGACAAAATCGAAGCAAAGTATACTGATGTGGTTATAGCAGAGAAGCAATACTGGAAAGAATGTTGGTCAGATTATCACAGAGACCTTTGTCTAAAAGTTGCATACTACTACAAAGCCAATCCGCCCTATTATAGACCTCTTGTTGATGAAGCCTTATCGGACAAAGATAATTTCTTCTTTGTCGAATCGGATTTCTTAAAGTTTACCAACAATAAGTATTCCTTGAAAGTCCTGAAGAACTATGAAGAAGAGTTAAAATTCAATGTTGGAGATACCGTGCAAATCAGAGCAACCAACAAGATTGACATTGCTAATGTATCTGATGATGGCTTCTCATATCCCAACAGGTCTGTCCGTCGTAAGATGGTTGACAAGGTAGGCTTTGTTATTAAGACAGATGCAAGACCAGTAACTCGCGCAGCTAGGGGTTCCAGAATGTATCAGGTACTACTTACAGGAGAGGTGGCTCCCATCTACGCTCATGAGTCTGACCTAAAGAGGGCAAAAAAGTGCAAAATAAAATAAAATCTATTTCCTTTCTGGTTGACGGCACGCGCGTTTTTTTGCACGCGAATAATTTTGGAAAATTTAAGGTGCCATACATTCAGGTTTCTGGCGGTTCGATGAGAACAGTGGAGAAGATGGTGTATCCGTGGGACGTGGTGACTAACAAATATATAAAAGATAGAGACCCGACACTAACTCTCTCTACGGGAGAGAAACTAAGAGTGTATCAGGGCGGTGATTCAAGCTATATGATTACTCACAGCGCCGCTATTCTGGACCTTCATGAAGAGGAGAAAGAAAAAGTAAAAAATGAAAACCTAAAAAGACACAGAGAAAGGCAAGAAAAGAAGAATAGTGTTGATATTTTTTCAGATATAGGAGACTGGTGTTGATGTCGCCTGTAAAAGTTGGAGATTTGGTTTACGTTGTGTCTAGCAAACAAATCAAGCCACTCCCTAACCAAACTAAGGGCGTCGTCTTCTCTCAAATCGACGAAGACTGGTTCAGAATATATATTACATGGGATGAGCATGCAAAAGTTCAAGATTTTCCTAGACATATGCTTACCAAGGTGGTACAATGAATATTGAAATGATTGGAGACTTGTTCTTGCTTTTCTCAATAATCGGCTCAGGTATTTTGTTTATCTATGTTAATGTAAAGTATGAGCCTAATAAGCCCCGGTAGCTCAGCTGGATAGAGCAACGGCCTTCTAAGCCGTGGGTCACAGGTTCGAATCCTGTCCGGGGTGCTACGCTTCAGGAGAAGACAAATGAAAGTCGGTGATTTAGTAAAACTAGGCTTCGCAGAAGGTGTTTACTACGCCCTCGTGATAGATTCTGACCACCCACCATCGTATCCTGGCCGACTTGAATGGACAATGCTCTTCTGCGACGGAGATGTTGAGACTTATACACAAGAATCCTTTGATTGGGGAGATTTAGAGATGGAGGTGATAAGTGAAGGTCGGTGATTTGGTCAAATACAGGAGTTACCACACTGGCTTGCAGGGCCTAGTTGGATGTGCTGTAGAGTTTTTAAGGATTCCATCTGGTGATAGAGTTCGTGTACTGTGGCCACCAAAGCGCAGGACATGCGGGATTCAAAGAGATTGGGACTGGGTCGAGGACTTGGAGGTTATAAGTGAAGGTCGGTGATTTAGTTAGAAATGGGCAAGGCCACACAGGAATCGTGACCGGCCTAGGTTATGCTGGTAAGTGCCCGAGTTATGATGAGAGTGCGTTCTTGAATCCTGACGTTCACGTCATCACCGCGCAGGGCAAAAGATTGTGGAGTTACAAAGCACTGAAGGTTATCAGTGAAAGTCGGTGATTTGGTTCAGTGGTACGCTGAGTATAAATATTTGGGAGAAAACCATGTTAAGGTGGACTTTGGGCTTGTCCAGAAGATTATAACCCATCCGGATGGAGACCAGGTTTTCATTGTGTGGCAAACTGGAGATGGTAATGGGTGGTTCAGTCAAGGACATCCAAGCATAGGAGTTATAAGTGAAAGTCGGTGATTTAGTCAGGATTCTACCGAAGATATATCATGGCAACAAATATGGATTAGTCTACAGTATGTTGAGTGGAGATGGTATGTATTACGATGTATTGTTGAATTCTGGCACAATTGTTTTCTTGCACAAAAGAGAATTGGAGCTAATCAGTGAAAGTCGGTGATTTAGTAATGAAGCGAGATGGGCTTATCGAGGACAGCCCCCACTATCTCCGGGTTGGTATCATCATCGATATTCAGGAGCGCTGGGGCGTCGATGGCGCCGTGTCAGAACCAACTTATAGGGTCCGCTGGGCAGACGACTATGGTGTCTTCTGGACTGGCGGCCATTCCTTGAGAAAAGTAGAGAAATCAGTATGAGTACAGCGATTTATCATTTAGAGTATCGAATCGGCAAAGAACCAAAGGAGCATATTTATGCAACGAAAAAGATTTGTGAGAAAAAGAAGAAGACGCTCTTGGAGTTGCATGGCTCGAAGATTAAGTTTGGGAGAATAATTAGGGCATGAGGAGCATTGGCGCAATTGGCAGCGCATCGGACTTTTAATCCGCTGGTTCTGGGTTCGAGTCCCAGATGCTCCACAATCACGCGTGTGTCGTATAACGGCCATTACCTCAGCCTTCCAAGCTGATGATGTGAGTTCGATTCTCACCACACGCCTAATTATATCGGGGAGTAGCGCAGCCTGGCAGCGCATCTGGTTTGGGACCAGAGGGTCGCAGGTTCGAATCCTGCCTTCCCGACCAACATGGCTAGGTGGTGGAATTGGTATACACAGCAGACTTAAAATCTGCCGCCTCCGGGTATGCGGGTTCGAGTCCCGCCCTAGCTACTTTTTTTCTTGACTTTTTAGTCGAGGTAATGTATAATAATAATGTAACTATGAAAGGTTAAAAAATGGTATCAAACAGAGACATTGAAAAATTGTTTGACCAATGGAACCCTAATAAAATCAAGGCGGGTGACAGGGTTAGAGTAAGGATGTCGGGCTACTCATATATTGGGCGAGTGGTGGGTCTAGATTTGGATATTAAGAACAAGAAAGTATATGCTAATCTTAGATTGGTTGACAACACAAAGAGAAACCCAAGCCGAGTCGATGCGGCAGACTGCTACCATGCGATGCAGACCATGTATCCTGGTCATCACTAATGGACGCATACATTATAGAGTTCTTAAATCCAGACACGGCTGAGATTGTTACTGAAACCGTTGCTAGGCAGTCCTTTGCGGAAGTTGCATCTTGGGCATACATTCGCCGACTGCACTTTGGTAGCGATTGGAAGATTGATTCAATAAGAAGGTACGGTATTGTAAATGTTTGATTTTATTGGTAAATTATTTTTTGTTGTTGCATTATTTTTGGCCGGAGATTTTATCGGCATCACCGGCATTAAGCAGTTTGTGACAACTTTAATTGGAGGCTAACATGGAAATTAGGTCAATTGCACACATTCGACGTATTGCTCGTCATTTAGTAGAGTTTCCAAAACCGGAGACAACAAAAATCTTGACATCTCTACCAAGCGATGATAGAGTGAGGGTCATGGAAGAGATTGAGAGAATCAAGAATGACAAGCAGCGCAAATAATATTATCGACTCCGCAAAGCTATCAACTGCTCAAGTTGAGGGTATGCTGAACACATTCGATTTCGACCAACTTCCTAAGCCTGGTGCCAACAAGGGCGAAAGAGGACAAATCCTAGAGTCCGCACTGGGTATTAAAAACGGTTCTGATTTGACGGACATGACCGATGGAGAGTTGAAGACTTTTACAGTGGGTGAATCTATTGCAATCACTTCTCTGGGTCATTGTTTGCCGGATATTGTCGACAATCCGACTTCGTTTAAAGACAGCAAAGTATTCCAAAAACTAAAGCAAACAATATTTGCTGGTTTTGACAAGAAAGACGGCACCTTCATCAAGTCCAAGACCATTAACCAAGTGAATTCACCTGAATGCTATGAAAAGCTCAAAGAAGATTATAATTATATTTCTTCACAAATCAGGCGCGCCCACTCATCGCGAGAGCTATTGCACACAATCAATGGTCCTAATGGATTACTTCAGATTCGCACCAAGGCTAGTAAAAAATCAGATGGAACTTACACTCCCTTACTTTATAAGGGTACCCAGCTCAAAAATAAGTACATGGCGTTCTTTCTACGTGCATCGTTCGGAAAAGAAATTGTAAAAAAAGACACTTGACATCATTATGGAATCATAGTATAATAGTATTATGAAAAAAGTAAGAATGAAAATTCTTGATATTGTTTGTATGGCGGTTGGAGCCGCTTTAATCGCGGCTGTCTATGTCGCACCATTGTTCGTGAAAGGACACACAAAATGACTAAAGTATTGAAAGTTCGCAACCATCTTGTACCAGAGTTTTGGGCAGAAGGCAAACCAGCATCTAACCACACTGGCTGTTTTACTACTGATGGAGAGCGGCTGTTCTCCTACAGCCTATTGATTGGTGACACTTGTGAAAAGACGGGGGCAAAAGTCCTTCGAGATTACACAGCACGAGGCCGTCACGGCTTTCAGTCTATGACCACAAGCCAGCACGTCGGCCGCGCTCGCACTGCAGCAGACATTGTTGATTGAGGTTGAACATGAATGATACACTAGAAGAAGCGGTTAATGTTGCAGCTCTGGTTGCCTTACTAAATGTAAAATTTGTCGAAAACTACGATAACCCAGAGAAAGCTGAAGTACTAACCGAAGTGCTCAATGATGTTAAGTTGATGTTCCAACCCGTTGTGAGCGATGAGGTCCACTAATGAAGTACAAATCATTTCTTAATAAACTCTTTAAGCGTCTTGGCACTAAGGTTCTACCCATCACTTCTGACGACCCTCATAAAAAGCGTCGAAAAGAGTGGCTTATTTATGAAGATACTGTGGCGTCATGGTATGTCGAGCCGAGTGATTGGGAAGATGAAAACTCCGCACCATCTGTTAGCAGCTTTCACACAAAAGCGGTCGGCCAAGAGTCCGACCCTCATACCGATTATTTTCCGGGAACATTCTGGAGTAACGGTACTCAGTTGATTGATAGACTTAAGTCACCTCCGCCTAAATACCCAGTTGGCTCCCTGGTTAGGGGGAAAAGCAATAAGCGCGCAATCCGCTGCGGCTACGACAATGCAGTCGGGATTGTTCTCTCTTGCTCTGGAAAGTATTTGGAGATACATTTCTCAGGGGGAGAGAATTCAAGTTGGCTAAATGAGACAGTTGGATGGCGCGGGCGTTCTAGATATCCGGAGCGAGACTTTGAACTTGTCAATGGGAAGTGACATGAAGGTGGGCGACCTGGTTAAGCTCTCAGCTTATGGAAAGCTGCGCAATTACAATAAAAGAATTACATTGCGGGATGCAAGCCAGCTAGGCTTAGTTATAGCTATCCACAAAGGTATGTACCCCTATCAGGTTAGGTGGTCAAAGCCCCAGAACGGTCTTACTCCCAACGATAATCACTCACGAAGAGAACTGGCTTACGCCCGGCGAAAGAGGCAACAGTGAAGGTTGGAGATTTGGTGAGATTCTACTGCAAAGCTACCAACAGCTCTGTTCTGCTTGGAGTTCTGCTAAATATTGACCTGGCAGACCACCTTGGCCACCCGACCACATACGGTTACAGGGTCAGATGGCTAAACCATACAACTTCCCAAAGAGATTGGTATCAGTTAGCCGAGCTGCGCCCGGTCAACCCGCAATGATAACTGACAGACAAGGAAAATTTCTTTCAAAAAGATTTGATTTTTTTTGCCTCATGTGGTATAAGATAATACATGAGGCAGAAGTTTGACATTGGGGACTTAGTTTATTGTCCCCTGGAAAAAGACCAAAAACAAACAGCAGGAATTGTCGTCAAAGCAGAATTAATAAACAATTATGTCACCAGCACTGAACAGTGTCTCTGGCATATTGATGAATACCATTGCATGGTTCGCTTTATCAACGGCGACGACCGCTGGGTCAGAGCAAAGTGGCTAAAGCATTTTGATTAATTTCGCTTGACTTCTTGAACTTTCTCTGATATTATATAATAACTATTCAACTCCTAAGAAGGATTATAAATGTCCATTGAGCAACTAACAAACAATATCTACAGGATGACTACTGCAGAATTAATTGGTTTGGCCAAAAATCAGTTTCTTCCTGAGGCAATCCAAATCGGAATCGCTGAACACCCTTACGCCCGTGCGCACTGGTACTTGGCAGAAAACTCCGGCTTGACCAAGAAGGCAAGAGACCTGCTCTGGTCGGATAGGGTAAACAAAGGGTACAGCCTCAAAGCAATGCTAGTCGCCAACGGACATTATATTGAAGAGCCAGAAAGGTATCGACAGTTGTATAACAGGTTTCCTAGCTCGTGGAATCGCTCATTCTGGCGAATGAAAAGGGCGTTCTTCGGCCGCGGCTATTCTTGGACCGGAAATCGCAACGGCTCCGAGGGAACCCCAACGGACTTATTGCACGCTATTTATGATAGGTTTTATGCATCTGAGCGCCGCGCACCAGGCAACCATTCGGCTTGGTCTAGGAGGTCGGATGTTATTGATATTCTGAGCGCCCCCGGCTGCGACACTGAACTTGCAGTAAAGATTTCAACAGAGTTAGACCCTGATATTCGCTCCAGTGCGTTTAAGAGAATTGTAGAACTTTCATAAAAATAGTTCTTGACCTTGATAGCCACCTGTGATATACTATTTATATACAGTGAGAGAGTAACCAATAACTGCTAACAACTAAGGAGATTCATCATGGCAGTTGACTTCGCAACATTCTCAAACATCGTTCACCACGTTACCAATGTACGCAAGCCTGTCTTGTTACGAGGTCGTCATGGTATTGGTAAATCTACAGTAGTTTATCAGTTCGCTGATAACATGGGTTTGCCTGTCGTAGAACGCCGCGCATCACAGATGACCGAGGGTGATTTGGTTGGTTTACCTTCTATCGAAGGTAACTCGACTCGCTTCAATCCACCAGACTGGTTCAAGACTGCTTGCGACAAGCCTGTTGTTTTGTTTCTCGACGAAGTTGACCGAGCCACTATCGAAGTTCGTCAAGGCATCTTCGAGTTAACCGACAGTCGCAAGCTCAATGGTCATACACTACACGAGGACACGCTTGTATTCGCCGCCGTGAATGGTGGTGAACACGGTTCACAGTACCAAGTTGGTGAGATGGACCCAGCCGAACTCGACCGCTGGACTGTGTTCGACGTCGAGCCTAGTGTCGAGGACTGGTTGACCTGGGCTAAGGACAACTCTGTTTCAGATATTACTTGGGACTTCATTAACCAAAACCGGGCGCACCTTGAGCACACAGACGACCACGAACCCAACAAGGTCTATCCTAGTCGCCGCTCCTGGGAACGACTTGATGAGTGCCTGCAGCAAGCCAACCTTTTGGAGGAGGCTAGTCCTGCGCTATATACTTTGACGTCCGCGTTCGTCGGCTTTGAAGCCGCCGTTTCGTTCAACGACTTTGTTCAAAATTACGATAGACAGGTAACAGTCGAGGACATTCTTGTTCATGGCAAGCTGAGTAAGGTTGCTGATTTTGGCATCAATGACCACACTGCGCTGATTGATAAGTTCGATGCATCAGATGCTTTCAAGACAGAGATGGAGCAAGGCCAAGTGGACAACCTGGCAAGATACTTTATTACGCTGCCCTCTGAGGTCGCTATGAAGTTGTGGTCTGTATTGGGTAATGGAGAAATCAACAACACAATCAAGCTCCACCAATCAGAAGTAGACGGAGATTCTGTTTCTGACTACTTGGTTAAGATTCTTGCAGGCGATTCCAAGTAAGGGGATATACTATGACTAGCTTTGACCTTAACATGCACACCGCACGGCTGCTTATGGACGAGCCGTTTTTTGCATCAATCTCGCGACGGATTGATAAGCGCGCCACCTTTGCAATTCCAACGGCTGGAGTTATGGTTAATCCCGACACCAGCCAATTTGAAATGCTTTACAACCCGGAGTTCTTCCAAAAGCTAACAGACGCAGAGAGGAGAGATGTCCTAAAACATGAATTTTATCACGTTGTATTTCTTCATGTGACTGGTCGCATGCCGGAGGGGGTACCTGTGAAGAGGTGGAACATTGCAGCAGACTTGGCTATAAACTCGCACTTGGACAACTTACCGGAGGGTGGACTCATCCCTGGAGAGGGGCTTTTCAAGGATTTCCCTCGCGGAGAAAGCGCAGAGTGGTATCTTGCAAACCTTCCAAAGAAGAGGACCAGCAAAGAAGAGGGTGAAATCCAAGATTCCGACCCGGACTCTGCTCAAGGCGTTCCTTCAGGTTCAGGAGAAGGCCAGCCAAGCGGGAAAAAACCACAGACGCTTGAGGATTTGCTTGACGAGATTGATACCCTAGACGACCATAGCGGCTGGGGCAAATGCCCCCAAGAGGCCAAGGACGTAGCCAACCAAAGACTCAAGGAGATAGTCAAGAAGGCCGGCGAGGAGTGCTCCAAAAACAACTCGTGGGGTTCCGTCTCGGCTTCCGTGAGAAGTGAAGTTATGAAGGCCCTAGAGACAAAAGTAGATTGGCGAAAGGTCCTCAGATTTTTTGTCAAAGCCAGTCAGCGAGCAAACAGGTCCAGCTCGATAAAGAGAATTAATCGTAGATACGCGTATATCCATCCAGGCAAGAAAAGTAACAGAACGGCCCGAATAGCTGTCAGCATCGACCAGTCAGGCTCAGTTGACGACACGATGCTGGGGAAGTTCTTTGCAGAACTCGGAAAATTGGCAGAGATTGCAGAATTTGTGGTCGTCCCTTTTGATACAAGAGTTGACGAATCGAAGGTCTTTACATGGAAAAAGGGCCAGAAAAGAAAAACCGAACGTGTCCTTTCGGGCGGCACATGCTTTGACGCTCCCACGGAGTACGTCAACAATGGTAACTTCGATGGCCACATTGTTTTAACAGACATGTGTGCCCCCAAGCCCAAACGAAGCAAGTGCCAGCGTATGTGGATGACAACGCAGCGCCATGCATCCCGCCCTTTCTTTGAAACCAAAGAGAGGGTAGTGGCTGTAGATTAATGTTTGAGAACCACCAGAAATTTATAATATATGTATGCAGCGCGAATGTCTATAACCGCGTTCAACTGGACCACAGTAAAGCGTTTGAGGATGCCTTGTGGGTGAAAGAGAATAAAATTAGAAGTAGACTGGTGAAGGCAAGGCGATGAGGACAGCCTCCCTGGTGGTAATCAATGACAGAGCTTGAATGGTACATGCTTTGGCGAGCTTTCGTCGCGATTATCGTTGTTTTCTTTTTTCTTTTGGTAATTTTAGTAGTAGACGAATAGTTAAATAGGGTGCGTAATTTCATACGCAGCTTTCACAAACAGAGGATGCCGACTTGGGGTAGTAGCGGGGATATTATTGGGCTTTTTGTATGCAAATTTCCTTGATTGGGGAGTTCACATATTATTACATAAGCCTAAAGGAAAGTCCCGCTTTAAGTTTCACTGGAAACACCACGGAGTAGCTCGAAGACACCAAAACCACGACCCCGACTACAAAGAAAAGCTCTTCCACAAAGAGACCTATCTAACTATGGTGGCCGTACTATTGCATGTTCCACTTGTTTTTGTCTGGCCCTGCTTCGCCTTGACTGCGATTGCTTATGGGTTTCTTTATATGGTCTTGCATCGAATGAGTCATACATACGTTGATTTTTTTAAGAAATGGATGCCCTGGCATTACGAACATCATATGGGAAGAAATCAGAACGCGAATTGGTGTGTAATATGTCCCTTGATGGACCATTTACTAGGAACAAGGGTAAAATGGCTTGATAAGAGATAGTTATAGTTACTATGAGTCTTATGCGCCGCGGCGATTTAGTAGCCTGCTATATCACAAATACCAACGAGTGGGAATCCCTAATGTCATGGGGTCTTGTGCTGGAGACCAATGATTCTGTCAATGATATATTGGTATTAGATAATAGTGGAAATGCTAGATGGTGGCCTTCTCACCGCTGGAAAATAATCTCAACAAAAACCGCAAAAAAGCTTGACAAAAGAATAAAATTAGCGTAAAATAGTATTACATTAAACAGTTTAGGAAAATGAAAATGGGCTATCGTTCAGACGTTGCAGTCAGATTTACGCCGGAGGCAGCAAAAGTGGTTAAGATTTTTGCTGAAATGGATAACAACATTCAAGAACTCATAGAGTTCGCCGACACCGCGGACTATGACGCTGGCAGCTTTCGATGGCAACATGTTAAGTGGTACGAAGATTACCCTGACATCACCGCGTTCATGGACATGCTCTACCAGCTTCACGATGAAGACTATGGAATGATTAGACTAGGAGAAAGTGAAGATGATATTGAGAGATATGGCTGCCCATGCGACTTTGAAATATGGGTTACGAGGTCTATAGAATGGTAGGCAAGAGCATTAAGACAAGCGATAACAAAATCGGAATCATCACTGCAGCGCAAAAGGTGGAAATTGACGACGCAGATGTTGAAACTCACTACAGCCATGTAATTAAAGTTATGTTTCCGGGAGACAGCAAAGCTACAATTTATGTTGTAAACACCGACCCAGCGATTAACGGCTATGAAATCCTGGAAGGATAACTTCAATGGCAGAGCTTGAATTTTTATTGTGGGTTGTTCTATGTGCCGGTATCTATATGCTTTTGAGGAATCGCTACCACCACGCACTCTACCAAAAGCAGAAAGAAGAACTTTGGCGTCAGATATTGCTTAAAGTCGAGAAGCAGAGAAAGATTGATGAACTCTACGGCAGAACAAGAGACAGGGAGGACTGATGTATGATTAGTTTTATTATGGACTTATTTTTGCTTGTATCGGCAATTGTAATCAGCTCGGCTCTGATAGACTTCTTCAGAAAGAGAAAAATGTGAAAGACTACTTTAGATATAAATCGCTGATAATGGAGTCTGTTCCTCAGCACCCTGGTGTGTCAGTTACCGGCTCTTTTTTGCGCAACCTCGTTAAGCAGTATTGTGGAGACTTCAAGATGCCCTTTAGTGTCCGCGCTTTTGAAGAATCGCTTTCGCAACTTCACAGTGAGCAATGTTTGGTGGTTTTCTCGCAAAATGACATTCGCCCCACGCAGTATGGATTAAACTTTTATAGATTTTTATCTTGACAGTACAACGTAGATAGTGTATTATATTATAAGTAACTGAAAATTAAGGAGTTTTTTATGTTTGATTACGTGGACCCAATTACAGCAAGAAAGAATCTCAATCGACAGGGGACAAAAGTTCTACACTTCATTGTTGATTCCTACAATAGAGGTGTACTCGAAGCTGCAAACTCTCAGGCCATTTTTTGTGAGCTGCTTTCCTGTATTTGCGAAGGCCGCGTCGAAGGCGTACTAAATAACGAAACTATGGAAGTTGGCTGGACCCTAAACGAAGAGTATCGTGCTTTCCTTGAAAAGGAGGCAGAGATTATTAAATCAGAGAATGTTGTTAAAGGTCCGTGGAGCTAACTGATGAAAGTCGGTGATTTGGTAAAAGAGAGTTGGGGGATGGAAAGAGTTGGTATTGTCGTGGCAGAAGTTCCTCGCCCACTGTCATCTCGCAGGAGACTATTCAAAGTCTTATGGGATGCCCGTTCTCCAACATTCCCCACTTTGATGGGTCCACTCTGGGAATCACAAGCGGAGGTTATCAGTGAAAGTCGGTGACTTGGTTACATTATCTTCTTATGGTAAGAAGATAAAAAGAACAGGCTGGATTAGAGATGGTGACGTTGGAATTATCAAAGAAGTTCGAGGCGCATATTTCTGTGGAACTTACAAGATTCTTTGGTGTAAATCTGTGTTTAATCACTCGCAGAAACGAGAATATGCAACACGCGGAAATTATTATTATTGGGAATCATACTTTGACCGTCGCGACCTGAAATATGCTAAAAAAAAGCCTTGACTTTTAGGCACTTAGCTGATATACTATATATAGTAATAATCTGGAGATAACCATGAATCCTACTTGCATTATCTGTTATGAATCTTTTAACCCAAGGCGCCTCGAACTGGGCTACAGAACTTGTCTTGACTGTGGCGCCCACGCTGCCAACCGCGAAAAGGCCCGTAAAGCAAAATGCTCTGCACCTGCTTATAACAAGGGAGCCTACCAGTATGTTGGCTCGGTGCAGACCGCGAGGCACGTTGGAAGATGATTCGCAGCAAAGAAGAGATGCCACACAGGCCAATAGAGATTGACCTTACAGGACCAGATGGTAACGCCCATGCCCTTATGGCGTATGTGCATACGTTTGGTAGACAACTAGGGTACTCAGAAGAAAGGATTGCTGCTATCTGTAAGGTAATGATGATGGGTAATTATGAGGGCCTTGTGAAGGTTTTTGATAGAGAATTTGGTCATTTTGTGACTATTTGGAGATAATGGTGAAATTTAAGCCTGGCGACTTTGTCATATATCGCACACCGAACAGTAGTGATATTGGTGTGATTCTGTATAGTAATCAGAACGGTGGAACACTCAAAGCCCTCAACACCAGAGGAGAAGTTGTTTGGTATGTCACAAGTGGTTGCGAGTTAATCAGTGAAAGACGATGATAAGATTGCAATTATGGAAATTATTATAGCTGTAATGTTTCCAATTCTAGTTATTGCATTTGCCGTGATGCTATCGGTGGCAATAATATGAAAGTCGGGGACTTGGTAAGATATACCCCAGAGGGAAGAGTCCACGACAGGTGGAAGAACTGGTATGGCCTGGTAATTCGCCCCGACCCTCATGCTGATTATCTGGTAGTAGTTAGATGGAACAAAGATAACGGCGCTACGTTGTCAATTAGGAAAAAGGATTTAACTGTAGTCAATGAAAGTCGGTGATTTGGTAAGACTCAATCATCTTTGCCGGGACTCAGGCAGACTGGCATTATTAGTTGCCTTGCATCGGAGTTATGCTAAGATAATGTTTGTCGATACCGGTCAACGCGAAAATGCCCCCGCGGCGAATCTGGAGGTCATCAGTGAAAATCGGTGACTTGGTCAAGGTGTACGGTACGTACCCGGCCCTGACCGGGATTGTGGTGTCGTTAGGTTGGAATGAAAGTTTCAAAGACTCAGAGGAGATTAAATGGAACCCCAATCCCGATGTTCATGTGGCTACAAAGTATGGTCAGCGCACGTATAGGATGCAAACATTGGAGTTGGTAAATGAAAGTCGGTGATTTAGTAAAGTTCGACCGTATTAACGGGCACACGCGCGATATCAATGATAAAGTGGCTGTCTATCTGGGTGAGGCTTTCATTCATCGTGACGACGGTGTGGTCATACAGAACCACAAGGTTCTGTTACTTGGGGAGACAAGCCCCAGAACTATTGACGTTCGCTTGCTTAGATGGTTGAGGAAGCACCCAGAATGAAAGTCGGTGATTTGGTAAAGCAGGTTAGCTGGGATGGTCTTGGAGTTATCACCAAAGTTGTTCCGCATGGTTTTTATGTATTATTCCCTGACGGGGAATTCCGCGTCGAGCAATGTGACTTGGAGCTAATCAGTGAAAGTCGGTGATTTGGTCCACCATATTGATATACCAAAAAAGCACCGCATAGTGGGTATTGTAGTCGAGACGTATGTTGACGTCGACATATGCGATGTTATTTGGCTCGATAGGGGCAGTGAGGTCTTTCATCACTACACTTTTTCCTTGGAGTTAATCAGTGAAAGTCGGTGATTTAGTGAGGGTCGATAACTCTTATGTTAATCGTATTGGGATAATCGTTGCTAAGGCGGAACAAAACAGGTGTTATCTTGTCCAGTTCTGTGACGACAACAGCCCGATTCGGTGCTCTTATCATGTGAGCGTTATCAGGAGAATCAGTGAAAGTCGGTGATTTAGTTAAAGACAATCATCCAAGTCGCCACGGTGCAGAAAGGTATGGAATCATTCTTGGATTTAGTACTCGTTTTTTGATACACAGATATAACAATAATGAGTACAGAGTCTTGTGGCGCGACGGAACCATTGGAAATAATGTTTGGGATTACGACTTAAAAATTGTAAAAAGTTCTTGACTTTCATTAGTTTAGCTGCTATACTATAAGAGTAGAAACAATCAAGAAAGGTTATTTTTCTATGGCTGGCAAAGCAAGAATGAGATTTATCGCGAGGTCTAATCGACTTCGTTTCGAGCGTGACAGTGGTCACTATGCAGGCGCAAACATTTATGGTGTTGACTGCATTTATTGTCACGAGTATTTCCCGAATGTAAAGAAGCCAGAGTTTGGCGGTCATGTGTGTAGGAGTTGTAAGTGAGTGACAAGAAAAAATATAATCACGCATTATCAATCGCGTTCTCGATTGATTCAGACTTAACGAAAAAACAGTGGGAAGATAGACTCGATACACAAGAAGGTATAATGGAAGCCTGTGCGCATTTGCTTAAACGAATCAATCAGGTAATCAAAGATACCGAGGTTGATGCGTTTGACATTTGGGATTCATACGAGAACCAAGGATAAAAGGAGGTTGATTAAAAATGAATTTCAACGCAGACCCAAATTGGAAAGAGCACTATGAAGAAAAAAAGAAATACGAAGTTTGGTCGCTGTTTTTTGCTATTAAGATTTACGCCGCCTGCGTACTCGGCGTGGCAGCCTTTTATCTTATGATGATGCTCATGGTTCATCTTTAGCAAAAGAGAATTTATGACCAGACAATCACACTACGAGCAGTTGAAGCCTGGAGCGATGGTTCAGATATGGGACCATTCAGACTTAAGTCCTGAATTTAACACCCTCATTCCCGGTCACGGCAAAATCGGATATATTGTAAAGTGCATCCCAACAACAAAAGATAATATTTTTGAAGTTATCTGTTTTGGCGAAGAGAGTGATTTCCAGAAATATCATATTCATCCAACGTGGCTGCGAAAAATTGAAACAAAAGGCGATGTCCTTTCGCGAAAAAAATAAAGAAAGGTAAATTAAATGTATTTAACGCTTGAAACCATCACAGGTAACTTTATCGACGTGACTCGAAGAGAGCTTGAAGAAGCATCTCGTTCAATGCTTGTTGATTATCTCGAAGCTCGCGGATTTGCTTGTTATGATGACGAGCCAACCGAGCTGCTGAGAGCAGCCGCCCTCAATGACTGGGACTGTGAATACAGCCCATGAACTCAACCAGAACTCCACGGCTTGGTGATATGTTGATTGTCAAGAGTATGGTGCCTGTCGGCTTGACCAATGACATTGATTATGTTTGCCTTGTTACATCTATTGAACCAAACGCATGGGGGCATAGTGAGAAGGTTTTTGTGACCTGGCAAGGTCCGAGTGTACCAGGGTACATTCCTGACTGTGGATTTAGTGGAATGAATATTATTAACAACCGTCATAAATTTAGAATCTTCCGCGCCGGCGAGGAACTGTTGTGAGTGGTTGAAACTTTTTTGTGAAATGGGTCATTTTTTTCTTGACATTTGGTTAAAAATTTGACATAATGTATATACAAACAATGAGGAAAGGCTCAAATTATGGCAACCCGAATTTACTACCGACTATCTGATGACGCTAACAACGAACACTTGCTCTGGTCCGGCGCGATTACCGTGCCACTAATGCCAGGAAAGGCAGAGGCCCGCAGAGCGGTCGCCAAGCACTTGCGCTGCGAACGACTCCCAGCCAGGACTTTGGTTGTCACCGACTTTGAGCTTCAGCTCGGTAACTGGACTGCGGACGAAATTCGCGGAGCAACAACACCATTGGCAGATGCCCCGACAGTCAAGCGCAAGAAGAAAGCCTTTTCGGACGTTGGTATGACATTTGACCAGGCAGAAGATTTGCTCAAAAAGTTTGGATTGAAATAATGTCGATTTGGAGAACACTGAAAGGAAAGTTGATGTTAAGATACCCATACACAACTTTTGTTGGTCGCTCTCCGTCGTGGGGGTTCTCGTTTAAGCGCTATAACCTTGTGTTGTCGAATGATACCACCACGCCATACAGCATCCTCCGTATCGGCCCGTTCGAGTTTTTCTCACGACCGAAGTCGCGCGAGATTGATTGGTTTTAATATGTGGTATGCACTTAGCTTGTTTGCAATAACGATGGTGACATGTTTAATACTCACTTGGACAGTGACACTTAGACCGTGATTGTGATGTTAATACTTGTGTGGTTACTGTTGTACGAGTACGACGCTCGTCGCTAATCGCCGAATTTTTTTTCCATTCGCGGCTATTTTTTTCTTGACCTAGCGGTCAAGATAGGGTATAATGGTAACATAAACAATCGAGGAAGACTTGAAATGACCGAGAACAATAAAAAGCTACTTGAGAAACTTCTTCGTAAGATGAGAGAATTTGGAGAGAAGAAGTGAAACGAGGCGACTTAGTTAATCCATTGGGTTCTTGTGCTGGCGAACCAGGCGCTGTGCGATGTAATGTTGCAATGGTGCTTGTGCCAAGGACCAACGAGGATTCGTATAAAGCAAAGATTGTTTGCCCTTGTGGAGTTAGCGAGGTTTATCGTTCGCAGCTCAACCCGCATCGGCGATATGAGGTGATTAATGATTAAAAGAATGTTGATTTTATCTCTTGCTTTAGCATTATGCGGTTGCCCTAGTGAAGAAGGTGAATCGTGCCGAAAAGTAATGCAATGCGAAGAGGATGTTGAAATGCTTTGTGACAAGACAGATGCTGGCTGTGGCGAAAGTTGTCATTATTTTGTGCATGAGCATTGTTATGAAGTTTGTCAGGGCGCCGGCACAGGCGGAGGAGATGCACAGTGAGAACAGTTGAACAAATGGTTGAAGTATATACAGACATGGGGTCGCGTGTAAGCTCGGTCTTTATGTATGAAGAGGTCAAGTGGCAGTACAAAGACATGGCAAAGGGCGGCGATGGTGGCGAGTTGGGCTTCGAGAGTAACGGCGAAACCACTTGTCGAGGCATCAATTATAAGGGATATCCAGATACTTTCTTCAAAGAGGTGTGTTATCAAATGGGATGGCTAGACCGTCCAGACGTTAACACACTTGAACCGTACTCAGCCGACCCGGTATGAGTGCGAGCCCGTGGGGGATATAGACCAGAGGCGTACCAATTCAGGACCCGCATTGTTGTCAAGCGCTCCAAACGCAGCGCATTGTTGTCAAGTTGGCCGAAGTTTGGCGCCGTGGTTGCGTAAGCGTGGAAGTGATTTCCAGGGCAGGCTATATCCACGTCGAGGAAGATGGGAACCTCGACACTTTTGGTCGCGAGACCAAGTGAAATAAAAATGCACCGAGCACTAAAAAAGTTCTTGACTTTTGCTCGATTATTTGAGATAATATATATATTGAGAATGAGGGAAGGGCCCAAATTCCAATACCAAACAAACTGTCTTTGAAAGGACAAACATTATGAAGCGCACAATCAGCAACATCGAAAACATTGCTTTCACCATCATGAACGAGCAGAGCGACGACTCCAAGCAGAAGCCAGCCGGTATCACTATTGACCAGACCTTGGTCAACGGCAACTCACAGGGCGTGAGTGTCCGCCTTATCAATGGCAAGCAGCGCTCTGCTGCGGTCAAGTTGGACCGAGTCGCCCTAACAGACTTGGTTGCTGCACTCGGTGAAGTGCTGGAGAAGGAAGAGGTATAAGTCGTAACAAGGTTTTCATAAGGGGTTGAACCTTGCCTTTCATAATCAACCCCCCACTTTTGCACTAACAACAATCCGAGAAGAGAAGAAAAGAATAAATATGTTTTATAGTAAGCCAGTTATCAATCGAGTCCGTGACGTTTCTTATATTGCTAACCGAAGAAGCACAAGACGTGTTAACCAGCGAACCACTCAAGAAGGAGGAAACAAATAATGTTTGTTCAAAGTAAGACAGAGACTCAGTATGATAACAAGAACGGTGTAGCCTTGGAGCAACGCCGAAACGGTAATGAAACCCTGGTACAGTGGGAGAACGGAAAACAGCGCTGGGTGCCAACATCTGATTTGCTGGGTGAGGTTCGGTTGATTGGTAACAGCGGCATGAGCATGGAGTCAGATGATTATGGCTTCTAAAAAATCAAAAGTGAATCGTTCTTGGTATAAAACAAAGAAAAAAGGTTAGGTGGTGTTAGGGCATTAACGCCCAGCTCCCTATACCATAGGGCATCACAGAAAAAAAAGTGTTGTGGTGTGGAAAAAAGTGTGACAGCGTGGGAAGCGATTTAATACATACTCGTTCCCCGTTGTCAACGTAAATAAATTAACGCCTGGAAAAAAAAAGATGATGAGCTGTGAAAAAATCAATTTAGTGATTGAGATGTTTAAGGCCGTGAATATACAAGCGAATTTCGAGCAGGCCACGCTGTGGTATTATCACTTCAACTGTCTGTTAATTTCTTAACGGTCGGGGACCATCGCAGAGGTAGGGCGATGTAGTATAAAGACCTACATGTATGACCACGTATGGCAATGTAGGCAGCCGCGCACAATGTGGGAGGTGTGTGGTGATGTAGGCGAAAGTAAGAAATATAAGTAAATATCCTACAGGTAGGATAAGGTAGGTCGAGGTAGGGAAATGTAGTTAAACCTCCCACTTTGTCCTACCTGTAGGTAGGTGTGAGCAAAGGTAGGACATGTAGGGAAATGTAGGGAAATGTAAGTGTAATACATACACGAGTGCGCTGCCCGGCGGGGTGCCGGACGCGCAGGTGGTGGGATGGTGTAGGAGACTCAGCCTCGTTTTTTGGTCTTAGACCATGCGCGACTCACTCGCGTCCGGCGTGTTGCCATTATACGAAGCTCCAGACAGCGACGGCCGCGGCCGCGATGATGATAGCATCGGTCATATTGTGCCACACAGCCCAATACAAGCGCGAGTACCAAGGGGTTTTAATCCTGGCTAGTCGAGTCCGATAGCCAGGGTCGCCGGCGATTTTGATATGTAAGCTCTCCATTATCGGACAGCTCCAGACAACATCCACGCTTCACGCTCCGGAGCGTCGAGCGCTTTGCGGAAGCATGCGCGCGCGTTCCCATAGTCGCGCATGTTGTGGTGAATCGCAGCGCGTTCGAGCCAACGATACCGGGCGGAACCTGGGCGAGCCATATAAGACCGCCCGGCGTATACGATAGCAGTATCAAGCATATAATCAGACATAATCAATTCTCCAAGCAAGACCAGTCATAGACTGGCATGTGTTCAACAATATAACAAATCAAAACAGGAATAACAAATTCAAACATACTAAGCCCCTTGTCGGTCGATAGTAATTAACAAAATGTAAGGACAGTTTTTTGACCTGTCCAGGTCAAGCGACTAGAAGTCGCCTTCAGTGTCGAGGATTTCGGTGACCGCTTCAAGCAGGTCCACGCATGCCTGGCGGTCCAGCTTGACGGCCGCGGACTTGCGCCCACCGTTGACAAGGCGGAACGATACCGCCGCGGACTTGCCATTGAGAATGGTCTGGTCAATGGTCATGCCAGCCTTCTCGTCCTCGTTGACGATGATAAGGTTAAGGTTTTGAATGTTGTTTTTCTGTCGTCGTAAAGCCATGAGAGGCTCCTTTCATTAGATGCACGTGTAGCGTGCGGGTAAATGCGCCCGCGTGGGGCGCGGTTCAAGTTGCGCGGGGCTTTCTCCCCCTTGCTTATGTATATATTATACCATTTTTTCTCGTGACATGCCAGCGGCAGGAACGAAAGTTTAATGATTTCAAGCACTTAGAGCGACAATTTCTTCTTTTTCCCATTTCAAAAACGTGACCGTGAAAACCTCAACAATTTCAACTACTTACAGCACCTACATGTAGGTAGGTGTAGGCATATATCCTACCTTTCGCGACAAAAAACGACATGTATCTCAAGTTTTTTTATTTTTTTTATTTTTTTTTTAACTTTTTTTTCTACTACATCCACCTACACTATACTACCTTGCCCTACCGGTAGGAAAATGTCGTGCGAGGTAAAAAAAATAATACTTATACCTACACCAGAATACATTGTACTAAAACGTAGGTGACTCGACTACAGTGTAGGCAAGCGTAGGCGACTCGACTACAACCTAGGTTGCTGTAGGCAACTCGAGCACAATGTAGGGCGGTGTGGGTAAGCGTAAGTAACTCGAGCACAATGTAGGGCAAGGTAAACAAATCTATTTAAATGTATTTAAAAAACTTACATGTAGTAGGGTGTGGGTACCCCTCCCCCCTCCCCCCACAGGTAGCCGAATGTAAGTCTTACACCTACATGCACCTACATGCGCTAGCTACGCCCACGTTCTCTCCACACAGAAAATTTCGGAGATTTTACGATTAACTTACAAAAATACTATTTAATTGTGACGTTAGTTTTTTAACGGTTTTAAAAAAGGAGTGGCCCATGAAAATCACGAAAAAAATTTTAGAGAAATTAATCAAAGAAGAAGTAAAAAAAGCAATGAACGAGGACGCCGTCGACAGCAGTTACCGGAAGGGCTATAAAGTCACAGTTGACGGTGCGCGTCGCGAAACGGGCGCCACCATGGCTCGGCAGTTAAAGTGGGTTAAGGGTAAGCCGCGTTCCCAAAAGGCGCTTAGAATAGTAGCCAGCAAGTTGGGGATAGCCAATAACGGCGAATTGAGAGAAATGTTTTTCGGAAAAAGCATTCGGGTCATTTCCGAAGAAGACCCGGTATACCGCGAATGGACGCAATGGGTGAACCAAAAAGGATATCCACAAACGCCTTGGTGGAAAAAAGCCGTAGACCTGTTGTTTTCGGACGGCGCGCAGGCCGATGAGACCATATTCGCTTTTGTGGCAAATTATTACGCAACGCGTGGCATCCGCGGCGCGGGTGGAACCCCATTCTCCGACAGAGAACTACCACCGGACCTAGATGAATCTAAAAATAAAAAAATATCAAAGAAAAAGTTAGCCCAAATAATCAAGGAAGAATTAGAAGTTGCTATAAAAGAGATATCAGAAGACCCATGCAAGGAAGAAGCATACAAAACTCATAGTGCACCAAGATTTGGAAAGGCCTGGCATAACTGGGCCCAGTGCAAAATGAAAAACGACAATAAATTCGGACAACAAATTCGCGACTGTGCAAATCGAAGCGGGCCAAAGAATTCGGATGGGTCACCAAGAGCATGCATGTTGCTAGACCTCCCTAGGAAAACAGCAGTGTCTATTGCACAAGATGTTTTGGGCACGTATCTGTCACAACGTAAAATTGATTAACCAGCGGCAAAAGAGGGTTTCATGAAAATTTCCAAAAAAAAATTAATAAATATTATTAAAGAAGAGATAGGACATGTCCTTACAATGGAGTCTAGCAGCGATGAGCGCATCCCTCCTGAAAGCTTGCCGTACCTCACCCCTGAAGAGTGGAATGCCGAACCCGCCGCAAAGTGGCTAGCTAATTGGGTTAAATATAGTTTTCAAAAAAGTTATAAAGAAATAGTCCGACGGATTCTTGCTATGGAAGATGATATTGAAACCTTAAAGTCTGAAATAGAAGAATCCAGTCCTGCAGTTGCTCCCACTGCTCCGCAAGTAAAAACAACTAAATAATTGCTGATTATATTGCGCGGCGCTGACAAAATACCGCATCATTTATAACAAACAATCTTTAAAACACTATTTACCTTGTAGTGCATTACAAAGCGTTAATTTTTTAACAGTTTTTAAGGAGATATTTTATAAATGAAAATGACAAAATCTAACTTGCAACGTATAATCAAAGAAGAGCTTGCAAGTGTTCTAGCAGAAGTAAACGTTGCAATTGATGAAGCTGACCGTGTCAATCCCAACCGTTCATCCAAGCGATTAGAGCTTGCCATTAATGAGCTAATAAGACACGCCAAAGCTTACAAAAATCATTTAAGTTCGGAGGCGCAAGGCTTTGACCAAGACGTTCCTGGTAAAAAAGCACTTGACTATGGTTTAATAAGCGAAGTTGTCGATGGCGCAATGAATCAATTTATTAAAGCTGTTAATTTAGCTGCCAACAGTTATGGTGTAAATTACGATTATATAGAATATGAGCTTGGTGCTAATCGACTTACAGTTAATCGACAAGCTGCTAACTCATTAGCAGGTGAAAAGAACGCTATTGATAGAGTTAGAGATATGCTTAAACCTTCCGATGACTCTGGTGATGGAGATGAACCGGTATTAGATGACGAAGATGCTCCTAATGACGAAGACATTCCTAGATAGCAGGTAGCTAATTGGATAAAAGGTAGTTATAAGCACTATGAAGCAGAAAAAAAATACCGCAAAAAAAATTCGAAAAAAAAATTTTCGCGCTTCATGGGTATTTTTGGCTTTTTCCCTCTGTTTTTTAACTCCTTCCTGCGTTGCTGAGCAAAAAAGAAACTCTGAACTTGTCGTAACCTATCAAGGTAAAGTTGTCCACCGGGCTGGTTCAAGATATACTGGCGAAAAAGAATTCATAAATAAGCTTAATGATGAAAAAATGCCTGATTTTGTTTTGTTTTCGTCTCAATGGTGCCAATCATGTCGCCATGTTGAAAAGAAAATTCAAGATTTTGGCTGGAAAAACAAAATTATTGTTTTAAATTTGGATGAAAAGTGGGTAAACTTTATAGCTGGCCAATTGGGTCTGCGTGGGGTGCCTGCTTTAATCATTGTACACAACAAAGGTAAGCAAAGAGATATGATATATTATGGCCCCACCATAATTATTAATAAAATTTACAGTCATTTTGGATTTATAAGGTAAAATATGTGTATAATTTGCGTTGAATTAGATAAAAACAAGTTAACTCCATGGGAAGCAAGGAGAAACTTAACAGAAATGGTCGAAAAGATTGGAGAAGAGCACGCCTTGGAGGTCGATAAGAAGATTTCAGATATGATTTTTGAGAATATCAATCTAGAGTATGGTGATACTATCCATGATGATGAAGAGTTATATGATTGTTGCGATTCTTATCCTTGCGATTGCGGATGGGGGTGCTAAATGTGCCGTATATTCGAATAAAAAAGTGTGTTTTTAAGAAAAAAAAGAATAAAACAAAAGGTAAAAAGGTCGGATGTTCAAAATCCGTGCCAAAAGCCAAAAAATATTTAAAAAAACTACATTCATTAAAAGAAAATTTTGATTTTGACCCACAAATAATTATTGATTCTGTTAATTCTGTCCTTTCTGAGCTTCCCGATGGCCATCAGCACAAAAATTCAAGGTCCGCTAATATTATTTTGCGAAAAATCTATGAAATTTTAAAGAATAACAACTTTGAAACCAATGAAGACCCAGACTCTCTGGTTCAAGGTGTTTTGAGCAAAGTTAAAATATTTTAAAAGGAAAAAAAATAAAAAAATGAAAAATTTTATACTATTTTTGATGTTTTTTATGTGGGCAGCCGCGGCTGTAGGGCAAGAAAAAAAGAAATTTTATGAATTTAACCCAATTTACATAAAAGCTTCAAACAAAGTCCCTCCTAAAACGAAATTTTATAATTTTGATGACCTTTTAATCAACGGGCAGTACAAAAAGCCCCAAGTTTTATATACTGATGTGAAACAAAAAGTAAAATTTGAAAGATTATTGAAATTGAAAAAAGATTTTCTTCCAAAACTAAAAAATACTCAAAAAGACCCTACTTTGCGTTAAGAAAACTAATTATTTAGTATAAAATTACTAAAAGAGGAATTTATGCAGTACTCAAGAAAAGATATTATAGAAGAAATAAAAAAAATCTTTGAACAAAGCCCATCGGACACAACGGCCAGCGATTTGGATAGGCGCGCGCGCAAAGCACGCGATAAGAAGCCTTTGAAGACGCCAAAACGTACTGGGCCGACCAGTACCGCGGTGGAAAAGACAGGCACTTCAAGTTCCGGCGCCAGCAAGACCACAGCTAAGTCAGATGCCGCAAAAGCAACAAAAGAGAAAGCAGCAAAAGAGAAAGCAGCAAAAGAGAAAGCAGCAAAAGAGAAAGCAGAAAGAACCAAAAAAGAGAAAGCAAAGGCAGATGCCGTTGCACAGAGAATCACAGGCCTAGGCGGCGCCAAGTTTTGGGCTCGACTTGATGGTGAATATGAAGTTAAAGTAAAAACAGTTATGGCGCTTCAAAATAGAAATTGGTGGGAGAAGCCGGTCGACTGGGATGATGAGTATTATGAAGAAACTGAAACATTCAGCGCGAGAGATAAGGATACAAGCGGCCTGACAAACGCCAAGCTTGATTATGATACAACAGCCGCGGAACCCTATGAAGATATGTACCGCAGACAAGGATATTCCCAAGTTTACCAAAATGTGAGAAGAGTGCTAATGCGCCCGGGCGCAGTCGACTATCAATCAGCGGCTGCTGAGAATCTAGTTCAACAAGCAAGTCTGATTAAACCTAGAATACCTTATTTTATTAACGTCTCTCACAATATGCACTCAAAAAGAGTATCTGACTCGAACAAGAGTTCTCACATTTCGAGTGGTATGGCCCCGGGCGCGACTGTAGCGCCAAAACAAAAATTTTTTCACAAGCACCCATTAAATGATGCCAAAAATAAAAAACTAGTTGTAAAAACTATAGAACGTTCATTGGCTCCGGCGAAAGAAGGCGGAGAGTTTGTTATTGGTATACCTTATTTTTATTGGCCTAATTATGGCTCATCAGTCGGCGCGCCCGTGACAACTAATAGTGAATTTGCTGTAATTTGCCTTTATCCCATGTTTGCTAGTGATAAGTATGCAAGCAAGGATTATGTAGTAGTTCGAGCGATACCATTTAGAACAAGACAAAGCATAGCGTTAGGGATTGGCGCGGCATTTTATAACTGGACATGGGCTGAAGGTTTTGGGGACTTAGGGCCGGCCGGCACAAGATTGAGTGTCAAAACAATTCAAAAAGGGGATGAAAACAAATTTAATGCAATGACAAATCGCCCGGGCGAATTTTCTGTTATGGCAAACCAATCTAGTATTATAAATAAAAAAATTGATGGTCACATAGCATTGCTAAATAATTTCATAAAGCACCTTAATAAATCAATTGCAGATAAACAAGTTGTTTCAGATTGTACTAAGATTGTAAATAATTATGTGAAATACCTTTCAGAACTAAGGAAGCATACAGTATTTCTTAGCTCAACGACGCGAAATTATGCCGATATGGCCATGCACTGGGTACCTCTTATAAATTATGGAGGAATTGTAAGCGATGCACAAAAAGCTCTTTGGCCTGGCGCGCAAAAATAATGAAAAGAGGAAATTTTAATCATGGATGCATTTAAAAACCTACTAAATGAAAGAGGGCTGCCAGGCAAAAGAGGCAGAGCGAAAGGTATCCGGCGCGGCTCAAATCCTGAAAAAGAACGTGGCGGGGATGGGCTGCGATGGAGAGGCCGCAAAGGAGAAGGTTCTGGCGGTTCCGGAACCACCGGCTCGGAAGATGGCGAAGGTGTTGAAGGTGGCACTGAAAAAAAGCCACCTGTAACTGACTCGAAACCGGGAGAGAGACCCCAGCAGAAAAAACCGAAGCCACCCGAAGGAGAAGCTGAAGGCGAAGGCGAAGCTGAAGGCGAAGGCGAAGGCGAAGGCGAAGCTGAAGGCGAAGGCGAAGGCGAAGGCAGCGCTGAAGGCGAAGGTGATTTCGACCCAAAAATGAGAAACCTTCTCGTTGATGCAGTAAATTTACCAGGAATCATGATTCAAAAGATAGATTATGCCAGAGTTCCCTCGGACTCCATTGCAAGATGGAAGGGAGACAAAAACCGCCAGATGGAAATCCTATTCAGTTTACTCTCCGGCATTGATGGGCGAAGGCAGGTGGAAAAAACACGCGCGAGAATCAAAAAAGATGGATGGTTCGGGGAAGATGAATTACTTAAATCTTTTAAAACCGTCTGGAGGAACCCTCCTGGGGTGCCTACGTTTGGAAATCCCGATGGTTCTGAAAACATGACGCCTGGCCAGGCAAGAGAATTCACCTCGCGCAGTATTTTCCAAAACCTTATGCTTAAAGATAACGCCAAAGACGAAGATATAAGCCGGTTTTATAAATATCTGTTTTACAACTCTCGTCACTGTCCTCCTGGGCACTGTCTAACAAAAGACCGGTCTTTCAATTTAAAAGCCAAATTTACAAACGATTATGGTAACCAAGATACATTTGGTGATTGGGTAGAATACCAGATAATTTTCCATAAAAGATACAGACACATGTTCAGAAATATCAAAAACGTTAGGCTGCAGCGTACGGGCATACGCGACGAGATTTTATCATCAGAACAGACTAAAGGAGCTGGTGATAGTGGAAATATTGCTACTGCGGCATTCTACAATATTTGGTCCTTGCACGAAGCAATAGACCTTTACCGTCGTGTTGATAGTCGAGTTGAATCCAAAAGAAAGCCAGATAAGCAAAGACCATTTTCAGGTCGATATAGTAATAATAGCCTTAAAATAAAAAAGAAAATAGAATATGTGAGCATAGGAAATGATAACAAGGAAAAGAAAGAGTCCCACCCAAGTGAGCTTTACAGGTTAACCAAAGAGTATATTAAAGTTGCTTACAATATTGACCAGAGATTTCAGGAACTTTTATCAATAAGAGATAATGGCGACCCGGAAAGTGAGGAATTTAAGATAGCGAGTAATACCATTGAGAAAATGCAAGACTCATATGAAAGTGCTATTAAAGGTTACAAGGCCCAGGTCACCACAGATAGGGAGGTATTATACGATGGTGAAAAACTGGGTCACCTCAACAACAGCGCTAAACAAGGTCCGGCATTTATCATTACAACGCCAACTATTTCCTCGGCGGCCATGGCTGTGTACAACACATTTAAGAGTAGCTCTGGAGGCATGCACACGACTATGGAGCAAATGATGATGCCTAATTTCTGCAAAGAGGCCAATCGGGCCGAGCTATTCCAGAGAGAAGAAGAAGAGGAAAAAAAAGCTGATGCTGTTGCACCTACTGCACCGGCGACAAAGACTACCAAGGAGAGTAATTACATGACAAAAAATGATATCAAAAAGTTAATAAAAGAAGCTTTTGAAGAAGTTAATTCAATATATGGCAGTTATCGCTCCTCAAGGCACCATTTGCAAGAGCCGAGTGAAGATGTTTTAGATGATAAACAAAAAAACTTATCACAATGGAAGCATTTTTGTGATACTATGTCAAACGACACAACAAAAATGCAGGCGGTTCAATTTTGCAAAATACTAATAAAAGATACAGAACTTCTTCAGGATATATTAGAAATAATAGCTCAAAAGCCAGAACTTGCAGTCATTATAATGAACAAGATGTTAGAAAATGACGGCCCTTTGCAATAAAAGATGGATTACTGGTTCTGGAAAGCAACTTTCCTTTAAAGAAATTGCCAATATTATTTCAAATTATTTAAAAACTGAAAATAAAATTTTCATAGGCTCAGATTCTTTCGCCTCAAAAAAAAGAATATGCTTTGTAACTGCTGTGTGTCTTGTATCACCCGGTGTGCCAGCAAAATACTTTTTCTATAGAGAATATACACCCTCAAAAAAATATCATACTTTATCTTCTAGGATAACAGAAGAAGTGCGGCGTTCTATAGAGACAGCAGAAATATTGTCAGAAGACTTATCTATCTCACCCAATAATATTGAGTTACATTTAGACGTTTCCCCGTTTGGAAGTAGTCATAAAACCTCTAAATTCTCAGATATGTTAACAGGGTATGTTCAAGGTTATGGTTTCTCTTGCAAGGTAAAACCTAACGCATGGGCATCTCAATCTGTTGCAGATAGGCATTCGAAGTGAACAAAAAAACAAAAGCAATAAATCCAATTATTTATAATGTTTCGCACCAAGATTTACTTGATTTGTGGGTCGACTCTTTTCACCCTGATGACCATCTTTTGGTTATTTGGGATGCCCTAAATCACTTTGAATTACTAGATAATTGCGGCTTCAGGCTTGATTATGAAGTTTTGTACAACAATAAAATTCTAACAGTCTCTTTGGATGATGTAATGGAGTGTTTTTACATTATGGATGTTATATCTTCTAGGGAAAACCACCCTTTTGTGCAGGTTTACTCTGAAGGAAGGCTCTTAACTGATAATTTAGAAAATTTAAGAACTGATATTAACTAACTATTTAAAGTATGCTGAGGGTTCAAATAATCAAAGACAAAAAAGATATTGATGTTGTTGCTAAGGTCGTAATTATCGACAAAAACAACGATGTTTTACTTTTAAGGCGCTCTGATTATCACAAAAAGTTTGCTGGTGAACTAGATTTGCCAGGCGGACATTTAAAAGAGGGAGAAAATCTAATATCTGGCCTGAAAAGAGAAGTTCTTGAAGAAACTGGTTTGAAAATTAAAAATCCTGTTTTTTTTGAGAAACAAAAAGATAGATATTACTTTTTTGCAAAATATAACAACAAAAAAATTAAATTAAGCGATGAGCATATAGAATATGGCTTTTATAGCAAGAGCGAGATGGACCAAAGCAAAAAATTTGAAAAAATTGCTATAAAAGTATTGGAGAAGCTTGAAAATGATTAATGTTTCCATAAAAAAAGACAATATTAAAAATAAATGCTTTTTAAAGCCAAAAGAATTTATGCATAGAGATTTTTGGGATGAAAAAGTGCTTTTGCCAGAGATTTCCGAAGCGTTATTAAGAATAGCTGATAGTATTCTTAAAAATATGGAAATAGATGCTAAAATTAAAGATATAATAGTGACTGGCTCGATTGCTGGGTATAATTGGCACCCACTTTCAGATATAGACCTTCATATTGTTTTTGATTTTCAAGAAATTGATGAAAACTTTGAATTAGTAAAAAGAATGCTAGACCAGTCTAGAATTAACTGGAACAAAGCACACGATATTAAAATAAAAGGTCACGAAGTTGAGCTTTATTTTCAAGACGCGAGTGAGCCTCATGAATCAAAAGGTATATGGTCCTTAACCAAAAACCTCTGGAACGTTGAACCAGTGCCTCAGAAAGATGTTGATATTGATTTAAGAAATGCAGAAAAGAAAGCAGAAACATTAGCGAAAGCAATAGAGCACCTAGAAGAGCACCTAGAAGAAGACCCAGAGGGAACATATAAATACGCCTCTAAAATTAAAAATAAGGTATCAGAAATGCGTTCTGCCGGCCTTTCGAGAGAGGGAGTATACTCTCCAGAGAATTTAGCTTTTAAGATGCTTAGAAATTCGAATTATCTTAAAAGGCTATCAAATATAAAAATTAACTCATATGATAAAATGCTGTCCCTTAATGAGATGTACATAAAAGATTACTTTAATGAAAAAAGTGAATCAGATTACATGGAGTTTGAAGGGAAATATAATTTAGAGGACCTTTTGGACCCAAACGGGCCGGCCCCGTGGGGTAAAATCGAAAAGAAAAAAAATAATCTAAATGAACAAGAAGGCGGCTTTTCTATTGATAGAGAAGTACCATATGAAGAACCAGAAGAAGAATTTAATCCAGAAGATATGTCTGGTGACCCTGCATACGAACGAGCGGCTTTTGCCGGGCAATTTAGACTAGAAGGTTTTGGAAAGTTTGATTTTGAAATTTTTAAAAAAGCCAGCTTCGAAATCTTCGACCTTGCAGCAGTATTAGTTGATATTACAGGCCAATATATGGGAACCGATTATGAAACCGGCAAACTAAAGGATTCAACTTGGACGGAATACGAAAAAGCTTACAATGATTGGAAAGCTACACCCGAAGAAGCATCATTTTTGACTAGATTGGCCAAAGCGACCACTCTTGTTATTTTAGGTGTCTCCATGGTGCCAATCATAGGGGGAGTTGGCAAATTATCAACCAAGCTTTCAGCAAAGATTAAAAAACTTTCTAGTGCTATCGGAAAAGCGTCAAAAGGCAGCAGAGCAAAGGCAACTCAAGAGTTTCAAAAAAAGATTCCAGAAGTCTTAACAAAGCTTAAATTTAGTGAAGCGTTAAATAACCCTGCTTTTGTAAAGGGCTTATCAAAAAGGTTAAATCCGGAAAAATATGATTATTACATTCATATAGTTACTTCTGCGCGAAGTTCTGGCATGACAAGTCCGTTTACCGGGAAGTCGGTCGGCGCCGCTGCAGCAGGTCGACAAAAACATATTCAAGATACTGGTTTTTTGGTAGGCAGGTATACATCTACACATAGAAAAAGCAAACTTACCGGCAAAGATGAGCCAATTAAACCAGGCACTAATATGATTCGAACATCTTTTGGTCGAATACCAGGAAAAACCGCGGATGAAATTTCAAACTCTATTCTTTCTGCTACAACATATGCTCCAAAAAAAGGCAGCTTTGTTGTTAACATATTACAAATGCCAAAAGGAAAAAAACCCACAGATTTTCGAAAACCATTGCCAGATGGGTCCCCGGGTATGCCTGGAGATATAAGAATGCGACGTGCGAAATTTCTCTCACCTGAGCCGATTTCATTTGATACTTATATACCATGGAATGATGCAAATGTAGTTGCTGTCATTGATGGTACAGGGCCAAGCTTAAAGCTATTGGGTAAGGTTCAGTAGCATGTACGAATTTTTTGATTTAGGTTTGATACTGATTAACTTGCTTTTCAGTGGCTTATTGCTGCATCGAACAAACAAATTAAAAGATAGAACAGATAGGTTAGAAAATCTAATAAAATCAAATATAAAAAATCCAAAACTAGCCAGAAAATTGTTAAATGAAATACTTGATTAAAGTATAATAATTTTAAACCCCAACAAAAGGAAAAAACATGTTAGCGGATATAGTAGTCGACCTCCAGTATGGAGACTGCGGCAAGGGAAAAGTCGCGCACGCTCTTTGTAGAAAAAATGATTATACACATGTAATAAGATATAACGGTGGTTGTAATGCAGGTCATACAATCTACCATGAAGGAAAAAAATTTATTACACACCATATTCCATGTGGTGTTTTTTTTGGAATCAAATCTATAATTGGTCCCGGCTGCGTTGTGCATGTTGACACTTTTTTGGAAGAAATAGAGCAATTAGAAAGAGCAGGAATCCCTGCTTCTAATTTAGTTTATGTGTCTTCAAATGCTCATATTATTACTGATTTTCATAGAATAGAGGATAAAAAGGATAAAGATATCGGGACAACCAAAAGGGGTAACGGGCCGGCTTATCGGGACAAATACGGAAGAAGAGGGGTTCGAGCAGTTGAAGACCCACGCTTGAGTGATTATATTATAAGTTTATATCATGAGCTTTATGAAAATGATGAGTTTGATGACGTCGAAATACTCTTTGAAGGCGCCCAGGGCTTCGGGCTGGATGTTGACTGGGGTGATTACCCTTACGTAACATCTTCTCATTGTACTGTCGGTTCAGCAATATTAAATGGAGTTCCGCCAAAATGTATTAGAGATGTTTGGGGTGTTGCTAAGATTTATGAAACCTATGTTGGTGCCAAGGATTTTGAAGGCCCTGATGCGGTTTTTGAAGAGATTAGAGAATTAGGTCAAGAGTTCGGTGCCACGACTGGCCGGCCAAGACAAGTTAACTGGCTTGATTTCGATATGTTAAAAATGGCTTCTCGAATTAACGGAATAAATAAACTCGTTGTAAATAAAATGGATATATTAGATGAAATAGGCATGTGGAGAGCGTTCAATGGCCCTCATGTTTTAGAGTTTTCATCCCGGGATGATATGGAATTTTGGATTGAGTCGAAGTTGAATATAGAAGTAAATGAAGATTTAGATACATATTTTTCTGGTGATAAAGAACATATTTAAATTATTTTTACCTATTTAACTTACGATGAGTTACGACAACATAATAGAAAATGATTACACTATAAATTTCCACTCAGGCTCTCTAAACGAATATACAGTAAACCCTGTTCAGTCTTTAGGTAGCTTAACAGTCTCAACAAGTCCGAGCTCTATATCTGCGCTTAAAAATAAAACGTTTACCCTAACAAATACTAGAGGTATATCTAAAACGTATGTATTCAAAAACGACCCCTCCTTGGCGACTGGGGGCTTGGAAGGTAGTGAAATTATAATCAACCTTGACAGCCTAACTAATGAAAGCCAAGCTGCATCAGAAATCAAAACAGCTATTGAGAGTGCCAATGGCCATAATGGCACAATTGTACCAACAATTATCGGCACTTCAAAAGTTGTAAACTTAAAGCAGCTTATTGGGGGCACCGATGGAGATAAGAATATATCATTAGGGGGCACAATGGGAACCCTAATGTCGAAAAGCAATTTTACAGGGGGAACAAATGGCTCCAAGCCAGAACACCTTCCTTTTAGATTTTCTTTGAGGACAATTCAAAACATCAGGGGACAGAATGAAGAAAACTACTATAATACTTTCATTGGTATTCAAAAAGATTAAAACTATATATTAGTAGGAGATTTTTTATGTTATCTGATTTAAATCCACTAATTAATAGTTTGATGTCTTTTTCCAAAAAAAGATTAGGATTCCGAAGTCCACCTAGTTTATTTTTGGATGATTCAAAAGAAAATTCAGATTGTATCTTAGGAAAGACTGCCCACTACGACCCTGAAAACGAAAGTGTAACTGTATTTACTCATAAGAGGCACCCAAAAGATATTCTTAGGTCATTATCACATGAATTGGTTCATCACTGTCAAAACCAGCGAGGTGACCTCTCACAAGACAAAATAGGAATGATGACAAAAAATTATGCTCAAGATAACCAACATATGAGAAATATGGAGAAAGAAGCCTATTTAGAAGGTAATATGTGTTTTCGGGACTGGGAAGATAGTCTAGATAACAAACTACAATATAGAATTACAGTTGCAGAAAGAAAATTTTTAAAGGAGAACAAAAATATGTCTGTAAAAATAAACAAAAGTACTTTAAAGAATCTAATTAAAAAATTAGTTTCTGAAAGGCTCAAAAACCAAGTGATAAATGAAGACGAGAGGTCGAAAAGAATAAATGCCAGGAAACCGAAGCACGTTCCAATTCCAACTGGTATGACTAAAAAACAAGAAGCCCAATTCGATAAAATTTATGCTAGCAAATATGCAAAATATAGAAAGGGTACTGACGGAAAGCCGGCTATGGACCATGCGGCTGCACATGATAAAGCCACAGAGATGGCACTCAGAGCTGTTGTTTCAGCCAAACAAGCACAGCGTTTTGCGCAAGACCGAACCAAGCCCAAAACGACGCTTCCTAAAGGTGGTCTCGATGCCGCGAGCGATACTGTGGCCCCAGCAGCACCCATGCAAAAAACCGTAAAAGAAGAAGACGATGCTTTTGGTGCAAGCCATTACTGCATTCATCATGGCGGAGTTAATCATAACGGAAGCATTGCCATGGCAGAAGCAATCCAACATGTGGCACCAGACGCTAACGGGTTTATTAGTCACTACGACATGAAGCTGGCTGACGGCACCATTCTTGAAAATGTTGCAGCAGAAGATATACAAGTTACAAACGCTTCTTTAGCTGAAAAACACAAGAGAGATGACCATAAAGCGTACAAGCGAGACCACCTAGAAGAGACTGAAGAACTCGAAGAGGCTGACCAGTCACAAGAAGAGTTTGCTAAAAACCGACCACCTTATGACAAAGCCACTGCTGCAGACAGAGCAGGTCCTGACGGTAAGGCACCAAAGAATGAATCCAAGATTCAAACACCAGAACAAGAAGAAATGCTTTATGAGTCTCGCTTTGGAAAAAGAGACGAAGAGGTTTTTAGCAAACTAACTAAGCTCTGGACTAAGTAAGGGCTAAAACGTGAATAAAGAACTCCTATTAGAGGGGGCTGTTGCTGGTCACATGAACCATATCTACGATAATGGTGAAATGACTTTTGGTGAATTAAAGCAGCTCCTACAAATGGCGGCAGATGGAAAGCTTTCAGGAACTGAAAAGACTGATGGTCAAAACATTTTTCTCTCCTTTAATGTAAAGACTGGAAGAGCAGTTGCTGCAAGAAATAAAGGCCAATTGAAGCAAGGTGGCCTTGATGCTGACGAATTGGATTCTTTCTTCGCGAATCACCCAAGCCAAGCGCTGCGATATAGTTTCGTTGAGGCGTTGGGAGCCTTTGAAGAAGAAGTAAAAAAGCTAGATATTGATACTCAAGAAAAAATATTTGGGCCCGATGCTAGTGTGTTTTTTAATACTGAGGTTATGAATCCAGGAAACCCGGACACCGAAGAGGGAGACCCGCGCGGGGCGGGTACAACAAACGTCATCCCCTATGATAAAAAAACTTTGCTTATTCACAGAGTTGGGCATGCCCAGTTTGATAAACAAACTGGCAAAAAGACAGATTTAGATATTACCGCGAATTTTGAACTTCTTGATAGGGCCTTTGTTGATTCTGCCACAGAGGACCCAAGTATTTTTTCCGTAGAGACAAACCCCGTTAGAAAATTACCACCCCTCCAGGATAAATCTGTTTTACGAAGCACAATGGAAAAAGTCAGTAATTTAATGTCTGATATTGGTGTGTCTGATGGGGACACAATAAACGATTATGTAATTGGACAGGTAAAACCAGAAATAGACCAATTTAATCTTGATGATGCAACTAGTAGATTGTTATTACAAAGAGTTATGAGAATTCCTGCAGCATCTGGTAAGGTACCTGGTGTCAATGATGTAACTCGGGGCATGCCCACTAATATTAAGCAGAGTGTCTCTTCTTATGTGAGGGCATTTAATTATGCTAGTTACACTCTGGATTTACAAAGAGTTCTTCATGACTTTTCTGTTGCTATGGTTGGCACAATAGATTCTTCTTTTATAAACGATAATGAAAAGCAAATTAAGTTTCTTCAAGATGAGGTAGAGAGTACAATATCTAGAATAAAAAATGGGAACAATGAAAGAGCCCAAGCCGAACTGGAAAAGCAAATGATAAAACTCAAAGATGTTGGAGGCATTAATACTCCATCAGAGGGTTTTGTGTTCGATTTTAATGGAGTGACGTATAAGTTTACTGGAAACTTTGCTCCTACCAATCAAATTTTAGGTATGGAGCGCTTTCAGCGCTTTGGTCCTATCGATGCTCAAGATGAAGAAGAAGAGGCGTTAAAAGACAATTCTGGGCCTTCTAGAGTAGCTGTCGTGCCTGGGGCATTCAAGCCTCCTCATAAAGGCCACTTAAATATGGTTGAACAATTAGCCGAAATTGCCGATAAGGTAATCATAATTATCTCTCAACCAACTAAAGGCGGCCGCACTTTGCCGCTCTCAGGAAAAATTGTTGATTCAAATCATGCTGAGCAAATATGGCGAGCTTTCCTAGATAAATCACCAGCTGGTTCAAAAACCGAGATAATTCAATCTCCTGCTGCTAGTCCTGTTGGCGTAACTTATGATTTTGTAATGAAGGAACCGCAACCGGGTAATGATTTGGTTGCCCCGAAAGGCAGCACTGTAATATTGGGCTGCGGCGATAAAGAGGACGACCAGTCTCGTTACCAAACAATAATTAGCAAGGCCCGAAATGATTTAAAAATAAAAATCCATGTTTGTGACTTATCAGCTAAGCATAGTGAAGAATATATGAATACATTATCTTCTCATCCTCATATAAACTCTCGAATTCCGTCAGCTACAAAATCTAGTGTAGATTCTTCTGATTTCCACGCTTCAGATATGAGGTTTATAGTTGATGTTGCAGCTAGTGACCCAGTAGGTCTTCAAATGTTAAAAGATTTTGTTCCTCGCCCAGAAGACGCCATCGCAGTAATGGGAATCTTAGGAATAAATGCGGCAGATAAAAACCAACCAGAAGAAGACCAAGTTGAGGAACCGGAAATTGACGCTGGCGGCCTTCGAGAAATTATTGAAGACTCGCTAAGGAAAATGCTACAAGAGGGTTTTAAAGCACAGCATGCCCCAAAAGCAAAGCCCTCTTCGAGCGCATTTCAGAAACGAATGAGAAAAAGGCTTGCGAAAGCTCACAGGACCTATTTAGATATGGGTAGAAAAGATTTAACAAAACATGGCGGAGCCTTCAAGCACGGCCGGCCAAAAAATATTTCAAATGCATTCTTAGCAGAAGAGCAGGATGAATTAGAAGAGATGAGTTCAAATGCTGGTGGAAATTTAGCTGGTTTTGCTGGGCCTTTTGGAAAAATATATAAAAAGGATGAAGATATGAAAGAAGAAAGAAAACTTAGAAAAACTTTAAGAATCGGTATTAAAGAGTTTTTTGATTTAAAAGCAAAAGAAAATAATGAAATCATCGATTATGTTATTCAAGAGCATATGTTGCGATTATCACTAAGAGAGCTAATATTAGAGGCCGCTGCAGAAGACCCAAATACAGATATTCATGATAATACCGGCATCAATACTCTTAAGGACTTACTTAAAAATACAAACGTCCTTTCTACAATTAGACAGGTTTACAAGACTCTAACAACCTCTGATGACCAAAGAAAGTCCTTTAGAGCACATATGATACAATGGGTTCAAGATACTCTAGCGCCCGTTAAGCTAAACGACACAGATTCTATTGGCTCACCTGATGCAGTTGCACAACTTTCAGAAGAAGTTGGAGTAGATATAGAGGGCGTTGATGCAGAAAAATTTATTGATGCTAATGACGGCTCAGAAAAAGAAACGCCAACCAACGATAAAGAAGAGAAAGAAGGTTTAACATCCATTTCAGGTGAAGATACCACCGGGAGAAACAAAGCTGAAAGAGTCTATCCTTCTATAGAAAAGTCTATTATTGATTATTATGGAGAGCTTGACAACGCAGAAGACCAAGAAATGTTTTATGATTATTTAATAGCAAATTTAAAGCTTTACCACGATAAATGGGACAGAGAAATGGCTAAAAACATTGAAGAACCTACCAATGATGAATACGAAAAAGCAGCTCAGGGTACAGAAAGTTCAGAACAAAGTACTTGATTAAAAAAAATAAATATGCTATTTTAGTTGAGGTGGTTGGGTTTGGCCGTTAAAGGTAGCAAAGTTGAATAGCTTTTTTAGAAAAAATAAATACACTTCAGATATAAAAGATTTTAATTATATAAATAATCTTTTAAAGCAAAAAAAAGTAGATAAAGAATTTATAAATAAAGTAAAGTTACTAACAATAGAAGATTTACTTTATATTAAACTGCAAACTATGTCTAATTCATTAAGAGGGAAATTGTTAGGCATACCTGTATACAAATTTTTAGATGAAATATGCAAAGAAGCATTTGTAAGATATGCGATTTCTGTCTGCAAAAACAGAAGAGATGCATGCGTCATGCTAGGAATAAATAAGTCATATTTAAACAGGCAGATGAAAAAGTACAAAATTAATATAAAAGAGGAAAACAATGAAAATAAAAAAAGTTGAAAAACCATGGGGCCATGAATTGATATGGGCAAATACTAAAAAGTATGCAGGAAAAATACTATACATTAAAAAAGGAAATCAACTATCTCGCCAATTTCATAAAAAGAAAGAAGAAACAATTTTTGTTCAAACAGGAATTCTAGCGCTAGAAATTGGAGCAAAAGAATATAAAACAACCTTAAACTTGAATTCTGGACAATCATATCATATTGCTCCAAATACTGTTCATCGCTTCTGTGCACCTCACGGTGATGTGATTCTTTTCGAGGTCAGCACTCCAGAACTAGACGATGTTGTCAGACTGGAAGATGATTATGGAAGATAGGGACTAATTAATATAAATGGCAAAACGGAGGAAAAGCCAATGAAAAAGTTTTTACATAGATTAGTTACATTATTTGACTCAAAGCATTGCTGCTGCTGTTGTGGTTGTTGTTCTTGTGAGAGTGGCTGTTGTTAAGGAGAAAAAAAAATGCCAAAATTTTATAGACAAAACAAAAAAAGAAGAAACCCTCGTTACTTTTTAAATGAAGGAATGGTCAATGTCGACGGGTATAAGTGGCATGACGATAACCAATCTCCGGACGAGCTTATAGTTTCGGTTGATGGAGAGCAAGTGTCAGTTAGGCAAATTTTTAAAGAACTACATGAAAGGCATGAACAGTGGTCTGGGTGGATGGACAATATAACAGACCCAGAAGAACAAGATAGGTTTATGGCCGGTGGTAACTTCATGGAGGCTGTAAAAGATTGGGCCGAGATGAACGACCATCAAATGGCCAGAGATGATTTTGATGATGAGCGGTCATCTATGAGCAGAGATAATTATAAAATGACATCAGCAGTAATGCAAGATGATGACAGTATCCCCCTCCAGAAAAAGATTCCAAGTGGGTATGGTACGAGAGGTGGAAAGAAAAGTGGACAACTTGAATTTCCAGGTTTAGGCTAAGGGGGTGACCAGGTTTCGACAGGGTAAGGATAATAATACGTGCAAGGCTGTGTGAGTGAGGTCACAGTAAAAACACTCAAAACTATAAACGCAAACGATGACGTTGAAAATTTCGAGGATTTTGCGCTTGCCGCATAATTCTTGAGGAGGTTTTCCAGATACCTTCTTAACCGAACATCTGGATTTGTTAATTTATATAACTATATATTTGCTACTTAATAGCTGTCTTGTGCTAGAACAAGACTAACCTTGTGAACGACGTATTATTTGAGATGTTCTGGACGCGGGTTCGACTCCCGCCACCTCCACCAACTTTTCTTATTTTGAGGACTACTTATAACATGCGCAGAATAATAATAAGAATAGTTAAATCTATAAAAGATTATATATGTCCTCCTGCCACAAAAGACCTTGCCCTCAACACCAAAAACAGAGATGCAACAATAAAAGAGTACAACTATGGACCGTTAAACGTAGATGAACCTGGAGATTATTGGAAAAAGATAGGTAAGTATTGGAAAACTAGTGAAAAAGCTGCTAAGAAGTCTAACTGTGGCAATTGTGTAGCTTTTGATATATCACCAAGAATGAAGGAGTGCCTACCCGGAGATACTTTTGATAAAGATGGTCAACTTGGATATTGTTGGATGCATCATTTTAAATGCCACTCCGCGCGTTCTTGCCACACCTGGGCCAAAGGCGGCCCAATAAAAATTGACAAAGAGTCTCATAAATGGCAAGATAAAAATAAATTTGAAAAAAAATCATGACATATTCAAAAAAAGTAATAGACCACTTTGAAAACCCTAGAAACGTAGGGTCTCTAGATAATAATGACGACTCGGTAGGAACAGGCATTGTTGGGGCCCCAGCTTGTGGGGATGTTATGAAGCTTCAAATTAAAGTAAATAATGATGGTATAATTGAAGATGCAAAATTCAAAACATACGGCTGTGGTTCTGCCATAGCATCATCATCCTTGATAACTGAATGGATAAAAGGTAGAACACTTGAGGAAGCCAAAGAAATAAAAAATAAGGATATCGCAACTCACTTAGCACTGCCCCCTGTAAAAATTCACTGCTCAGTGTTAGCAGAGGGTGCCATAAAATCTGCTATTGAAGATTACAAGAAGAAGAATAATTGACTTCCGTCACTCCCACCAACTTTTCTTATTTTGCAGACTACTTATTACTATAAGGAAATTTTATTATGTCTGAAATGAAGCTTATAATGGAAAACTGGAGAAAACTATTAAAAGAATCTCCTTTATCAACTGCGGTCAGCGCAGTACATTCAACCATCGATAAATCAGACCCTGTCAAAAAATTGGAACGCGTTGCAGCTGGCCTGGCCGATGTCCATGGTTATGCCAGAATGGGACAAATAGACCAGGTTGCCGATATGCGAGAAGAAGTACAGCTTAAGATTTTGGCTTTCGTTGAAGCTGCCGGCCGCATAGAGTCCACATTCGACCATGGAAATACGACAGGTCGAGGTCATTATTCCCCGCGCTTAGGAAGAGTCAAAAACAAGTTAAGAGAATATATACCACATATTGTTATGGCATTCAGTGAAATTAAACAACCGATAGTCTTGCCTGCTTTGAAAAAATCTGAAATCCTCGACGCCTTTGGTTCCACGCTCTATGCCAAACCTGAAGATGACGCCTGGGTACGCACAATCAAGTTTGAATAATACTCCCGCCACCTCCACCAACTTTTTTTATTTTGAAGACTATTTAATATTATGAAGCTTATAATGGAAAACTGGCGAGAATTTGTAAACGAAGTGGAGTTCACTAAGAGAGACCCTGAGGATGTCCAGTTGACGATGGCCATCGCCTCGAATTTCTTAGATTCATGCAAAAAAAGTGTGAGGTCTGCATCGATTGCAATGCAAAAAAAATATAATTGCACATTTGTAAAAACGCCCAATCAGGGGACGCATGTAAGCAATGATGTTAAAAGTGTACTCCATTCAGTTTCATTTGGTGGTAGTAAAAAAGATATAAGATTTAATTTTTTAAAAAACAATGGACTTACTACTACCGGAGTTCTGGATAACGGATTCGCATCCTATGAAGCCTTAATTAAAAAGAATCCAAAAAAAGAAGACAAAATAACCCAAATCGTAGCAACCTATGGCGTAAATGCTTTCAAGGTCTTTCTTCACACAGAGTCTCGCCGTGCCCTTAAGGCAGGTAACATTAGCGTAGGATTAGATGAGAATTCAATGTATATAGTGGCAAATTTAAAAATTGCCCCTTGTTCACTTGTTGAAGATTGGCATCCAGATTCAAGCTGGGCTGTTAAACCAGACAGAATAGAAAACTTCTTTACTTCAACGAGCCTAAACTGGATGAACCTAGATTCAGAATTATTAAATTCTATTGGACAAAAATAACAGTCCGACATTCCTTTCAACTTTTCTTATCTTAAAGGCTATTTATTATAAGGAGATTTATACAATGAAACTTATAATGGAAAATTGGAAGCCGTTCTTAACAGAACAGCAAGATTACATCTCAAGTAAAAATGTAGGCACGGAACTTATAAGAATAATAAAAAAAGAGGCCTCCGGTAAGATTAATTCTGCCGATGCTAGTAAAATATTTAATGATATTATAGATATTTTAACCCCGAAAGGTGCCGGACAACCGATTGGCATATCTCGTAAACATTTAATTAGTACAGTTAAACGAGCAATAAGTGTTATTAAAAAATGAAACTTATAATGGAAAACTGGAGAAAATTCTTAAAAGAAGAAGAAAAGCATCCTATGCTTGACCCTAGGTTAGACCAAGGTCAAATAGATGCCTGCAAGAAAGCGGGAATCAGCGTTATGACACAAACAGAACCAGTATATGGAAAGGCATCGCCCTGTGCAGCGAGAGGATATAAAACCCCAGAATGCGGCCCTCAAGTAGGGGAGTTTGATAATGAAAAGTGGTGTCCACCTGGAAAACGCTGCAATATAACGCGCACATGTGTTCCCTGCTCGCCAACCGCGTATGACAGTGGGAAAAATTCTAAATATAGTAATTGCAAGGGAGATAAGAAATTAAAAACGAGTGTAATGTATAAAGACCCAGATGGTGTTTTTTCAATTATTTATGACTCTAAAGACGGAAAAATAAAAGTGCGCTCGAAAGAAAAAATCCATGTGGGTCATCGAAAATTTTTCGATGCGAGAAAGCAGCTCAGACTCGCAAAGAGAAAAAGGCGCACCAGTACAACTGCCCGGTTGGGTATGTACCAAGGAAATATGTAGGGTTATGAAGCTTATAATGGAAAATTGGCGTAGATTTTTACAAGTTGAGAGCCTGAGCGCTGAGACCTTAGCCAGAAGCCGACGCTGGCGCAAAGCTCCGTGGTATAAAAAAATATGGCTTAGCCTTGTTGATTCCGACCCAAACATACCTAGCAGCGGCCTTGAGCTTTTCGGAGGCCCTTTGGTTGTAGCCAGGCACGCTAACAGGGCCGCAAGGCTGTCTAAATCTAGCAAAGCTGGAAGAGTTACCGGCAAGGCTAATTTTGCTCGCGCGACGCTATCTAGTCTCAAATCGATTAATAAACAAATGGACACTTTGGCTATAGAACTAAGAAGACACATAAGGTCTAATATACCGATGAGTTCCCGGTCAGCAGCTTTAATAACAAAACATATGCCTAAATATAAGGCTCGCGGGAAAGTATTCAGAGGAATGCACGTTTCGGCCAAAAAGCTTAAAGAATTGTTTCCCTCGTTGCCTATAGATTTTTTGCTTCAAAAAGGTCCTGGAGTTCATGTAATTAAGCCGCCGTCTAAGTTTGTCCCACGCGGCGGCACCAAAAAGACCTCATCATGGTCGACAGAATTCAATGAAGCTTCATATTATGCTCAGCATGGGACGAAGGGACAAGGAGCAGGTCAAATAGAGGTTTTATATGTAACAAGAGCTGGAGGCTCTAATCCGGGAATACAAATTACCAAAATAGCTGAGGATACTAAGCATGTTGATGCAGTATCAGACTACGCAGAAGTTGCAATGATTGGAGAGGTACATTTAGATAAAATTATAATAATTAATAAGACAGGTTTACCAAAAGGCCAACATGTGCCACGCTTTGAGGAGATAACTAAAGCCCCCGCGGGCTTTTATAAAGCTGGAAGTAGAGAAGAGGTGCTTAAAACTAGAGACTCCCTTTAATAAATAAGATTTCTAAGGGGCAACATAATATGGGATAGATTTCTGCCGTACAATAAGCCTTTATAAAATGGGAGGCACATAACAACAGGATTACAATATGATTAATTTAAGAGAATTTGTTAAGATAGTGAAAAAATGGAAGTTGTCTTGCAACGAGTCTAAGAAACTTGTAAGACCAAAAGATATGGAAACTTACAACAAGGGAATGGAAGACCTGCTAGGCTCAGATGTTGAAAATCTAACTCCAGAAGAAAAACTAGAAAAATTAAAAAAACTCCAAAGTCAGCTAGATGCAGAAGAGCGTGAAATTGCCCAAATGTATATAGACTCAGAAAAGGAATTGGCAAAAATGCCAAAGCCCGCAGAGGAACCAAAGCCTCCAGAGGAGCCAGAAAAGCCAAAAAAACAAACTAATAAAAAAGAAGCACTTCCATCGAAACTTTCAGGAATATATGATGGAGAGGATACACCCAGTTGGTTAAAATCGGGTAGTGCTTTAAAATTATTAGCTGTCATGGAACAGTTTGGAACAGACCAAGATATACAAAACTCAATGGATTTAGTACTACGCGCAGCAATTGTTGCAGCAGGGTTACCAAGCCCAAAAGAGGGTATTGAGATTCCAGATGGTGAAGTTGAGAACTTTCAAAAAAAACTTTCCCTAAAAGTTGACGCAGATTGCGGCCCGGCGACATGGGGCGCATCCTGTTTACTGGTGAGTAAAAAGTACAATACCTTGGTAGCAGAATCAGATATAAAAGGAATTTTTAATTCACATGGTAGCAAGGGGTTTAGACACATTATAGAAAACTCTTTGTCAGGGGAGGTTAGATATGGAGTCATCGCACCAGACATCTACATAGATAAATGTGCTTCTTCAAGGTCTCTAGTTAAAGCACTGAGAGGATTAGATAAAGCTGGCTTCTCAATAAAGAAGCCAGCCCGAGCCTCAGGAAGGTTCTCTAGCAGGTCACTCAATTACTGGAGAGACGACAAAGAATTTCTATCTGAGGCTGAGAAAGTCGCAAAAAAACATCGAATGACTCGAGCCCAACTTCTAGCTTTAATTTGGCACGAGACTTCATTTACAATGTCTCCAAGGATTGAAAATCACATGGGGTTTACCGGATTAATACAGTTTGAAACAATGGAAGGCTCAAAAAAAGCTCGACGGGCCCGAAAAGCGAAAGGAAGGCCACTAAACAATAAAAACGCGACGATTGTTGGTTTAAGTAAAGCAATGGGAAGGGGAAATAAGCCATTTACGAAGAAAGAATTGAAAAGCATGTCAAGAACAGAACAACTTAAATTAGTCGATGCTTATATTGAAATGAGATTTAAGGGAAGGTACCCTGAAGATGAGTTTATGCTAGGTCGAGTATATTGTTCTATTATCTATCCAATCGGCAGAAGATTAGACCCAGACTATCCAGTTTTTGCAAGAGATGCAAAGGTATATGCTCAGTTTCCCAATCATCCGTATAGTGATTCGAAAAAGCGCAGAAGTTTCAGAGCATTTAAAAACAATGCGAAGCAAAAAAAATATAGAACAAAAGGCTATATAACAATAAGGGATTTTCAAGAGCAAATGGAATCACACATAAGGAAAAACAAACTAGATTTTTAAAAATGTGGAAATTTTTGACAAAACACCTTAGAAACAATAAAGAAACATACTTTTCGCATTTCAGGTTTGCTTTTAAAATGTTTTTCGGATTATTTTCTAGGTCTATGTTCTTTCTTATTCATGCAATTTTGCCTTTTATTCCAATCCCGAAAGAAAAAAATATAAATGGCACGCTTAAATGGGTCTCCAAAGCAAAAGAATATACTGACAATAGAGACTTAAACTAATTAACTGTAGTACAAGAGGTTGTTGTTATGAAAAATACTAAGAAAAAATTCAAAAGACATATGATGTACGACCCCAACTCATCAGATAAGGTCGACACCAAAACAGAAGAAGAACACGAAAAATACGGCAAAAAAGGATATATACATATTAATCCAGAGGTTCTCAGAGATATCTTAAAAGATGAAGGCGGCGCCGCAGGTATGGACCCTTTTTTAGATTCGGAAGATATCGAAGTAGACGAAAATGAAATAAAAGATGCTCTCGAAGCAATGGATGATGTTGGTCAACATGAAGAGGGCGACTATATCCTAGCAGATGATAAAGAAGTTGTAATAAAGGCCATACAAGAAGAAATAAATTTTGTATTAGAAAAAAGAAAGAAAAAAAGAAAAAGAAAGAAAAAAAAGAAATCTTCTGGAAAAAAAGATGCATGCTATCATAAGGTTAGAAGCCGTTACTCTGTTTGGCCTTCTGCATACGCTTCTGGGGCTCTAGTTAAGTGTCGAAAAGTTGGCGCCAAAAACTGGGGCAACAAGAGTAAAAAGAAAAAATGAAAAAACAAGAACTCATAGATATAATTAAAGAAGAACTGTCTATAGTTCTTGAAAAACGCAAAAAACGCAAAAAACGCAAAAAGCGCAAAAAAGCAGGAACTGAATCTAGTAAAGAAAATTCTTTAAAAGACTGGTTCAAAAGAAAGGGAGCAAAAGGAAAAAGAAAGGGCTGGGTAGACTGTAACGCACCTGATGGAAAAGGCGGTTATAAGTCTTGCGGCCGCTCAAAAGGAGAAAAGAGGTCCAAATACCCGGCATGCCGACCAACCCCCGGGGCCTGCAAAGAAAGAGGGAGAGGCAAAACTTGGGGCAAAAAATCTAAGAGAGGTAAAAAATGAAAAAAATAAACATAAATATTGCGGAGGGTGGATGCGCCACCGCGGCAACGCGCCCTCCTTCGCCCTGTTCTGATTCACCCGGGAAATCTATGAAAAATGCCCATTACGGAGAAGAATCCAGAATGCATCGAACAACGTTAGCTCATCTTATGGCAGACGCCAAGGTCCTGTTGGACCTGGTAAAGGATGAAGACGACCTCCCGGAGTGGCTAGAAGCAAAAATTACAAAAGCAGGAGATTATATGTCGGCAGCTGCAAGATATATAGCAGGAAGCAAAGCCCGAGAAATGGGCCAGTTGGAGGAACTGGAATACACAGACAAAGAGCTTGCCAACATCACAAGGGACAAAGTTGAAGACATGTCTCCCCAAGAAAGAGAAGAATTCTTTACAGAAATAAATGAACATTACAGACTGTACGAAGCTTTACAGGATGCAGTAACAGAGGACAACGAAAGAGCTTGTCCTGAGTGCTTGTACGAGATTCTTTCAGATGCATCGTGTGGTTGTCCGGACTTGATACCTGAAGCAAAATACAGAGGCAGAAAGGTAAAGTTAAATAAGCCTATGCGTGGAGATGTTAAAAAGTTTAAAGTTTATGTCAAGGACCCCAAAACTGGAAACATAAAGAAAGTTAATTTTGGCCATGGGGGAAAATCAGCTAAGAGAAAGGGTGAAAAAACCATGAGAATTAGAAAGTCAAACCCAAAAGCTAGAAAAAACTTTAGAAAAAGGCATAATTGTAAGAACCCTGGACCAAAAACGAAGGCAAGATATTGGTCTTGTAGAAAATGGTAATAATGCTTGACATTTAATTGCTATTGCAATATACTTATTGCATGATTAGGATAATTGGCAAAATCCCTAAAACTGTTACGGTTGCCTGTTCTGGGGGTATTGACTCAATGGTTTTCACCGACTTTCTGATAAAAGGCAGGAGAAGGGTTGAGCTAGCATATTTTGACCACGACACCTTTCACTCTAAAAAAGCACAACTTTTTGTGGAAGAATATGCTGAAAAAAATAAACTAAATTTAACTATTGGGAAAGTTAAAGGAACGAAAGGAAAAAAGTCTTTAGAAGAGTTTTGGCGAGATGAAAGGTATTCTTTCTTTGGTAGGATTAAAAGCAACTACATCATTACTTGTCATCACCTTGATGATTGCGTCGAGACATGGCTAATGTCTAGTTTTCATGGCCTAGGCAAGCTGATACCCTTCCAAAGGGGTCAAAATATTTTTAGGCCTTTTCTTATGACAGAAAAATCCACTATCAAAAGATACGCAGAAAACAAAGAAGTAGAGTGGATAGAAGACCCTTCAAACCAGCACACTAATTTCATGAGAAACCACGTAAGAAAAAATATTATACCGCAGGTTTTAAAAGTAAACCCAGGCATTCGCACAACAATTCGTAAAAAAATGCTTGAACTTTATGTAAAATAGGTATATAGTATTCTTATCTGGGCCTATAGCTCAATAGGTTAGAGCGCCGGTCTCATAAACCGTCGGTTCCTGGTTCGAGTCCAGGTGGGCCCACCACTTAGGATATACAGTTTGATGAATTTTTTATTATATTTCTTTCTTATAGTTCCGCCACTAAATCTAGACTGGAGCAAGCCTTATGATAAGGGGCAAATAGAATCAAAATTAAAAGACTATAAATATTATAGTGGTAATATTTCGAAGGGCCCTCTGGTTTATGTTGGAACTAAAAATTTTTTAGGAATGGAAAACGAGCTTCAGTTGTTTTTTGCAAAAAGTAAGATAAGAAAAGCCATCTTAATCTTGGGTCCAAAGGGTATAACCACGGAGAACTGCGTAGGAAAATTTAATAAGCATATTGCAAATCTTATTGAAAAATACGGTAGACCAACATACCAAAAAACAGAAAATAGTTTCTTAAAAAACGAACTAGTTTACACTTCAGAGTGTCATCTGTATTACCTAGGTATGAGAAAAAGGACTTTATTTTGGGAATCAAAAAATTTTAAAATAAAGTCTTATATGGTTGGGGATGAAGAAGGTTTCTACATAGAAACACTTTACCTGAACAAGAAATCATTAAAAAACATTTTTTATGAAAATAAAAAAAACATTTATAAAAAAATTTCAAAGGAGATTTAGTAGTGAGAGATTTTTATTGGGGGACGAAGGAAGAGCCGGTCCCAGAGGGGGAAGGTGTCACTCCTCATGATTTTGCCAGCGAAACAAGGGGTCACGCATCAGAAGATTTTAACGTAGTTGATTTTAGTCATAATAGAATATATTTTTACTCTGGAGTCACTCGGCCCAAAATATTGAAACTTAATAAAGGGATTTTCAACCTAAATACGACAATGTTGGCGAAATCGGGCCCATTAGAGTATACGCCACCACCTATCAAATTACATATAAACAGTTATGGTGGGTCCGTATTTGCAGGACTTTCAGCAGTCGACTATATTAAAAACTCAAAAGTTCCAGTACACACAATTATCGATGGGTGTGCAGCATCTGCTGCAACACTGATGTCTTGTGTCGCGGAAAGAAGGTATATGCACAGGAATTCTTGTATGTTGATACACCAACTATCAGGTTTGATGTGGGGCAAGTTTCATGAAATGAAAGATGATATGCAAAATTCAGAAATGTTGATGGATAAGATTAAAAATATTTACAAACAACACACCAAGATACCAAAAAGAGAGCTAGACAATCTACTTAAGCATGACTTGTGGTGGGAAGCTGAGAAATGTTTAGAATACGGCCTTGTGGATGAGATAATTTGACATGAGCAAAAAAAATAGACATGTAACTCTTGAAGAATCAGAAAAGATTCTTCAAAGCCTTGTGGAAAAGGAGCAATTTATAAACTTCTCTCAACATAGGGCATTTCCACATCACGGATTTGGCGAAGGTGTTTATAGGTTTTCGGTCAATGTTATATCCCTAGACATGCTAATCAACATTATGGAGCATGAGCAGATTCAAAATGTTTACTTTTCCCCAACCGCTGCTGGTCCAGGCGTGGCAATGGATGGTATCTCTATGACCTATAAAGTCTATGTAAAATATCATCCAGTAAAAAATTAAACTGTTAAATTTCTATTGTAGTAGCTTTTCCGTGACTTCTAGAAACTTTTTAGTTTCCTTATAAGAGGTTATTATTGTTGCGGTCGGAAATTTTGGGTGAACTGCAAATAGTACACCATAAACTTTATAATCTTTTGATAATATTACAGAACCACTAGCACCAGGCGCGCTGGCTGCGGATATTAAAGATGAAATTTTATCAATTTTTCCACTAAAGACACCCTTTATGATTAGTGCTGTAGGTGGGTGATAAATTCCATATGGCGCGCCTATATAAATTATGTCTTCCCCTATTTGAGGTGGTGCCCCGGACATAGTGACGTAACTAAATTTGGATATATACTCTAAAGTTGGAACATATAGAGAACATAAGTCAGCATTTCCAGATGAAATTTTTGTATCCAGAATTATATGCCCTTGGTGCACATTCCTGTTTCTGTCAAAAACTGTAATAAATTCAGACCATGAATAGGCATTTTTTGTATCTTTTTTCCATTTTTCGATTGCTGCTAGTTGGTCTTCCGAAGTGCATACGTGCCCTGCTGTGAGTACTATTTTTTTCCCTTTAGAGAGTCTGACTATCATCCCACTCCCAGTACTTCTAAATTTTTTTACTACGCATTTTTTATCACCATTTTTGGAGCATATTTTAATTTCTAAATCTTTAAAAATCTTAACAAAAAGATGACTTGGTGGCTTTTTTCTGTGTGCTGATTGCGCAGAAGTAATACAGCCAGTAAAAATAAAAACAATACTTGTTAATAAAAAGAGGATTTTTTTATTCATATATTATAAGTATACAAAAAAAGAATATTTTTTTAACCCAACAGGAGTATAACAAGAAATTATGTTGCAAATAATAACCATTGCGACGATGTTTATTAATGTCGCAATCTCAGAGAAACCAAAAACTAATAATGTAAAGTATGAAATCTTTTCTATACAAAAAGAGACCAGTAACAGACCCGTCTTTACTGTTAAGTATGAAAAAGCGCCCACTTCATGGACAAAAAAAGTTAATTAATTATATTTATTATGTTATAAAGTAAACATTACAGCTTTAAGGATTTACAGTGACAAAGAAAACTTATGTTTTAGATACGAATGTTTACCTGACAGACCACACCTCCATTGTCTCATTTGATAATAACGATATTTTAGTCCCACTAAAAGTACTGGACGAAATAGACAAACACAAAAAAAGACAAGATTCAGTAGGCACTCAAGCAAGAAGCACAATAAGGGCCTTAGACAACCTAAGAGGCAAGGGAAATCTTGCCAAGGGAGTAAGAATAGATAAAGGCAAGGGAATTATAACAGTGAAAGGTTATAATCCATTGTGCTTACCTGATGATTTGGACCTGGAGGATTCCGACAATCAAATAATAGCAACTGCTTTATCAGAGATGGAAAACAACAAAAAAAGAAAAGTGATTGTAGTCTCTAGAGATATAAACATGAGAGTCAAATGCGACTCTTTGGGTATCTTGACAGAGGATTACCAAGTTGAGCAAGTTGTGGCAAAGTCAGATGACTTATATTCAGGGACTACTGAAATATTAGTCGACGACCAAGTAATTGAAAATTTTTACAACAACAAGCCAGTCATTTTAGATAAAGAAGCGCTGTCTCCAAATCAATTTGTTATGCTCATATCGAGTTCTAATCACAAAAAAGCCGGCCTGGCAAGGTTTATATCTAAGAGTAATCCCTTAAAGAAGGTATCCCAAATATCAGCATGGGACACAAAACCAAGAAACAAGGAACAGCAATACGCATTAAATTTACTAATGGACCCAGAGGTTCCAGTTGTTAGTCTAATAGGAAAAGCCGGCTCAGGTAAAACGCTACTCGCTCTCGCCGCCGGCCTTGAGCAGACTCTTGGGGCTAACCAAAGGTACAAAAAAATGGTGGTTACAAAACCAGTAGAACCTGTCGGAAAAGATATTGGATTTTTACCTGGTACCTTAGAGGAAAAAATGATGCCATGGCTGGCTCCTATTCAAGATAATTTACAATTTCTGATGGGTGATGATAAGATGACTCTTGACATGTATCACAGCAAGGGGCAGATTGAGGTAGAGGCTATGACGTTTATACGGGGAAGGTCAATTTCTAATGCGTTCATTGTCATAGACGAGGTTCAAAATATGACACAACATGAAATAAAAACAGTCTTGACAAGAGTAGGGGAAGGTACTAAAATTGTTCTAACAGGAGATATTGAACAGATTGATAATGTTTATATTGATGCCACAAATAACGGACTGTCTTATATAGTAGAAAGATTAAAACAAGAATCAATAACCGGTCATGTAACTTTGACAAAAGGAGAGAGGTCAAAAGTAGCCACCATCGCAGCACTTAAATTGTAACAAAGAAAGGAAAATATAAAAAAAAGAATGAACCAGGTAAGAGAAAATATAGAACTTGATACAACCATCACCGCGGGTGAAAGTGAATTGAAAGATATAATAGTAGAGTTTGTTGGAAACAAGCTACAGCCAGAAAATGAAGAAGTTACAGTCAAACACATTGTAGAAGTGTTCGCGGAAGAGTTTCCAGAATTCTTGTTGTCAGTCGCAGAAGAGAACTGGATAAATGGATACACTCAAGCCCTTAACGATGTTGAATATATGAACAATAGAAACAAGAATAATGAAAAAGATAGTTGATTCTATAAAATTAAACCAAGCCAAGAGAAAACACTTCACATGGGTAGGCGTTGAGGTATTCATAAAAGATGAGATTACAAATAAAGAGGTTTCTGTACAAAATGCATTAAAAGAAATTTTAAAAAGAATACCCAAACACTTCCTAGTAAATCTAGATACACTGTATATTGGAGACTTTGAGTTCCTTAACAACAGAGAAGTTCAAGCAATGTACGAAAACTCTTCAATATTTATCACCAATAGGCAAGACGACGAAGAGGATATGATAGATGATATAATTCATGAAATCGCGCATTCTTTAGAAGAAGTTTATTCTAGAGAAATTTATGAAGATGGAAAGCTAGAAAAAGAATTCTTACAAAAAAGAAAAAATTTGTACCAACTAATATCCGCAGAGGGATTTGACGTCTCTATCAATGATTTTTTAAAAACAGAATATTCTAAAGAATTTGATAACTTTTTGTATCAAGAGGTAGGGTACTCTTTTTTATCTATGCTCTCTAGCGGTCTTTATTATTCTCCATACGCTGCAACTTCTTTAAGAGAATATTTTGCAAATGGCTTTGAGGCTCTGTACTGCCATAGGGACAGTGATTTTTTAAATACTTCATGCCCAGTTCTGTTTAATAAGTTAATTATTCTATTTAATATGGAGGATTTATCATGATTAAGAGTATGACAAAAACTCAAGAGGAAAGGCAATTAAAGGTTGAAGTGGAGTGCTCTGTAAGAGAATTCGCGTCTAAAGAGATAATTTTATTGACAACAGACAAATTAATTGATATTCTATCAAGAGAAAATATAGTAATTGAAAAAACCATACAAGAGCCGACTGCAAAGGTTGGAAACTCTAATATTAAAAAAGTCACCACAAGAGGAGTGTGGGTTTTTCAGATAGCAGAAGAAGATAAAATTGAAGACAAAAAACCAAAGCAAAAACAAACAAGAACCAGAAAAAAACCAGCCTCAACCAATTCCATCAGAAAAAGAATGTCAAACCTCTCAACAAAAAAAGATTAGTTATTCTGAATTTAAAAACTGGACAGAATGCCCTTATCGTCACAAGCTTATTTATATAGATAAATTTCCGTACTTCTCAGGCAATGAGTATACTGCATTCGGAACAGCAATTCATGAAGCGTGCGAAAAGAAAGTACCAGAGCACTCAATAGATGCATATGAAGTCTTTCAGCAATCTTTTCTTAGGGAATTAAAAATTCTAAAAGAAGAGGGTCACAACATCAACAAAGACCTAGTTCGTGAGATGAGAGAACAGGCGTTACCAATATGTAACAATGCTTTGAAAGAGTTGAAATCATATTTTGGAAACTTTGAAGTAATATCCATTGAAGAAGAGTTGATGGAAAATATAGACGAATTTCAATCCTACGGAAGAAAGTTTAAAGGCTTCATTGATTTGGTCATAAAAACTCCTGATGAAAAATATCACATTATTGACTGGAAAACCTGCAGCTGGGGCTGGAATATTTCTAAAAAAACAGATAAAATAGTCAACTATCAATTGACAATGTACAAACATTTTTTCTCAAAAAAACACAGTATCCCGACAGAAAGTATTGAAACTTATTTTGCTTTGCTAAAGAGGACTGCAAAGAAAAACAACGTAGAGATATTCAGAGTCACCTCTGGAGAAAAGAAAACAAATAACTGCTTAAGTCTTTTGGAAAAATCTGTTATAAATATTGAAAAAGGGATGAAAATTAAAAATAGACTTTCTTGCAAATATTGCAAGTTTTACAAAACAGAGTATTGCAAATGACGAAAAAGAAAATATTAGTAATAGCAGACAGTCCGCTCGCCCCTTCCGGAGTTGGCACTCAAACGAAATATATGATAGAGGCTATGTTGAGAACAGGAGAGTTTTCTTTTGTCTGTCTCGCCGGCGCCCTAAAACACAGGGATTATCGACCAATAAAAGTAGACCCATACCCTGATGATTGGATTATACATCCAGTTGACGGCTATGGTAACCCAAAAATAGTACGAGAAGCACTAGAGACTTATAAGCCAGACGTATTGTGGTTCATGACTGACCCAAGATTTTATATTTGGCTTTGGGGAATGGAGGATGAAATCCGTCCTAACGTTCCGATGATTTACTATCATGTTTGGGATAATTACCCTTATCCAAAGTTCAATAAGTCTTTTTATGATTCAAACGATGTGGTGTGCACAATCAGCAAAGTTACAGACGATATTGTGAGAACTGTGTCTCCAGGAGTTAAGTGCGTAAGAATACCACATACTGTAGATACTAACGTGTTCAAGAAAATGAAAGAAGAAAAGATAGCACCCCTGAGAGATACAGCTGGGTCTCAAGGTAAGATGGTCTTTTTTTGGAACAATAGAAATGCTAGAAGAAAACAGTCTGGTACTTTGATTTTTTGGTTTAAAGAATTCCTAGACCAAATAGGCCATGACAAGGCAACATTAATAATGCACACAGAACCAAAAGACCCTAATGGACAGGATTTAGAGGCGATAGTCAAGGAGCTTGGACTCGAGGATGGACAAGTTGTGCTATCCGTTGTTAAGATGCCGCCTGAAGAATTGGCAGCACTATACAACCTTGCAGATTGCACAATAAATATTTCTGATGCTGAGGGTTTTGGGCTTTCCACTTTAGAATCTTTGGCTTGCGAGACTCCGATAATTGTAAATATGACAGGCGGCTTGCAGGAGCAGGTAACAGACGGCAGTAGTTGGTTTGGCATAGGGATAGAACCTGCTTCAAAAGCAGTTATTGGCTCGCAGGATGTTCCTTATATTTATGAAGACAGGCTTTCAAAGGATGACTTTGTTGCCTCTCTTGTAGAATTTTACAATATGTCGAAAAGTGAAAGAGAAAAACTGGGAGCAGCAGGAAGGCAGCACGTCTTAGAAAATTACAGCATGGCTAAATATGCTGGTCTTTGGTATCAGACATTTAAGAGTGTTTTTGAAGAAATGTCTTCTTGGGATAATAGAAAAAATTATAAAAACTGGGAGATGTTTAAGCTATGAAGAGAATACTTTTAGAGGCACCAATTTTGACTCAATCCGGATATGGAGAACATTCTCGTTTAGTTTTTCAATCAATTAAAGACATTGAAAATTTAGATATTATGATAAACCCACTTCCATGGGGGGCCACTTCCCAACTTAAACCAAAAGAAGATGTCTCGAGGGCAATACAAAATTTGCAAAGTTACATGAGTCATTGCCAGTCTGAGCAATCCAATCCAGAATTTGATGTGCAAATACATGTCGGCATACCAAATGAGTTTGAAAAGAAGGCGCCCTACTCGGTGTGTGTGACTGCGGGAATAGAAACTGACAGGGTCGATGCAGTCTGGCTGGCAAAAACCCATCAGGGTATTGATAAAATTATTGTTCCCTCAAGCCACTCTAAAGATACCTATGCGCATACGGGATATGAAATATTCAACAAGGAAAATCAAACAAAATCTATTCTTAATTGCAACTCACCAATAGATGTTATTCCCTATCCTGTAAAGCACGTCGCCGGCGCCGGATTAAATATTGATTTTGATACTGATTTTAATTTTTTGACTATTGCCCTTATGGGCCCAAGAAAAAATCTAGAGACAACAATAAGGGGCTTTGTTTCACAGTATAAAGACAACCCCAACGTTGGACTTGTTGTAAAGACAGGAAAAGCAAAAGGGACGATTATTGATAGAAACGACACCTTGAACACACTCAAAACAATGATTCCAGAAGTAGACAGAAAATGTAAAATTTATTTACTTCATGGAAACTTAACTGAGAGTGAAATTCACTCTCTGTACACACACCCAAAAATCAAGGCTTATGTGTCTACGACTCATGGTGAAGGTTATGGTTTGCCAATATTTGAAGCGGCATATTCTGGTTTACCGGTTATCGCAACTGAGTGGTCAGGACACTTGGATTTTTTAAGTATAAAAGACAAGAAAGGAAAAGAGAAGCAACTTTTTGCAAAAGTTGGATATGAACTAAAGCAGATTCAAGCGAACGCAGCATGGGAAAACATAATTCCTGCAGAAAGCCAGTGGGCCTACGTGAAGGAGGACAGCTACAAAAAGCAGCTTGAAAATGTATACAGCAATTATAAAAAATATAAGTCTTGGGCTGACACACTGAAGAGAGAGATTTTAGAGTCTCACAAATTAGAAAGTATAAAAGAAAAATATATTGAAAGCATATTTGGGAAAAAAGAAAAAGTAGGAGAAAGAACGGTACAGGAGCTGAGAGCTCAGGCTTTAAGCATAGAGTCAGCAAAAGAGAGAGCTAAGTTTGCAAAAAGCGTAGTGTCTGGTGACCTGTCTCAATCTGGTAAGTTAGAATTTTTGAAAGACCTTTTTAAGGGGGAAAAGGCTTATTTGTTGTCTTGTGGGCCAACACTTACAGAACACGACCCTAAAAAAATAAAAAACCTATTGAAAGACAGTGTTTGTCTTGCGATAAAGCAGTCTTTTGAGCTGTATAAGGAAGACACGGATATTCATTTTTATAATTGTGCAAACTTCAAAGAGTATGATTACTCAGAACATAATCCAATTATATTTGAAGCTTCATCGGTGCCTTATCGCCTTGGTCCGTGTGACTTGAAATTTTTTATACAAGAAAGAGACTTTCGAAACTCTATAGCTGCAAAGCTTAATTTTGATGAGTGGACACTTGACAAGCAGCAACTACTAAGGCCGTATGGGCCTGGAATAGAGTATGAAGTAGTCTTCTACACTATGCAACACTTAGGTTTCTCCGAGGTTACAACAATCGGTTGGGATAACAAACTAATAGATGGAGAAGCAAATCAGCAGCACTTTTATAACAAAAAAGATTCCGAATTCAAAAACGAGGATTTTATTGACCATAATGAGGTGGCAAAAAACCACGAATCTGTAAAAACTCTCAAAAAAGAAGTTGACATGTGCAATGATTCGATGTTAAGCTTTTATAGGTGGATTAAAGAAAAGGGAACAGATATTAAAATTGTTTCTCGTTTAAACGAATCGCCAAGTGAAATTGAAAGAGTGGAGATATGAAATATTTTATAACAGGAGGGACTGGCTCTCTGGGTAAGGCCCTGGTAAAGAGATTACAAAAACAGGGTCATGAAACTGTAGTATATTCTAGAGACGAAGGAAAGCAGGCTTTAATATATGGCACAGACAACACCGTAAAAAAAATAATTGGTGACATTAGAGATTTTGATAAACTTCTGGTTTCCATGAAGAAAGAAAGGCCGGATTTTGTAATACACACAGCAGCTCTAAAAAGAGTGGATGATATGGAATATTATCCAGATGAGTGTATAAAAACAAATATACATGGTTCTGAGAACGTAGCCAGAGCGGCACTTATGACAGATGTTAAAAAGTGCACACTTATTTCAACTGATAAGGCTTGCAAACCAGTTAATGTTTATGGGTCTTCTAAGTTTATAGCGGAGCGTCTTTTTACGAACTACGACTATGATTCTCCTTCAACTATTTTTTCTTCTGTTCGATATGGAAATGTGGTCGCATCGAGGGGTTCATTCATACCTCTTTGGATGGGCCTTTTATCGGAAAACAAAAGCATTAATGTTACTTCACTGGAAATGACGAGATTTTTATTTACCCTAGAGGATGCAGTAGACTCTGTTTTGGCTGCGGTGGAGAACTCTGAAGGCGGAGAAGTGTTTGTGCCGCAGATAAAATCATATAACATGAAGACAATACTTAAAGCAATAGAGCGCCTTCATGGTTCTCAATTTGAATACAATATAGTAGGCTTACGCCCAGGTGAAAAGCTTCATGAGGATATGTTAGCAGAGACGGAGCTCCCATTCACATATAGCGTCAATGAAGAGAGCCTTTTAAGTATAAGGCCACAATACTCTAAAAGAGAGCACAACAAACACCAAGAACAATACAATGGCCCACATTTTAACTCGGCCCTTCACATCGATGAAAATGTTGAAAGTATCCTCTCTTTAATTAGGAGGGGCTCAAAAGAGGTGTAAAGTGGATACTTCCAAGATAGTTGAAGATTTAAAAAACACCGGCTTTTCAATTACAAATGTAAAAGAATTTTTGGGCCGAAATGTTAATTATGAGAAAACGGCAAATGATTTTAGGTCATGGACAACCAGACCTGAGATAGTCCACCAGGCAGAACTTTTAAAAGAAGGAAGGCCGCTAGTCAATAGAACAAAATACTTTGAATTTCAAAACAAGCAATTGCTCGGAGAAGGTCTTAGTCTTGAAAATTCATCTTTAATACAGTTTTATTTAGATAACAAATTTCTAGAAGTCGCAGAGTCTTATCTAGAAACTAATGAAGCGAGAATCAGAAATTGCTTAGCTTTTTATCATCCAGAAAACCCGATGCCACCTTCAAATTCTCAAAATTGGCACAGAGACACAGAAGATACGAAAATATTAAAAATATTTGTCTATTATAACGATGTTAGAACATCAAATGGCGCCTTGTGGTATGTTAAGAATAGTTCATCCGGTAAAAAAAATGACTCCATTTGGCCAAATGTTGGACAAGCGCCACACGGCTACTTAGACCTTGAGGCAACCATGAAAATACCATACTCAGATGTCGTGAACTTCGAAGGCCCAGAAGGCACCATTTGCTTCTTTGATGCAAATGGCTTCCACCGCGGTGGCAAAGTTTCCCAAGGTTACAGAATTTCTACTCATTGCTGTTATATTAAGTCTACCGCACCTCATATTGTCAATGGCGTGTTGCCAACTTTTGAGTATGATGAGGATGTAAATTCAGTCAATAGACAGGGAAAGCACTACAAAAGTTTATCAAAAAGGCAAAAAAAGTATTTAAATTAGCTTGATTTTGCAACAATTAAGTGATATACTTTATCCATGAATAACAAAACTTTTATTATTGCTGAGGCTGGCGCCAACCATAACAAAAATAAAGAACAGGCTTTTGAGCTGATTAGAATAGCCAAAGAATCAGGAGCAGATGCAGTAAAGTTTCAAACATATTCTTCAGATACTCTTTATTCTAAGAACACTCCAGACTTTGCTGGATATAAAAACATCAATAAGCTAATCAAAGACATAGAGCTGCCAAGAGAGTGGCAAAAAGATTTAAAATTATTTTGTGATGATATTGGTATTGAGTTTATGTCAACTCCCTTTGATGAAAAGGCAGTGGAAGAATTGGTCTCTTTAGGGGTGAAAAGGCTGAAAATTGCTGGCTTTGAATCGACCGACCCAAGATTTGTGAGGATGGTAGCAAAAGCTGGCTTGCCAATTATTGCGTCCGCAGGAATTGGCAGTAATTTAGAATCAGTTCAAAATATAATTAACTGGATTTCATTGGAACAGACAAGCCCAGAAATCACTATTCTACACTGCAACAACGCGTATCCAACGCCTGATGGCGATATAAACCTTAATAGAATCGATTCACTTATAAAGCAATATCCAGGCACCAACTTTGGGTTGTCGGACCATACAGAAGGTATTCTCGCACCAGCACTAGCTGTAGCAAAAGGGGCAACCTGTATCGAGAAGCACTATACTATTTCAAGGAGACTTCCGGGCCCTGACCATCCATTCGCTTTAGAGCCAGAAAGCTTAAAAAACATGATACAACAAATAAGGATTGCAGAGAAGATGTGTGCGGACTCCAATAAGTGCTTAACGTCGAGCGAAGAGCCCTTCTCGAAGGCCATGAGGTCAGTAGTGGCTTTAAAGGAGATTAGAGAAGGAGAAGTGTTTACAGAAAAAAATATCACCACGAAGAGGCCTTTTCTCCCCGGGAACATTCATTCATCGGAATATTACAGTCTCATTGGCCATTCAGCTACTAAAGATTATGAGCAAGATGATTTTATATAGCCTCTAGGCAGATGATGTGTGAAAAAACAAGAAAAATAAAAAAAGGATAATATTAGAAGTGCAAAAAAACAAGATTAATGTTCTTTACTTGGGAAAGGCAGACAACAAAGCTTTATCCTTTCTTGCGGAAACAGAAAATGTATTTTACTTAGGCCCAAATGGAGACATAGAAAAAAAATTCTTAATGATGAATAAGATAGATTTTATTGTTTCATATGGGTATAGAAAAATAATAAAAAAAGAAATTATCAACAAGTTTAAAGAAAGAATCATAAATTTGCACATGTCCTACTTACCCTGGAATCGAGGCGCCTACCCTAACGCATGGAGTTTTTTAGACAATACGCCGAAAGGGGTAACAATACATTTTATCGACTCGGGCATAGACACAGGTGCTATACTGGTCCAAAAGCTAGTGAACTTTAACAACCTATCTGAGCATACATTTTCTACAACTTATGAGAGGTTATCTTTGGAAATTGAGGATATTTTCATTGAAAATTGGCAAGATATAAAGTACCAAAACATATGCGCACAATCACAAGATTTACTTGAAGAACCAGGCTCCCACCACACAATAAAAGAAAGCCTAGAGAAATTTAAAGAAATCTCCCTAGACTGTGAAAAGTGGGAACAAAAAGTTGTAAGTTTTATAAACAACCCCAGGAAAGATAATGATATCATAAATGATATACAAAGCATCAGAGAACAAAACAACACACATTGGATGGATGTCGTCCGACTTGCCTTTAGAGAGAGTCCTATCGAAGCAAGGGATATTTTTAAAAAAATAAAGTTTTGCGACGCAGAAGTAAACAAACTTTTGAAGGAATTAGCACAAAATGACAAAAACAGAAATGACATTTAATAAATCGATTGTTATAGGAACAGGATATTCTGTAGATACTTTTTTTAAAAATCCTGAAAAAGAAAAAATTATTAAATCAAATACTACGATTTCTTTTCAAGCGTCGTTTTATTATGGGTATGAAAAATACGGTTTCATTCCAGATGTTTGGACCTGGTCTGACCCCCACGCGGCACTAGAGGGCCTATCCTTCATTCTAGACAACAAGGCTCTCTTTTGCGAAAGAGGTCTCAAAATTATTATACCAAATTTTGTAGATACGCACTTCAGAAGCGAACAGAAATATAAAGATTATTCTGGAACTTCTCCAGTCTGGAGAAATATTGATATGGAAAGGTATTACTACAGCTCCTTGGAAAAAATAAAAGAAGTAAAAGGTGTAAATGTTGAGGTAATAGATGTTTATACATCAAAATTAATAACTAAGCAGCCGCTTTTAACAAAAGATTGCCAAAATATATTTAATAATCCGGTTGAGAGATTTATCCTTGATAAACCAGTAATAGGCTCATTTAAATATACAACGGATAATTCTTATGTTGATGTCTGGGGAAGGGAAAACAAAGTCAGTTTTTTCGTGTTTCCTATGATGACTTATTTGGGGTGTAAGTCTCTTGGTGTTGTTGGTTTTGATTTCGGAGGCCCTAGGTTTTACAGCGAAAACAGCCTTCACGCATTTGACGTAAAAAAACAAGACTTTTTTTCAAATCCAGTCTGCAAAATTGTTAATACTTGGGCAAAAGAATGGTATAAATATCATAATATGAAGATTTATTCTTTAGTGGGCCCCGGTGAATCTGGGATTAACGATATCTTGGAGAGTTAAAATATATGAATACTAAACTAGAAAATGACTTATGGCAAAAAGCACTAGATTTAATGCCAAGAGGAACACAGACAATGAGTAAGTGCCCAGACCAATTTGTCGACGGCGTTTACCCTAAATTTGCTAAGTCTGCACAGGGCGCCCATATCACTTGCTTAGATGGAAAGACATACCTAGACTATATGTGTGGCTTGGGCCCAATCATCTTAGGGTACAATCACGAAAATACGAACAAAGCTGTAACTCAGCAGATGAAAGAAGGAATTATATTTTCCCTACCGACTACTTTAGAGCAAGAGTTGGCTGAATTGATTTGTGAAGTTGTTCCCTGCGCGGAGCAGGTGCGATTTGCAAAGAACGGAACAGATGTCGACCTCGCAGCGGTTCGAATTGCTCGTTCTTACACAAACAGAGAACATATTGCTAAATGTGGCTATCATGGATGGGGAGATTGGCATGGAATAACCCTCCGGCCATATGGCATCCCAAGTGTGTTAAAGGATTATGTACACGAGTTTGAGTACAACAATCTCGAAAGCTTGGAAGCTATTTTAAAATCAAAGGAGGTTGCTGGAATCATCATGGAGGCTCAGGCACTTACAGCGCCAGAACCTGGATTCCTTGAGGGTGTTCGAGCCTTAGCGGACAAGTATGGCAGTGTTTTAATTTTTGACGAAGTCGTCACAGGGTTTAGATGGTCTCTTGGAGGCGCCCAGGAAAAGTACGGTGTAACTCCCGATTTATGTTGCCTTGGCAAAGCAATGGCCAATGGTTTACCGCTGAGTGCTATAGCTGGGAAAAGAGAGATTATGGATGAGCTTAATCATGTTTTCTTTTCTATGACTTTTGGTGGGGAATGCTTATCTCTCGCTGCATCAATTGCCACAATAAAGGAGCTTAAAACCAAAGACTATAGCCATATATGGAAACTTGGCAAGACCCTAGAAGATGGAATAAATCAAGCAGCCCAAGAGTTTGGCTTGAAAATAAACTTTGCTGGCTCTGCACCACGTCACAATTTGACTTTTTCTTCTGAATATGAAAATGCCGAAGCCCTAAAAGCACTATTCTACCAAGAAATGGTAACTCAAGACATATTGTTTCCAAATGTAATATATATACAATTTTCTCATACGATGAAAGACATACAAGAAACAATAAAAGCCTCACAAGTTGCCTTTAGGAAAGTGGCAGAAAACATAAAAAATCCAGAAAAAGTGATAAAGGGCAAAATGCCAGTTAGCATTTTTAGAAAAAATACATAATGTTCATAGATTTTACAGACAAGGAAAGAGTGATACAAGACTCTTGGAAAAACTGGAGCTACTATGCAGATTGCAAAGAAGAGCAGTGGCTGATGAAGCCATCAGATTGGGTAGCTGAAGTACTAAAAAAGCTTCCCAAAAATATTGATACAGTATATGACTTTGGCTGCGGAAATGGCAGAAATTTTATACCATTTGAAAAATCTGACAGAAAGTTTAAACTAAAGGGCTACGATATTCATCCAGAGGAGGAAATTAAGTGGGCCTATAACTTTGTCGATATAGACTATACTAGAGCTTCGATTCAAAAAGTGTGTGAAGAAAGCTACAAGTTCCATGACTCACTTAAGAACTCTTTGGTTATGACAGCAGGAACACTGATGTATGTTACCCCAGAAACACAAAATTTGTTTTTAAAAAAAATGCAAGACAATTTTTGTAGCAATTTTGCTTTTTTTGAGCACGAACCAGAGTCCAAAAGGCCGGATGGGGTGTTTGGGATACCGACTAAATCTTTTAATATAATAAAGCCCGCGGGCTATTCACAAAAATCACCAGGTGTGGTTTATTATAGGTTATCATGAAAAATATAAATGAGGTCTGCTTTATAGTGCAGGCCAGAAAACAATCAACTAGAGTTCCAAATAAGATGTTGAGACCTTTTGCGAACTCAAATCTTTTCACAATAGCAATTGATAAAGTGCTTTCAACAAAGATAATTCCAAAAGAAAATTTTTATGTTTCAATAATGGACCCAGAGTTCAAAGAGATTGCAGAGGAAAGAGGGGTGAATGTCTTCATTCGTAGTCCGGATTCTGTAGTTGAGCCACTGACTCTTCAAAAAGCATTTGAGTGGCATGACAAATTAAAATACAAGTATTTTGTAATCATAAATGCCTGTAACCCTCTTCTGAAAAGCAGTACCATAACTTCATTTGTTAGCAACTTTCTAAAGTCTGATTCACGAGGTCAATTCGCTGTTATGGAAAAGAAGACTTTCTTTTTTGATAAAGAGGGAAAAATGGTAAGCAGATTTAACGGACCAGACAAGTTCAAAGCAACATTGGAAACAAAACTGGTCGAGCCTTTGTATGAGGCTGCTCATTCACTCTATGCCGGCACTTTAGAAGATATAGGTAAAGATATATATATGGGAAGCTTTACACGCCATGGAGACCCGGATTTGTTTGTTATGGACGAAATAGAAGCCTTTGATATAGACTGGCCATGGCAATTTGATATTGCCGAGAAGATGTTTAGTGAAAAATAGAGCAATAGTTATTGGGCATGGCTCGATAGGAAAAAGGCATACAAGCATTTTAAGAGACATGGGTATCTTTGTAAGGACCGTCGATGTAGACGAGATAGGTAATGTTGAAGATATAATCTCAAAGGGTAGGTTTGACTTCGGCCTAGTTTGTACACCTAACTGTTATCACTTAAAGCATTGTAACATTTTAGCGTCTTTTGGGGTGCCTTTTTTTTGCGAAAAGCCTCTTTATGTTAGAGACGAAGATTCAACACTGACGTCACTAAAAGTATTAGTAAAAGAGCAGAATCTCATAAACATGGTTGGCTGCAATCTTAGATTTGAGCCAAATATAAAAAAGTTTACAAATCTCATGTCAAAAAGCGTAAGCAAGGGGTTTGTTAGGTTTGGTTACGACTTAAAAAAATGGCATAATGACGGCAAACATCTCAAGTCATACAGTGCCAACAAAAGCATGCATGGCGGCATAACTTTTGACTGCATTCACGAATTTGACTATATCTACAACATGTTCGGAGAAGTAGACTCCATGAGACTGATACAAGAAAAGAGAACAGGTGTGACAGTAAACACAGAAGACTTTGTCTCAGGGAAAGTTTTTTTCAAGTCAGGAGTAGAAGTTGATATCGCACTAGATTATATCCAAGAAGAGTACACTAGGTTTTTTGAATTTGAACTTCAAGATGGGACTATATATAGACAAAATGTGAGACCATCGAATATAGATTACACAAAACAGTTAAAATATTTTGTAAATAATGTTAATTTTAATAAAAAATGTATGAACGATGTATTTGAGGCATCGTCTTTGATAGAAAAGATTAATAAAGGCATCTTAGTTAGAGTGTGATGCTACAAAAGGAGAAAAAATGAAACTATCGAAACAAGCAATGGGTGCGATTATGATGGCACTTCAAAAGTCCTTACTAGAGCAGAGTGATATTGTTCCAGTTTTGGAATCATTTGACTTTATCACGGAAGAGAATGAAGACTACACTTTCTTAAAAGTTAAGAACCCTCCACCTGTAGAGATAAAAAATAATCCAGAACAAAAAACTAAGCCTAATTACCCATCCGGTTCAGACTAGTGCCAAGGTATGCATACAAGTGCGAAGCGTGCCATGGCACATTTGAAATTAACCATGGCATGTTTTTTGTGCAAGAAGTTTGTACCCTCTGCCACAGAAAAGACACGCTAATTAAGTTACCAAATTTTTCAATTGGAAAAGTAAAGAAAAAAAATAACAAGCGCCCCGGCAAAATTGTAGATTCTTTTATTGAAGAAGCGAAAGACGAACTAAAAAAGCAAAAAAAACAATTGAAAGATGAGGTTTTAGAATAATATGGAATGGGCAATAATAGGCATAAGTTTATTTATAAACCTTGTTTTCTTTTTATATGCAAGGTGGTTAATAAAAATTATAAAAACAAAAGAAGATGAATTTGTCAGAATATCAGAAATTATTTCCGAGTATGTTAGTCATGTTGAATCTGTCCACGAAATGGAGATGTTTTATGGAGACAAGACCCTGCTAGCTTTGATAGAGCATGGCAAGGCATTAACAGACGAAGTTGGAGATTTAGATTATATAATGTACGAAGGTGAAAGTGACAGTTTACCCTCTGAAACGGAGGCAGAGAATTGAAAGCAGAAAACCACGTAAACACTCAGCCCCCATCCGGCGTGGTTAGTAGTAGGCCGAAAAGAAGAAGAAGAAAGAGGACAAAAAATTTATATTTTACCAAAGTTCATGAAAGGGCAATAATTGAATACTGCTCAACGCAAGATATAAGAATAAGAACAGAACTTTACGAGTCCTTAATACAACCAGCGTTTAGCGAGATGGTCGATAAGATAATTTTTACTTATAAATTTAACATACTTCCCAATATAGATTTCCTAAAAGACGACTGTAAAATTTGGCTAACTACAATTTTAAATAAATATGACCCGAATAAAGGTTCAAAGGCTTTTTCTTATTTTTCGGTTGTGACAAAAAATTGGTTTATACACAAAGTAAAGCAAAATTCTAAAAAGATGAAAAGAGAAGTATCTTTTGAGAATTTAGTAGAAAATGGAGGCCCAGATATTTTGGGCACAACAGATAATTCAGAATCATATTTGTATCAAACAATAGAAAAAGAATTTTGGGAATCCCTGCTAGAAACCATGGATTCATGGGATGTCCCAAATTTGAAGAAAAATGAAAAAATAGTCCTAGATGCGGTTAGGGTCTTGTTCCATAATATTGAAGATATCGAAATTTTTAACAAAAAAGCAGTATACCTTTATCTTAGAGAACTTACAGGCCTGAACACGAAGCAGGTTGTGAATAACTTAAATAAAATCAGAGAAAAATATAGAACGTGGAAAACAAGGTGGATTAAAGAGTGATTTTTTTTAAGTAAAAATATTTATAATATGCGAAAAAAAACAGAAGACTTTATTGAGCAAGCGAAAAATAATATTACTGAAGACCGCGCGGCGACCAAGACTTTGCTAATGAACTTGATGAAATATATGCAATCCGGCGACGATAGGCATAGAGAAGTAGGTTTAGTGGCTGCAAAGTACCTAGAAACCCTTCAAAGGTCAAATGAACAGCTTGTAAAGTTGGCAGCACTGGTTCAAAAAAAGGAAAACATAAACGTTTCCATTTCTGAAGAAGAGAAACAAGATATATTCGATATTATAAACAATAATGCAGAAGAAGAGGGTTCCTAATGTTTACTTCAACAACACCAATGGTACCCGGTACCGCAATCAGTACAGACCCGGGAAAGATGGTAGCGCAACTTACAAGCCTACTAAAAGAGAAAACATCAAGAAAGCAGAAGCCCGTAAAGATGAAAGGGGCAATATTTTTATCCACCTTGATGACCCTAAAAGAGTTTATGAAAGCTTATGATGAGTCTTTTACAGGCACTATTTACACACCACCATCCGGCGATGTCGACAAAAAGACATCCCAACCTTTAGTGATAAAATCTATTATTTTTATTCCCGAGCTTTGCTCTTGTTTGCCGATGCCATCCGGGGGCTTTGTGGGTAAATTGCTTGCTCTCAAGCCCAAGGTTTCATCAGGTGGTAAAAAGCAAGATATATTAAAAGAGCAAGCGGAAATCATTAGAAAAAAATTAAAAGTAAACAACAACCCTCAAGCAAAATTAGACTTTGACAGAATATCAAGGTTTCCTGTTGGGTTTTCTTTGCTAGCCGGCGATGCTCAAATTCCTCCACCAATGCAGCCGGTTCAAGTAGAATTTCAAAGAGATTACGATTATTCAAAATGTGTAATTCTGGACTACATCAAAGATTAAAAAATAAAAAAAAGAAGGTTATCCATGTCAGATTTTAATGTTACAAAAGAGCCAAAGTATTCAATAGAGAAACAAAGCAACAATCAGTATATGGTTCGGTATACTGTTGAGATAAACGGCCGCCCTGTAATTAGTGAATTTTCCTCACCAAATGCCTCCGATGCCATCGCGGGAGCACGCGGCAGGTTTGACAGAACCATAAGAAACAGGTTTGATATCCCAAGAGGGGAGAACATAGATAATTTAGTAGGCCGACCCCAAAGACAAGACGCAGCTAGCACAGCGTTCCTAGAAGCAACAGGTGAAGAGTTGAATCAAAATTTGTCCCCAGAAGAGCAAGAATTTGCAGCTGATTTAGCTAATATAGTAAGCGGAAACCTAACAGAAGATGAGCAGAGAGATTTGGCCAAAGCATCCGCAGAAGAGAAAAACATCGATGATGGACAAGACCCATTGATGATAAAAGGTAAACCCAAAAATCATATCCCCTATGACACAATAAGGGGTTCAAAGGAAAAGTCAGATGGGCTTAATGGCACAAAGCTTAAAGAGCCACATCCTAGATACTTTACACGCCCGGGCGACAAGGTTATTGAAAACAAAAATAATGCAAGAATAGTTTTGGGAAGAGATTTTGCGCCTGAAAAAGACTTAATATACAGCAAAAACCAAACAAAAATAAAAACAAGCTCTGGGTATTCTGACCACATGGGTGCAGGCGCCATAGATATTGTTGTTGGTCTTATGGCACCATTTCCGCTGGAGAATATTGGAAAAGATTATTCACAAAATAGCGAAAATAAGCCTGAACAAGACGTACCTATAATCAGAGATATAGTCGTCGCGCCGAGCTTCAACACGACAACTCCACCAGAGATACAGGATGCCCGTCTTTTTAATGGCCGCCACCCGGGCATGGTAATGGATGCAGCAAGAATCTATATTAGCCAAATGACAAACATAGATGAAAACTTTAAAATAACTCAAAATTTGTTTGATGAAAATATTGAAGACCCTGTATTTGGTAGGTCCGACAAAAAATCAGTTGTGCCTACTTCTGGAATCATGATAAAAGCAGATAAAGTTAGGATTCACTCAAGGCAGGATATAAAAATTGTAACTGGTGGCCCAAACGAAATTTACAATTCTAATGGAAACCGAATCAAGCAAAATAATGGCATACATTTAATTGCGGAAAACGGACAATTTAAAGACAAGGAAAATATGTCGCAACAGCAGCCTCTAGTGCTGGGGCATAACCTAATTGAGTGCTTGGAAAAGATGATGGAAATAATATCAGACGTTACTAAAACTCTAGATGCAGCGATAGCATCTCAGCATAATTTTAATTTAGCTCTAACAAATCACTTCCAAATTGCTGCGCCAGGCGCCCCAACTATAATCGACCCAATGACCAGGGTCATGGGTTTCGCCACCGCGTTCAGCAAGATAAGTGAAAGGTTTCAGGTTTTCTTCCAAGATGTAAATAATGTATCTCATAGAATTAATTATTTTAACCCAATAACAGATAAATATATATTAAGCAGATATAATACGACTAACTAATTAGAAGACAAAAGGTATACTATAGATAATGGCAATTAGACCCTTCAAAATCGAACTAATTAAAGAAGAAAGCGACCAAAAAGTTAGTTTCGGTCCGCGCCAATTCGGTGAAATAGGCCGAGACATAATGATAGTGAAAAGGGCCCTAGGACAAATAATTCCCTATTCAGAACTGATAGAAGAAAATGATGAGGACCCCTCTTTAGAGAGAGAAGACCCTAATAGTTGGTTTGACTGTATCACAGGTCAGATTTCTACCTCGCGCGAAGCGGCAACTTTTGATAGTAACCTGCAAAATTACTTAATGAAATTCCAGCTAGATAATCAATTTTATATACTTTGTTATAATTTTATAAAATTCAATATCGCTGAGACATTAGAAAAAAGAGAAGATTTCGAAGAGAGAAGAGGAAGTATCGATGAACCCTCGTGGAAGACCGGCGGCCGCATAGTCCAAGCTGTTGGCGAATTTGCCTCCCGCGGTTGGCCAGCAGCAAGGGCAACTATTTTAGGTGAATTCACTAGCGATGAGGTCATGGGGACGATGACTGAAGAGGATGAACAGTTTTTCATGGCATTGCAAATCGATGTTATGCTAGAGATGTTTGCTAGGGATTTCGGCACAATCTCCGAAGCAACCTTGGCAGTCATGCATGGCTGGCGCCCTCGCTCATCAATCGGAAACACTTCTTACTATCACGATGAGCAGGTTTTTGAAAACGAAGATGGTGCATATGACCTTGTGATTCGCGGCCTTTGGGAGTCCTTTATAAACAATGACTTGCAACAAAAGTTTGTTCTTGCAGATAACGATGGCTCGATTGTTGAACCTACTGCAAATCAATTTGCTGACTTCGGCCGCGCCCTCGACGCTTACAAAGGGATAGGAGCCAAGGCGAAGCAATTTTTAGAAAAATATAAACAACAGGTTTCTTCATTTGAAGATGTTAATATCGATGACGATGACTATTATTTTAAGTCAGAGCATTTTGGCGTTTTAAAGTATGCAATAATTCCAAAAGAAAGAAAAAGCATGCTATACTCTGCCTTCGAGACCGCTTCTGAGTTTGACCCTAGGGAACTTGGAACTCACAACATGAGTAACCAAGACTATGCCAATGCGACGCGTCGAGCGTTCGAGCCGGACCCACTTACTGACCCGGACCCTTTTATAATTGATGATACGTTGATAGGTCATTTTACAACTACAGAGTATACACTGTCGAATCTTCCACCAAGACAAGAAGACGACGAATACAGAGAAATTGTTTCCAAGATGGAAGATGCCGCACTGACAGAAATTTTAAGATTTTATGGCAAGCCTCATGTTTGGTTCCACAAAGAAAACGACCCCGTTTTTCAAGGTTATTATGGCGTCAATAGAAACCCTTTCATGTCGACATACCACAATGAAGAATATACAGATTTAGATAATTACGCGATTACGACCCGCACTAATGCTAGTATCATAGGGAGTCCGCTTACAAGTTATGATAGGAACAACAGAGGAGAAATAACAAACAGATTCAACGAGCACACCCGCGGCGCTTACCATCCATATGAAGATATGGAATACTCTTCATATCAGGAAAATATTATATATAACTCATCTGAAAGACCACTAGTTCAGTTTATTGAATTCAGGACACCATCTCTCCGCCCGGGCGATTTCTATAGAGCAAAATTTTTGATTAATAAAAAGAAGCTGGATTTCATAAACGAAGGATACTTCCATCGAGAAGAGGAACAAAGAGAAGAGCCAGATGCTAGACCAGAAGAAGTCGAACAAATGTCTCCAGGCGTAATTACTCCGACATGTGACGATACGCCACCTTCACCCGAAATGCAAAAAAGAAGGTTTCAAGAATATAAAGCTTTAGCTGCAAAGAGAAGGAGAGAGATTTCTAGAATCTTAAGAGAAAAGGCCCTTGAGACTTACCAGACAGAGGCTAATGCTGCATCTGCTCGTGTTGACTTAGGCGTTTTTGGTAACCCCAATTTAAATTTTGGAAACTGGCAAACAGATTCTCCTGAGTTCCGAAACACACTAGTTGACAATCTTGGCATGCCAATATATGATTATACTCTTGGGTGGTTGGCCGATGGTCCTCAAAATCGTGGAGCAGGAAGTGTAGGTAAGCCATTCGGGGAAGATACCCCAATGTCTGATAGTTTTACATATGAGCAGCTTGGAGAAATGCTTCAGCGCGCTTCAAAAGCAATAAAAGGAGCATACGAAAAGTGTGTTAAGGACAAGGTTTCTTTCAAGGGAATAGAGGGTTTTAATGGCGCCCTCGAATCAGCAAAACTTCTAGAAGTTTTGGGGGACCTAAAGAGAGTGATAAGGCAGGACCCTAACACTAAGAATTTTAATTTTGGTTCTGGGGGCTTTGCACAAACTGATTCTGCCGGCAATACGAAACTTACAACAGAAGGCTTCAATCCACTTCTCGCCACCATCGGTACTCCATCATCCAGAATAAATATTGAATATGCCCACACTTCAGGGGGGCTAAAAATAAAAAGCATTACAGCCGGCGGAGCACTAGTAAGTAATATAGAGTCAAAGCTTCGTCCTGGTACATCACTGGCACGCCCAAGAACAGTTGGATATTTGGCGCAAGTAAGGGCTATGTCGGGTCGCCGCCTCTTCACTGGAGATTGGTACAAGCAAATAGGGGAATCTTTCTTTGGCGACGCAGACGGCTCTTGTGACGACTTGGGCGCCGGCCAGAAAGGTTTAGCTTTTCTTGTCAAGCATACTTTAGGCCTATCTGGCCAATTAGATGATGCTAATCCAATACACCAGTGGTATTCTGAAAATTTTGCAACTCCTGCTAGTGAGTGGCTCAAGAAAAATGGTGAAGGGGGCATGTTTAAGTATGATGAGAAGTTCGGCACAGATGAACTATTGGGCACAATAGGAAAAAACTGCAAGTCCATCGAGACAATTTTTACTCAATTTTTAGACAAGGTGTCGCTAAGGGCGATATTGTGCGATATATTTAAGTGCTTAAAATTGCCTGCAGTCAATATCTCGATACCTAATTTTAGAGTTCCTGATTTACCAAAGTTGCCAATATTCGGCTGGTGGTGGTGGCTTATAAAATTTATGCTTGATAGGTTTTTTGAAATCCTCACACGTATGTTGTGCCGTTATGCGCAATTTATTTTAGATTTATTACAAAGTCCAATATGTAGAGACCAACTTATTGATGACTTATATGGTACTGCAAGCATGGCTACGCCCGGGGTCCAAGCCGCATTAGCCGAAGGTCTATTGGAAATGGACATCAAAAAAAAGGAAAGAGAAGCATCAAAGCAGCTTATCGACGAGGTAGGTCTGTTTTTAACAGGAGAGGAACTTTGTAGGCTCTTTAACGGAGAAAAGCTCGACGCAGCAACTGTTAATATGATATTAAAAGTTTCAGAAAGGTTAGGAATATCTAGCATTTCGGATGAAGAAGCGTTAACAAAGTTTTTCGAGGTCATATCTATTTTTATTCCTGATGGTTTTTGTGAAAATTTACAACAAGCTACTTTTATTCCTGGGCGCGCCTCTTGCGAAGACACAGCTGATTATATAAGCCAGGTAAGAAGAAGGATGCTGGCGAACGAAGCGACAGATGAAGAGATACAACAAGCTGTAGATATGGCAAATACAAACCTCATGGACCAAGCCCAAGCATTCGAAGCACTTGCAGATGGAGGAATTAGTGCTATAGTTCCTCCGGCCTATGAATTTGGGAATGAAAATGCTTTAATTTCTACTATTCCTGGCAATCTTAAGGGGTCTTCAGAAAGGACAGCGGCTGAGATATTCGACGCTGCCAAAACAAGCTACTTAACAAGTCTTACCACATATAGAAATTCTTTTTTCTTGAACTATAATAGGCTGCCACACCCAAACGATGAAAAATATAATGAAAAATCAGCAATAATCGTGGAGACTATTTTAGAGAATTTAAAGCTTTTTAGTACCTATTCGAAACAAAGCGCCGGCGCCGTCACAGAGGGTAGTCTTCACACACAACTTTACTTGCTGCATCAAGTTTACGATTTAGAGTATTATCCTCACTTAATAGAAGAGAGAAGAAAATTAATAAGTAAAGTTTATTTGAAGCCATCCGACGACCGCACTCGACTACCACAAACCGCGGTTGAGAATTTTTCAACAGTTAGTTATGATTCTAGAAGTTCATACGACGACTTAGAGATAAGAGATAGATTCTTTTTACGGCCAGTGGGGTATTCTCTAGATGGTTACATGTTCATCGACAGCCAAACTCAACGCCCAGCTATTGTAGAGCCTATAGACCCGCAAAGTGAAGAGGACGATGATATTGACTATGGAAAAGTGCCCTTATCAATAGCTGAAATGGCTTCACCAAGCAACTATTTGAACTCTAAAACTTCTCCATTGTCAAATCACGGCTCAGTGGGTCTCTACAAACTTTTAAAAAAGGCAATATCACAACAAGACCCGGCTGATGTCGATGCAAATAGTGTAGGCCAAGACGAAGCAATAAAGTTTTTGCAGCAACTTGTAAACGAAAGACTCAATAAGATGCAGCAAGATTTGAGCCGAGAAATGGAAAACATGTTTACTCCCTTACCTACGGAACAATTTCTTGCCATCATTAAGGACAAATTTGACGCTTCTTTTGAAAACACGAGAGAAGCTCTAGCCGGCGGCCTGAGTTCTGAAGTTGTTAATGTATCCCGCGGGATAGGTGGAGATGCAGGTGGATATAACACAATGTTCCTTACTATGAATCTGGGGTATTCAAATCCAACTATCTATCTTAGAGAGTTTCCAAGTACTGCTACAACAAACCAGTTTGACCCATACACTATAGAAATTATGCCAGGCTCGCCCAGCAATTATCGGGCGCGCTCTTCTTTGTTGAGAGGTGGCCCCGTTAATTTTACTTATTGTGATTCTTTACCTGGCCCGGGCCTAAATCGAGACTCTGCCACTGATGCACAGTTATCAGAAAGCGGAATATACGATGCGGCAATCCAAGGAATACCATCAGGGCTGTACACAAGAAGAGAGGTTATGTCTCGGCAATATTGGGCACCTGTAAATCAAGCGGTCGACCGGGTGTTTGACCAACCGTGGGACCTCCAAACAGACGGTATCATGTCAGAAAAGATTTTCTTGGGCTCATTCCGTGATAATATTCTGAGAAATGAGTTTTACAATAACCAGTTTTCTAGTTTTAAAGAAGGCATATTTGAGCAAATGTTTTTTGCCCTTAGAAGGTCAAGACTATTTGACGAAGAGTATTTTGATGGTTTCATCAGAAGGGTGAAGGGTCGAATTCAAGTTACTCAAGATGGCTGTTATAAAAACAGATTTAATATATCATCGTTAGGCGCCTTATCTTTCGAAAAGATAGTAACAGACGAATTTCCAGAGCAACTGCAAGCAGAGCTAGCTAAGCCTGAAAACGCACCAGAAAATTTGGATTTTGATGACTTAGGTCCTTTTGAAAAAGCGATACAAAATGTTTGTGTCATAGGGTATATAAGACTTTGCATAGTGGAATTTCTATTAAAGGGCGCAATCCCATTTTCAGTGTGGGATGTAGAAGGCGTCGCGGAAGAACCCCTAATACATGATTATTTGTACCATTTTGTCCACGAGGAATTGACCTTTAGACAAGGGCAGTCAATAACAAAACACTGGAAAAAGCCAATAGAAAGAATCACAGGGATTGAGAACTCAGTAGCGGCACTAAAAGATGTGGTCAAGAAACAGTTCTTAGGACTGATAGGCACCTCGAAGACCATATTTGAAAACCCCCTAGACATAGATTATTACAACTGGTTTGTTAAGTATGGAATACCGCAGGCAGATGTAAGTAGAAAATATGTGGTTTCTACATCTGAGCAAATTTCTTTTGATAGTGATTTTGCTTTCACGAGTGCCTCTGTAGACCCTGAGAATAGCGATAACTTAATTTTTGACCGCCGTCAAATCCGAGACCACGGACGCGCCGGCGCCAACTTTAGGATTTTTGGCAGAGATTTGGGAGAACAAGGAATAAACAGACCAGATAAATTTTATTGGTCACACCCTCTAGAAGACTCCAGAAATATTATTATCGATAGAAATTATGAATTATCAGGGTTGTTACCTCCAGACACAGAAAGTATTCACGACATATTATTGAATGGTGGAGATAACTTTTTTCATATTGAGCATTATATAGAGGTCACGGGCCCGTTGGCTCGATTGGAAAGTATAGTGCTCCCAGTTAGAAAGATAGTCGAAGATATAATCAATTTAAATGTTGAAGAAGCTCTTGCAAACGATAACTTAGAAGATAATAGATATATAACCAACCCGACTCAGCCAAGGGTCCCGCAGCAGATGAACGTACTGTCCGCAAGAAACAGGTTTGACCAAGACAGTATTTTCCCTGTTGACATATCTTCTTATCGGATATCTCAAAGACCGTTTCAGCCTGCCGGCGAAGACGACGGTGACCCGCTTTTGCAGTCTGCCGGTTCTTCACTGGAATCCCACCCGGTCTATGATGAAGAGGGAAATGAGGTCAGCAACAGGGGAGACCATAATGCTTCCCATGAAATTTTTAATGTAAAGGATTTCATTCAAGGCATTAGAAATGCTCTTAGTGCTGACGATATAAGAAAGTATTTTTACCACTTGCAAATGAGGTTAACATATGACCCTAATCCTGATACCGCCCCCGGAGGGTCCGCACTCAACACAAATGTCCAAGAAGCAGATGGAAAATCAGAAGTAATAAGAAGGACCCCTTCAAGGTTTATAACTAGAAAAAGAAGAATAATATCATTTAAGAGGGACTTGTTTTTAAATGATATTGATGAGTATGCAGAAGGCGAATCTATAGTTAACTATAAAAATCATCTATATAATTCAGTCTTTTCCGGCGGAATGCTGGGAAGCGGCACCCCAACAGCAGCTTCAAGTAGGTTTTTTAATGCATTTAAAGATTTTGTAGAATTGACCAAAACTGATAACGATAGGTACTCTGTTTTGATAACAAATGGAGAAGATATGCTAAGGCTAGCCAGAGTTATTCATGAAGACAATCTCCGCCCGGTCCCCGGAGGATTTGATTATAATCTA